CCTCTGTACTGCCTGACACACAAACTCGATGGAATGAAAGATGTCATACACAGGATGTGCTCTCACGACGGGTGCGAGACCCAACCGAGCTATGGTACAGTGTGGAAGAAACCCCTGTACTGCCTGACACACAAGTCAGATGGAATGAAAGATGTCGTGAACAGGAGATGTTCTCACGACGGGTGCGAAACTCGACCGAATTACGGCATTCCTGGGCATCTGTCAGAGTACTGCTCCGAGCATAAACAGCCGAACACTATCACCAATCCTAACAAGAGATGCTCTATGAAGAACTGCAAAAATATAGCACTGTATGGAGTCGACAGAGCGATCCGATGTGAATATCATAGAGAAAGTAATCATATAGACTTTGTGCAACGTGTATGTACCAGTTGTGGCCTAACATACATTCTCGACAAGAAAGGTGTATGTATGATGTGCGATCCAAACAGATTCAATACGTTCCGCCTCGCCAAACAGACACGCGTCAAACAACATCTGAACGCTACGACCATCGCTGGGTACAAATATGTGTCATACGATCGGGTCATAGATGATGGTGTGTGCGGCAAAGAACGCCCTGATTTCCTATTCGAGGCGTGGTCGCACTATGTTGTGCTGGAAGTAGATGAAAACCAACACAAAGATCGGCAGGAGTTGTGTGAATGTACACGTATGGTTAACATCAGTCAAGGATTAGGGATGCCTACGGTGTTTGTTAGGTACAATCCGGACGAGTACTATGTCTTCCCAGACGGTGGCAGGCGAAAAGTCAATCCCGCTCATAGTAGGCGTATGAAAGCTCTCGATCTGCGTCTGAAGATGGTACTATTCACCGTACCTACGAGTTACTGCTCCGTCACATCTCTGTTCTTCGATGGGTACGATGAGACTAAGCCCGACTACCAGGTAATTACGCCATACGAGTAGACTATAGTCATGGACTATAGTCTCAAGTTGTAATCTCTGAACTACGATCTATTCGATGTACTGAATATCATTTGCATCCAGTTCTATCTCTTCTTCAGCCTCTATATCTTCTTCATTAGAAGTACAATCGTATGCGATAGCATCGTCTCCTTCTACTTCTTCAGCCTCCTCTTCCTCCTCCTCCTCCTCCTCTTCAGCCTCTTCAGCCTCTTCAGCCTCTTCAGCCTCATCATCACCCTCCTCAGCATCCTCACCCTCCTCATCATCATCTTTTTCCTCACCCTCCTCATCCTCATCCTCCTCCTCATCTTCCTCAGAATCGTCGCTGCCATCCTCAAACAGCAGTTCTACTTTCTTAAGCGACCCTCCACACACGTCACGGTACGCGGATACCACATCGTCGCTCTCTTTTAGGACGAGTGCTTCCATGATCTCGATGTAGTTAGCATTTTTACGATGCCCGAGTACCTCGTCCTTAAATTCTGACGCGTGTTCCATGGTCGGGCGAGACTCGACGCGTACTCCCGCAGCGACGAGTCGCTTATATGTGGCGCCACGTTTAAAGATCTGAAATTCGGGGGACGTCCCGCTTATTACGAGTTTTATGTTAGCGTTCTTATACTTCGCGGGATCGAACGTTTCGATCTCGTCGTTCGTTATGTGAACGATTCGCTTCTCTCGTAGACCCATGGGGATACGTTCGAATACGGGGTCTTCAGTGTCACTGAACGATATGAGCTGTACGCACTTATCACCACGCTCCCCGAAGGCGTGTTGCATAGAGCTACCAACATACCGAACGTTGTCCTGTACGATCTGTTCGTCGTGTACGTGACCACTCACTACGAGCGGGTTCTCTTCAGGCCACTCATCGCCATCGTCACTGATCTTCGCTCCCATCTTACATCCACGGAACTCCTGGTGAGCGAATATGCAAGTAGCAACATCCCACATCTCTTCGCTACTAGTAAGCGCTTCAATGAATCTCCCGTTTGGTACGTATGGACACATGAAGAACTCTCCGTTGTCGCTCGTGATAACCTCTACTTTGTCTACGACCGTTATATCGTACTTAGCTGGATCCCAGTATTTGAGAGCGTTGAATCCATGGTTCTGCGTTAGGTACTGTTGGTTGTTAATATAGTCGTGATTACCTATCAGTAGGAACGTCTTCGTCTTTCTCGATAACTTTCGCAGGAACTCGATCGCTCGGTTGTAAGGCTCTATATCGATACGTTCATGTCTGTCGAGGAGGTCTCCCATCACCACGATGAAATCGGGAGAACGTTCTTTCACGATTGCGTACATACGTTTGCAGTATGCGTCTAGCTCTAGCACGTTCGCCGACTTAAAGTGGGGATCTCCGATGCATAGGCAAGTGGTGGCCATTCCTACTACTATTATATCATAGTAGTAATCTTTATGGGGATAGATCACTTTTGTGTGTATATTATATCTATAGTGTAGTGTAATGAGTAGAGACGAATGGATGAGCATTCTACGAGGTAGATCTCTCAATTCTGAGGAGTATATGGAGGCAGCACTCCGTGGCGATCTCGAGTTCGTTAGATCCCACAGATCAACCATGACGATGGAACAGAAAGTACTTATGTTCGATGTAGCGTGTACTGTTAATAGAGATAGTTTTATAAACATGCTTCTATTGTATGTGCAGATGCCTATTAACACATCCAGAGATGCGCTGACTATAGCCACAGCGTTCGGAAATGAACGAATAGTCTCATTCCTAACGAGCAGAGGGTATCGGACTGTTGAGACTCCGCTCACTACGACCGAAACGCAAATGTTTGGCGGAAGATGTTCTTCGACAGATATGGACATGATAACACAAGAGAGTCTGGGAGACGAAGACGATGTGATAGTGTTCATTCCCAAAGAGAGGATGGGAACAGGGTTCTGTATCAGTAGATCTGCGATACTGAAGTATTGGGAGGGTAGCGAGTCGTGGGTTCATGGTGACTGCAGAGGAACGCGAACTATGGTAGAGGTGTATCCGGATCTGTTCTGCCGTCGCTATTACAGAATGCCCAACACGAATCTACCAATACTGCAGGGTGCTGTGGACACGATAATGAATAACGAAAACGTGTCCGTATGGGTCGTCCACAAGACGGACAGACCGGTACATCTAGGAAAGTGGATGCACGTTTCGAGCGAATACAATAAAGAGAACGCAGATGTGTACTTCGTAAGAGGAGTGAATGATATAGGAGATGTGGACGTTCCTGTGGCCACAGACTATACGACTCAGGAACTTGAGCCGTGGGGATGGATGGGAGAGCCACCTCCGCGGTACTGGATGAACGGTCGTAATCAGGCTGATGCTTATGATAGAGGACCACCACCACTCGCTGGAGAGCCGATCGTGGAAGGTGAGAGTGATCCTACTATGGACGTGTTAACAGAACGTGCGCGTATACAGACAATAGTACTCACGAACGCTAAACTAAGAATGGTCATGGGAACTGATAGAGACGAAAAGATCTGGCGCCCGCAACCGGATGACGAAGAGATAGAGTCGGAGATACTAGACGCCGCTTTTAACAAAGACAAGGATACTCTGACGGATCTTGTTATGCCAGGGCACACTGTTAAGTACTACGCAAGAATACTGCGATATTTGGACATCTACATAGACGATCTTGCAGACGCTCTGGCGAATGTTGTAGCGTATGGTCCATATAACACGACGGAAAGATTTGTGGCGATCGCTTCGCGTTATCTCAATGAACACATGATGATGACGTTCATTGAACGGTACATGGATCCTCAGTACATGGGAACATCATCGAACGCATTGGTATACTACTCGGCGATCGTAGATGGAATGGTACACCACAACATACTACCGTTGTATGTAGTTCGGGATATCATATACATGCTACTCGGTACTAAAAAGTTTGCAGACACCCTTGTATCATATGAACCTGGAGGAAGTAGATACTCATTCCTATACTCCAGAACAACGTACGATAGAATCATCGTTCCTCTCGCGAGAGAACACGTCGATAACCCCGAACGCGTTGCAGGGCTGGCCGAAGGAATCGTTGTGAATATGATAAAAACACCGAAGATGTTTTTCGAGTACATGTTCGAACACCTGATAACAAACTACGCAACCCAACACTACAGGTATACATACTACACCTTCCTCAAATACACACCAGAGTCATACAGAGTGTATGTACGTATACTACAACTACTCAAACCTTATCTAACGAGTCATACATATAACAGCACAGTGTTGCGAAAAGCATACCACTCCAACAATCCGTACCTATTCTACTACGCTCTTAAACTTCCAGGAGTCGTTCCAGAGATGTACTTTGAGCGTTCGGTATCCAATCCTGCAATGGCCGTATCGTTCGTCAGAGCCGGGATACACGTTCCTGATGCGATCGTTGAGAATGTAGAGTTTCTACGTATGGTGTATAACGATGTACGTCTAGGAGAAGATGCTGTGGCAAAACTCATACGCGAATATAGAGGTAATGCTGGACGATTGGCTCTCGCGTGTCTTCAGGAGAATGCAGGGTTCATCGTTCCTATAGTCCATGAAGTCGTGGGACTATCCAAAGACGAAATACGCGCACTGAGACACGTTTCTCGCGACGATCTGGGAGGTTACTACTACCAAGAGATAACAAACCTACGAACCGAATAACTAAATTCGATCGTGTGCGATCTCAAGAACAGTGTGTGTCCATTGGCTATAGCCTCGCTTTTGTAGTTATAGTAGAGTGTCTTTTAACGTACACACGCTACTCGCAGTGTTAGTGGAATTATCTACGATGTATATAGTTTCATTCTTGCGTCATAACTATGTACACTCTTGTACAAATACTCAATGGAGATAGTATCACCGATAGTGATAATATCATCGTGTGTTATAAGTAATGTGTACTCTGTACTCTGCGAAAGAAGACGTGATAGCTTATCTCATAGCATGTACTGGAGGTAGCGAGACAGAGGTTGTAGAGATGTACGATTCCTACATGCGTCGTAACGAACTTATCGTGGGGTATCTGTCGGATCTAAGAAAGATCAATCGCCAAAAGAAAGACGTCTTTCGTGAAAGAGCATATGCTACAGCGGTTAGAGAACTCAGTAAGCTATCTGTCCCTATACTGTCTGGGAAACAACTGGTATCTATAAAAGGAATCGGGACGAGCATCAGGAATAAGGTAGATGAGATTGTGGCGTCTGGAAAACTATCGGTCTTGCCACAACAGACTCCAACGAAAGAAGAACGTGCTCGTACGATCGAGATGTTCATGGGTGTCCATGGGATCGGCCCTTCCAAAGCTGCTATCCTCTACGACTCTGGATATAGAACATTGGCCGACATACCTACGCGAGAACTCACTAAAGCTCAACTCGTTGGTATCAAATACTACGACGATCTAAAACTCTCTATTCCGCGAGCGGAAGTAGACGAACCAACTCTGCGTGATGCCTTTCACAGGGTGTCAGGAGATTCAGCATCTCAGTTTGAGATCTGCGGTAGTTACAGACGTGGTAAAGCCAATCTTGGAGACATAGATATACTCATATCGTCTAGAACTCCGAGTGTTCTAAAGACATATGTTGCAACACTACACACAATGGGTATACTCGTGGACGATCTATCGTTGGGGACTAAGAAGTACATGGGAGTGGCGAGATTAACGGCGTCTGGTATAGGACGTAGGATCGACATACGACTGATACCAAATGAGGAATGGGCTACGGGCATACTGTACTTCACAGGATCTCGCGATTTTAACATAGCCATGCGCAATAGAGCGATCGAAATGGGTATGACACTCAACGAGTATGGTCTGTTCACGAACGCAGAGGAGAGAATACTAACACCCACTGAACAGAGTGTGTTTGACGCGTTGGGAATGGAGTACGTCGCTCCTGCAAAAAGAAAGTAGGTAACGATATATAAAGAAATGCGACACATTTTAGTAGAATGCTGGACACTAACACACTACTGTTCTCGGCTGCAGCGTACGAACTCGTTTATAAGGAAAAGGCGAATCTGCGCGCGGACGAGATAGCTCCATGGGCGGCAGCGCGCGGATTTCTGGATAATATTAGGTATCTTCACGAGAATGGAGTTGAATGGCACGAGTTGACCACGATGCTCGCCGCAGCCTATGGGCACAAAGACTGCCTAGCCTACGCAGTTGAGAACGGATGTCCATTGCACGCAGAGACCACTCTGGTAGCCGCGTGCAATGGGCACAAAGACTGCCTAGTCTATGCAGTTGAGAACGGATTCCCGTTGGACAAGCGAATCAGATCCGAGCCTCGGTGTTGGGATCATCCAGACTGTATGAACTACGCAGACGAACACGGGTGTCCATGGTCACCGTCTGCGACTGCAGGCATGGCTGCCTACGGAACTCTAGAAGGACTGCGTAATGTACACGAAGGTGGTGCAGTATGGCACCCAGACACCACACTAGTAGCGGCACTTAACGGACACCCAGAATGTCTACAGTATGCTGATGAGAATGGGTGTCAGTGGCACCCGAACACCACGAGTAGGGCGCACGAGAACTGTCGAGCGTACTGTCTGGCTCACGATCCACAGATCGTCGGTATGTAGATCGCTTTTCAAAAAGATACTATTTTGATCTATAACTATCGTACATCTACGATAGTTATAGATATGCTCGACATAAGCAATCGCGGACTTACAACTCTCGTCGGATACCCGTTCCCGCCGAACGTCGTGAACCTACTCTGCTATGGCAACAAGCTGACGTCACTCGTGGGATGCCCTTCAACCGTTCTCTATCTGTGGTGTTCACACAATCAGATTACATCATTCGAGGGATGCCCGTCGACGGTCGAAGTGTTGGACTGTCGCAGTAATAGACTAACGTCGCTCGTTGGGTGTCCTCCAAACGTGGTAGAGTTGGACTGTTCTAACAATCTGATCACGTCACTACTCGGACTCCCCATGACTATACGAGCTCTGAGATGCCATCATAACAAAATCACGTCGCTTATCGGGTGTCCAGAGAATGCGACGGAACTGTTCTGCTTTGACAATGAACTGACGTCGCTCGCAGGAATAGAAGTAGCGACTAAACTAGCGACGTTGGACTGCGGAAACAATAAGCTCACGTCGCTCGACGGGTACCCGAAGACCGTAACGTTGCTATACTGTGTGGGCAATCCGCTACGTCACGAGTACGCTAAACACCCGAACCATAGGCAGTGCTACATTCATCAGTTCGCATCATAATCCACGCGTATACATTACTACATCTCACTCTAAATTTAGAGTGAGATTTTACTCTTCTATTAGTTTAATATCGCAGTAGATAGTAGTGACACTAGAAGGACACCCATCGATCGATTTTAGTGGATTGTTATTACATGCTAGCGTCACGACGTTAGGAGGACACCCAGCGAGCGATGTTAGTTTATTGTTATTACAGTATAGAGACGTAACACTCCAAGGACACCCATCTAGAGACGTAATACCGTTGTAAGCACACATAAGAGTCTCAACACCCGGAGGACACCCAACGAGCGACGTTAGTTTATTATTAACACACAGAAGAGTCTTGACACCAGAGGGACACCCAACGAGCGATGTTAACTTGTTGTCATAACACAGTAGAGCGACAGTATCTGATGGAAACGAATACCCAACGAGAGTTGTGAGCCCAAGATGGCTTATGTTAACGAGGGACATAACGAATACTACATCATTAGTAGCATTCGTTTGTAAACGATCAGTATATCTAAACAGACATATGCGATCATAATATTATGATCTATATATGTACGATCGTACATATATATGTATGTGTACGATCGCGCAATGGAACATTGCGTTAACATCAGCGATCAGAACCTCACGTCGCTCGTGGGAGTGAAAGGTATTGAAGATGCAACGATTCTGCTCTGTTACAACAACCGGCTCACTTCTCTTGAGGGCTGTCCTTTCGGTGTAACGCATCTGATCTGCTCAAACAATCAGCTCGTTTCTCTTGAGGGCTGTCCTCCCGGTGTCACATCATTGACCTGTAATGGTAATCGTCTGACATCGCTCGCTGGCTGTTCTCAAGTAGTATCTACACTAGTCTGTTACGACAACCAACTAACATCGCTCGACGGGTGTCCTCGTTCCGTCACTACTTTGAACTGTGATAATAATAAACTAACATCGCTTGACGGGTGTCCTCGTGCCGTCGTTACTTTGAACTGTTCTCGCAACAAGATCGTGTCTTTCGTAGGACTCCAGAATCATTCTATAACCATACTGAACTGTAATGACAACGATCTGACATCTCTCATCGGGTGTCCAAAGAACGTTGTGACGTTGAACTGTTATGGAAATAAGCTCACATCGCTCGTCGGATGTTCTATGAGTGTAAAATATTTTTCAGGTAGTGGAAATAGGCTCACATCTCTTGAAGGATGCCCTAATGATAGTCTTCTAAACTGCAGTTACAATCATCTACCATCGCTAGTCGGATGTTCCAAGAAAGTTACAGTTCTGTACTGCAACCACAATCGTCTCACGTCTCTCAACGGGTGTTCCCCTCGTGTTAAAGTTCTGTACTGTAGTAATAACTATCTCACGTCGCTCGCCGGATGTCCAAGAAGTATACTCCACATTCGATGTGCCGACAATCCTCTGGAACAGATCTGTTCTCGCGATCGCAGCCTAACACTACGTGAGATCGCTGCACTTGCAGTTCGTAACGCGTCCAGCCTCTTCAGAGTAGATGCGTGGAACGACCCGGCGACACTTCCACGTGAGTTGGCCGATTACATTAACGATGCCACTACCATGGGGTTGTGTGATGTGTGCCGTTTGAGGTATGGAGCAACGTGTGAAGTGTACAAGGTCTGCGGTCAAGACATTCCTGTATGGAAATGCGATAAGTGCCATTAATACAAATCGCTCACTCTCGTAATGAGAGTGAGCTACAATCGATCCAATATGCATAATAATATTATGCGATCATAATATTATGATCTATATCTATGAGATCGTGGCATATATATTGTATGCGAGATTACGAACTCGCGTGTACTAATGATGGAGATCGTTTGTGACATCAGAGGGAGTAGGCTTGCGTCTCTCGTCGGTGTACAGTTCCCGCAGGGAGTAACGACTCTTCTGTGTAGTTACAACTTTCTAAGGTCGCTCGTCGGATGCCCATCAACAGTGACGATTCTGGACTGTAGCGACAACTATCTGGTATCGCTTGTAGGGTGTCCTCCTGGAGTGGTAACATTGCACTGTTCAGGTAACCGCCTGACATCATTCGTGGGGTGTTCTCAGAGTGTTACCAAGCTGACATGTGTTCAAAACAGACTCACGTCTCTTGCCTGGTGTCCTCAGGCGGTGAAGTTTCTAGACTGTTCTCGCAACGAGATTACATCACTCGCTGGGTGTCCACAGACGGTGCATACTCTGATCTGTCACGACAACTGGCTAACTTCGCTTGCTGGGTGCCCTCCAGCAGTAAAGTATATGGAATGTTATTCCAACGACATTGCGTCGCTTGTCGGATGCCCACAGACGGTAACCAATCTGCTCTGTTACCACAATTTGCTCACATCGCTTGTCGGATGTCCAATGTTCTTGCGAAATCTGAACTGTAGCAACAACCGCCTCAAGACTTTGGATGGATGTCCCGAAGTAAGCGTACTGAACTGTAGCAACAACCGCCTGAAGAATCTTGACTACTGCCCTGACACTGTTGACATTCTGTACTGTTATGGCAACCGCCTCGAGACGCTACTTAGATGTCCTCCGTACTTACGCATTCTGTACTGCGGACGGAATAGGCTCACGACACTCGAGGGATGTCCTTTGACTGTGGAGGATCTTCTGTGCGACGATAACCCCCTCGTACAGGTCGTTCCTCACGAGCCAACAAAGACGTTGCTCGAGATCTCAGCACTCGCAGTCTGCAATGGGTTTGATCCTGCAGACCGTGCAGTGTTGGATAACAGGGCTGAGGTTCCGCAGGAGGTCGGCGATTACATTAACGACGGCACGAACATAAAGCTGTGTACTGTGTGTGGATTTTTGTATGGCGCAACGTGCGAGGTGTACGATGTCTGTGGCCATGACGTTCCAAGGTGGACGTGTGCGTACTGCGATTGATCACTACCATAAATAGCTCACTCTCATTATGAGAGTGAGCACAAAACAAACATATTACATATTATGATCTATGTACATCACAATCGTAATGTACATGTACGAACGCACGATACTATAGTATTCATGGAGATCGAATTTAACATCGACAATCGTGGTCTTGTATCACTCATTGGAATACAGTTCCCAGAAGGTGTGACGCACCTACAATGTCACAACAATCTACTGACATCTCTTGATGGATGTCCTGATAGTGTGAACTATCTGGTATGTTCTGGTAATAGACTGACATCGCTCGTTGGATGTCCTTTGGGCATCGTAAGCTTGAACTGTTCTTACAACAATCTAACGTCGTTAATTGGGTGTTCTCCGAATGTGTCGTCGCTAAACTGTTCTCACAATCTACTCACGTCGCTCATTGAAATTCCCAGATTTGTTGTGACGCTAGACTGTTCTCACAATCTACTCACGTCGCTCATTGAAATTCCCAATTCTGTTACAATGTTGCACTGTTATGAAAATCAAATAACGTCGCTAGTAGGATGTTCATCAACAGTAAAGACTCTGATCTGTTCTAACAACAGACTGACGTCGCTAGTAGGATGTCCACCAACCGTAAAGACTCTGATCTGCTCTAACAACAGACTGACGTCGCTAGTAGGATGCCCACCAATCGAGGAGTTGTTCTGTAACCATAACCAACTGACGTCGCTAGTAGGATGCCCAGAAAGTGTGATATACATATACTGTAACTACAATAGACTAACATCCCTAGATGGATGCCGTCCTCATGTACAGTTGTTGTTATGCAATCATAACGAACTTACGTCTGTAGAGGGATGTCCTCTAAACGCTCGTTTCTTTGAGTGCAACGACAATCCACTGATAACTGTACATCCCCATGTTCCAACGAGACTTATGGAGATCGCCGCGGTTGCTGTTCGTAATATCCCAACAATCGAATGGGACAACACGGCCAATGTTCCCCGAGAGGTAGCGGACTTCATTAACGACTGCATTGGGTTGTGTAGCATGTGTCATAATAGATACAGCGCGACTCGCAAAATACATAAAGTTCGTGGTAATAACGTTCCTACATGGAACTGTGATCTATGTAGATGACAGTGATGGCTAATATGCGCGGACTGACCACTCTCGTAGGTACTGTTCCCCAGCAGGAGTAACTGTGCGGATAATCGGCTAACGTCGCTCGTCCTAGTAGTGTTGTGATTTTGGAATGTTCTAACAACCGGCTAACATCGCTTGAAGGGTGTCCTCCGGGCATAATAACGCTGTACATCATTTGTCGGATGTCCTCCAACTGCTACAACAACATGTTCGTTTCACTCGACAGAATTCATAACAACCCACTCGCGTGTTCCACTCCTGCGTGAGGTTGCAGTTAGTAAACTACGATTGTGCACTTGTCGTGATAGCGGAGGCGACGTCAAAACAGGGATCCTGACTGATATATGATTTTATGATCTATGCATCTGTAAAATACAGATGCATACATATCACGTACTTGCGATGGAGGTCTTTGACATCAGTAGTCGTGGGCTCACCACGCTCGTTGGAGTACAGATCCCCGAAGGAGTGACGACTTTAAACTGTTCGGACAACCTACTCACATCTCTCGTTGGGTGTCCTGATGGAATCGCGATGTTGGAATGTTCTCGCAATAGGCTAGCGTCGCTCGTTGGTTGTCCATCCACTGTGACGATTCTGTACTGTAACGACAATCTACTCACATCCCTTGTAGGGTGTCCTCAAAACATAACTGATCTTATCTGCTACAACAACATGCTCATTTCGTTCGAAGGGTGTTCTAATGATGTTGTGATGGTAGACTGTTCTCACAATCGTATCGCGTCATTCGTCGGTATTGAGGAAAATGTTGTTATTCGGACTCTGTACTGTAACGACAATCTACTCACATCGCTTGTAGGGTGTCCACGTTCAGTCTTGACTCTCATCTGCGACAACAATCGACTCGCATCGCTCGACGAGTGTCCTCTAACCGTTACTTCGCTGAACTGCAACCACAATCGACTTACATCTCTAGTAGGGTGTCCTCAGGGGTGCGTAGCACTGTACTGCAAGAACAACAAGCTTGCCTCTCTCTTTGGGTGCCCTACATCAGTAGTTATTCTTATGTGTGAGAACAATCCATTCATTCAAGTACATACTCAAGTTCAAACACGAACACTGCGTGAGATTGCAGCGCTCTCCGTTCGTAATAACGTCTCTGGAATCGTGTGGAATGATCCGACTCAGATTCCACAAGAGTTGACCGATTACATTAGCCGTATGGAGTTGTGTAGCGTGTGTCATTCGCGTTATGCGGCGACATGTCGCCTACGATCTGTCATTGGAACAACTGCGTTCCCATGGGATCATGACGGTGACGTCATAAACTACGACGTTCCAATGTGGTACTGCGAACGATGCGTTTAAATATACATTACTACGGCTCACTCTCAATTGAGAGTGAGCCGTAGTAATGTATGCAGAATGTTTACTGATTGTATTCCACGAACGAAAAGTTCCCTCCGTTCTTCATTCGGTTATTCCGCCCCTTGAAAAATCGCACGTGTGTCAGTTCTGTTATGTCGCGAATGAAGTTGTAAGAACAGTCGAGACTCTCGATGATCGGGGGACACCCAGCCACTGACGTTAGCCTGTTATGACTACAGACAAGATCTTGCACTGACGAGTGCTTTCCGCTCCACGTAAGTCCCTCGAGTGACACAAGAAGGTTATCACTACAGTCCAGCTTGCGAACACTCGGCGGGCATCCACGAAGATCGCTTAGTCGGTTGCGACTACAGTCCAGATCCTTGAGACTACCGTCCTGAGGACATCCAACGAGCGATGTGAGCAGATTTCCAGAACAGTCGATCACTCTCGCATGAGGAGGACACTCGTTCAGCGTCTCGATGAGATTAGACCCGCAGTGCAACTCCTCGACCTTGTACGGACACCCAACGAGAGAGGTCAGTTGATTGTTATAACATCGCAGTGCAGTCACACTCAACGGGCAATCATAGAGCGTCGTCAGATCGTTGTTATCACAGTTCAGACTGGTCAGATTAGGAGGACATCCACTCAGGGATCGAAACCTGTTGTCACTACAGTTGAGTGAAGTCACACTGTCCGGGCATCCCTCAAACGATGTCAGTTCGTTACCACTACAGATGAGTTCGCGGACGGTTGAAGGACATCCCACAAGCGATGTGAGCTTGTTGTAGTCGCAGATCAGCACTTCCACTCCCTCTGGACATCCCACGAGCGAGGTGAGTTTGTTGTAGCCACAGTATAGCGAACGAATCCCCTCTGGGAACGCGATACCTTCGAGTGTAGTGTAACCCTGGTTGACTCCATAAAACTCATCATCATCGTACAGATCACACATGTCTTCAGCGGGCGTACATATACATATACATATACATAATACATATCAATATATATACATATGTGTATATATACCCTCACTAACGACGTGTTGTTCATTGGAACTTTATATAGTATACTATACTTTATAGCTAACAAGCTTAAAGATTCGCATACACATATGTAGACACACTGAAGCAATGGAGAACAACTGCCCTAACTCACATCTGCATATGCACTACGTATCTACGGCGGTAGTGGCGACTGGTACTGACTACGATCTCATAGAGAATGTGTATGAGGGACTTACGTATAGTAAGCTCGACTACGAACCTTTTCTGACTAAGATGGAGATCTTGGGCGATTCGAAACTCTCTACCAAGTACAGAGTGTTCTCAGGAGTCTCGTATGATGGGAAAGCCGATATGACAGAGGAGTGCGATGCTAACGGAGTGCTTAATATGCATGGAAGGAACATGGCTCATGTCCCCACTCCGTTCATAGACGCTATTACAAGCGATCCTGTGCTATTGGCTACAGGGATACTCGATAGGATACTGTTCTCTGCTGGTAGGGACTGGGTATATCCTGTGTATGAGAACACAGATAACATCCCACAGTTGCGACTGACATACGTTAATCTTAGGAATAGAAACACGGGGGAACTACTAATAGAGTAGTGATCTAACGATCTAACGATCCTACGAACATATATAAACACTACGCTACATACTATGTAGCAGAGTGATGGAACTTGTGAGCACGAAAACGATCGCGATCGGTACAGACTACGAGCTTGTAGAGCAAATATACGAAGGATTTCCGTACAAGAATATAGACTATGCCCCTATGCTAACGAGAATCGAGGTCTTGAACAACCCAAGCACTGTACCAAAGTTTAGAATATTCATAGGGTGTTCGTACTATGGTCATCCGGCCATGACCGATGAGTGCGATGCTAACGGAGTGCTTAACATGACCTCCAACATGAGTTCGGCTCCGCATCTGTTCAGAGATGTAGTTGCCGACGATCCGGTATTGGCCGCCACGGGTGTCCTGGATAGAGTTATGAACGTAGCCCTGATGGATGCTACTCTCATGTTTAAGAATCCGATGTTCGTGCCAAAGATGAGATTCACGTATGTTAATCTGTGGAACAGAAAGACAGCACACATGATGGTTCTGTAAACGTTGTGTCACAGCGTTCATTCTCGAGAATGAACGCTGCTCGTACGATTTATTATAATGACGTAACAAATATAAAGGCTGTGTGCTTATATGTAGTCAAGCGATGATGCAATGAACTAGCGAACGCTGTATCGATGAAGATCATCGCGACTGGTACCACCTACTACCTCGTCGAACAGTCGTGGGAAGTGTGTACGAAGCGGAAGATCGATTATTCGCATATATTGTCGAAGATCGAAGTCATAATCCCTCATCCATGCCGTCCACGTAATAAGTACAAAGTGCTAATTGGGAGTTCGTATGACGACAATCGAATACTCACGACGGACGAATGTGATAACAATGGTGTACTAAATATACGCACCCCATTGAGGGGCTACCATCTATGGTCTCTGATGCAATCAGAGACGATCCTGTTCTGATGGCGACGGGTGTTCTTGATCGGGTGATCTCTATGGATTTTATAGACTGCCCTCGTATCATGTACAAAGATCCCAACTTCCGCCATACACTAAGACTGACATACATTAATCTGGTGAATAAGACCACAGGAGCTATGCTACTCTAAACGATCTCATAACAAAGAACACTCTGGTAATGATCTCATAACAAAGGACATGTAAATAGCGCATATTCGATCTTTATTACCATAAATCTATATATTGAACACGTACACGCACACACGTATACGTACACGCACTACACTACGATGCCACCTAAGCAGGGTAAGCGCTTGAACTGGATCGAACACTTGTTACTCAGGCCTGACACCAAGATCGGTTCGGTTAAATGTAGAGAGGCTAAGAAGTGGATCTATGACGCTCAGACAGATCGTATGGTGTACAGATCGATCAATCATAATACAGCGTTCGAGCAGATTCACGTAGAAGCGATCTCTAACGCCATAGACAACCGGTGGCGATCGGACGAGGCTCACGTTAACATGACGACCATTCGTATATCTGTGAATGCCACGACGGGAACGTTCACTATTCGTAATGACGGTGCGTGGATACCCGTAGAGAGACTGGATTGGACATACCGCGATCCGGATCTAAACACAGACGTCACGAGTACTATGTATCCCGTGGAGGTCTACTTCGGGCACGATCTCTCCGGAACAAACTACGACGATTCGGAGGACAGAACGACATCCGGCCGTAATGGCATAGGCATCAAGACGACCGTGGTGTTTTCCAAAGAGTTCCGCGTCTCGTGTGGCGATCCGGCACTACATAAACAGTGCTCTATGACCTTCTCCAATAACCTGTCATCCAGATCTGAGGTGTCCATAGAGCCATACCGAAAACATACGAGCGGGTTCACAGAGGTGTCGTTCGTCCCAGACTTCGAGAGGTTTGGAGTGGAAGGGTACACGGAGGAGTGGATAGGGCTACTGAAGTTTCATGCGTATAACTGCTCTATGATCACAGGCATGAAGGTTTACTTTAACGACGAACTCATTAAGGCACGAACACTTGTTAACTATGCCAAACTCTTTCTTCCAGACGCTACTAACTGCTTCGCTCTCAAGTCCGCCGACTGTGATGTAGTGATCGCAGAGCAGTCAGAGGCGACCGCTCTAGAGAACGGGTTCATGCACGTAGCGTTCACCAATGGCGCCCACAACCGAGACGGAGGAGTGCATGTTGAGGCGTGGCAGACTAAACTGTTAGATCAGATTCGAGACGCTGTTAACACACCACAGCGATCGAAAGGAAAGAAGAAGGACGATCTGCCACCCGTTAAGATCTCACGCAAGGACATAGAGCAGTACTTCATACTGTTCATTAATGCCAAGCTGAGTAGGCCAGAGTTCGATAATCAGTTCAAGCACACGCTGACTCATCCCAAGCCACGTATAACTAAGACCGAGCTACTGACGGATGCTCAACTGCTAAAGATACGAGGATGGAACTTCGTCTACTTCGTAGAGGAGATGATTAACACTCGTGTGGCGAGGCAGATCAAACGTACAGATGGTGGCAGTAGCCGAGTATCTCTCGGATCAAAGGCGGACGATGCTAACTGGGCTGGAACGAAGAACAGAAATAAGTGCGGGCTCATTCTTACAGAGGGAGGGTCGGCTAAAGCCTCAGCGACGGCGGGAGTGAGCATTCTGCCCGATGGCAAAGATCGATATGGCATACTCGCACTTCGTGGTAAGCTCATTAACGCGGTCAAAGTGTCTGCAAGAGCACTCAATGCAAACGCTGAGGTACAGTACATCAAGAAACTCATAGGATTGGAGCATGGCGTCGACTACTCGTCGGACGAACAGTTCTCAAAACTCAGATATGGTGACGGTGTCTATCTCTTCTGTGATGCTGATGTGGATGGAGCACACATAGAAGGACTCGTCGCGAACCTGTTCTATAACGAGTACCCCGGGCTCTCCGAACGAGGGTACATTCGGGCGATACGTACTCCTGTAGTCAAGGTTACAACTCCTACGAAGGTGCTCGAGTTCTACAGAGACGATGACTACCGAGAGTGGCAGAACACTACAGATCCTAAAATAGTGGCCAGGTCGAAGCCAAAGTACTACAAGGGGTTGGCTACACTAACGATTCAAGAGGTCAAGGAGTACTTTCGAAAACTCAAGTACATAACTTACACATTCGATGGCGAGTCGAAAGAACTCATGAACCTCGGGTTCGGAGACGCGTCGGAGGAGAGAAAGCAGTGGATCGGATCGTACGATGCTAATGCTCTGTACGAGAACGACGACGGATCTACGTTCAGTCCGTATAGAGAGATCGTCGATGGCCCAGTTCTCATTAACGATTTCATTCACCACAGGCTCATTCTATACGCTCTGGAGTCCATACAGAGAGCGATACCATCCGTGTATGACGGGCTAAAGGTGTCGCAGAGGAAGATCCTTATGGGCATGTTCATGAGGACTGGCAACAAGCCAGCCAAGATAGAGCAACTCGCTGGCTACATAGGTAGTGAGACACACTACCATCACGGGCAGGTAAGTATTCAGGAGGCTATGGGCAAGATGGGACAAGGGTTCGTTGGCTCTAACAACATACCACTGCTGATGAACATTGGAATGTTCGGGACGCGTATTGGCAAAGCGGATGGTAAAGGAAAGATCAAAGGAGGAGCGGACGCTGGTGCAAGTCGCTACATTGAGACTAAACTCGATCCCTGCGCACGAAGACTATTTCCATGTGAGGACGATGAACTACTCGAACACAATACAGAGGACGGTAAACGCGTAGAGCCAAAGTTCTATGTACCGATACTCCCTCTGATCCTCATTAATGGAGCGGATGGTATAGGCATGGGGTGGAGTTCTACATTCCCGCAGTGCAACCCTTTAGATCTGTGCGCATGGGAACGTGCATGGATCGACGCTTTTGGTGGCGACACATTCGATCCGTGCCCTGGGAGCGGAAAGAGCGCGTTTCCAGATCTGCATCCATGGTATCGCAACTTTACAGGGACGATCACAAAGCTCACTAATAGAACGTATGTGTCCAGTGGTATAATGGAGAAGGACGCTGGAAAGAAAGAGCGGTATCACGTACGAGAGCTACCCGTCGGGCTATGGACAGCGAGTTTCAAACTCGTGCTAGAGGATCTAGAGAAAGAAGGACTACTGCGGTTCACAGACTACTGCACAGAGTCAAAGATTCATTTCGTGATCGACCCTCACAAGACGTTCCTCCCGGACGACAAGACTAACCTCAAGTGCCTTCACAAACGTATCAGCCTGTCGAACATGGTGGCTCTAGACCGCAGAGGGTTTCCTCGCAAGTACGACACACTGCACTCGGTTATGGAAGAGTTCTGTGGTATGCGAATGGATCTGTACGTAGGACGGCTGGCCAATGAGATACAGAAAACAGAACACTCGCTAACCATAGAGCGCAATCGTATGCGCTTTATTCGCGAGGTGTTGGATAAGACTCTCGTGGTGTTCAATCGTGATGAGGAGGAACTGTTTGCAGAGATGGAGAAAAAGCTGTACGATAGAGAGAGCGATAAGTATGACTACCTAGTTAACATGCAGATCCGTTCTATGACTAAGCAACGTCTCGAAGACCTGCAGCGTAGAATCGACGGCCTCGATGTTAAACTTGCATCATTGCGGCACGAGACGCCACAGCATATGTGGCTCTGCGATCTTGACGCATTCGAGGCGGAGTACACTAAGTTTCTGACACGTCGCGTAGATTAATCTCGCGACATATATGTAAATAAATATTACATATATATATATAATGAACTCATCACAGGTCGTTGTTGTTGTAATCGCTGTACTACTACTCGTAGGAGCTTCGTATCTGTACGAAACTACGTCTTCTGGCAGTACTAATAAGTACCTAAACCCTCGCAGGATTGTGTTCGCTCTGATGGGTGGCATGATCGCATATGCAGCGGTATATACATTTATCAAATACGACGATCCGTACAAAAGAGCGTTTTAGTATATATATAAATAACATTAACCGTACTATAATGAACTCATACCAAATAGTAGTCGTAGTTGTCGCTATAGCACTTCTCGCGGTAGTTATATATCTGTACCCGTCGACGAAAGATGTGATCTCTGATGACGTACTGGGAATTAGAAACATGACGTTCTCTCTTGTTGTGGGTGTGATTGTGGGCATGGCGACTCTTCTATGGCTTCGTTTCAGTGAGATGGATACATCTCCGCCGGGAAGCCTAGTGTCTCCATAGGATAATAACATATATTCATATCATGAATATATGTAATGAGTTCCCACAACCTGACGTTCGGTAATCTTATGATCGCTGCGGCCGCGCTCGTCGTAGTGTTGGCGTGGAACTCATCGTTCAACGCACTGTTCGAGTACATACACCAACGATTTGGTGATGGTAGTACTGCTAACAATGTGATACTGCGGTTCGTGTATGCATTCATTGCAACGATTGTCGTAACTACCGCGGCGTACTTTCTACTTAGATAGACCGGAAACGATGAACGCTTTGAGTCTATCGTAAGTACGATCTCCCTCGAAGCTGACGTACTTAGCGGACGATCCCATGCCATTTGGATAGTAACGAATGTCGGGAACACCTCCTATGCCATAGTCCTTAGCCCATTCGAAGTTCTTACGAGCCTCGTACTTAACTACTTGATTTCCCTTCATCTCTGCGATGAGCTTATCCCAGATGGGAATAACACTATGACAGTGCGAGCAGGTATCGAGGTAGAAAAGAACGTGCGTTGGTCCACTCATCTGTTCTTTCTTCGGAGTCTTTGACTTCCTAGCGATCAGGTATATGACAACACCTATGATGGCTGCCAACACAACACCTATCAGTACAGACATAGTTCGCGGCGACCACTTGCTCTCAGTAGAAGGAACGAATTCCATTATAGTTATATGGCAACAATTATGTGTTTATAATTGTTGCCATATAACTATAATGTCGCTATCTCGTGTTGCATCTACACCTCTCCATTTGCGAATTGCTCCAATGGAGGGAGTGTCTGGCGGGGCGTCGAGAGCCCCCACAGTTCCACATGCTATATATAGCGGGGCGTCTGGCGCTGGCTTCTCGGAAGAGGCTTCTATTCCAGCACATCTACAGCACGTTCCAACTATCGAGTCTGACGTCGCGACAGTTCCTGCACAGATCGCGGCATACCACACTACACCGCAGAAGCAGGACTACTCTATAGGATCTATGATTAATGAGTATAAGATACTAAAGCAGCTCGGAAGAGGGTCATATGGTATCGTATACAGTGTGGAGAACACAAATACACACGAAACATATGCTATGAAGGTCGCTACCATATTCCCTCACGGAGTGGAGAACGGACTATCACAGGATGTTCTCCGCGAGACGGTTATGCTACGGCAGAACGACCATCCCAACGTGCTGAGTGCTGTAGACATATTCACTAACGCTACAAAGACTAACATTAACATAATCATGCCACTCGCAGACAGCGATCTACACACATGGATACGATCGAAGAAACGATCTCTATCTCCTGAAGATATTAGAATGGCCAAGAGCTACATATATCAACTGTACTGCGGGCTTGACTATCTTGCTAAAAAGCACATCATACACGGAGACATTAAACCGGGCAACGTGCTAATATTTGGAAATACGATCAAGATCGCTGACTTTGGCATCTCTATGTTCTGCGCGAAGGAAGAGTGTTTACTTAGCCATGGCATAGGTACTCTTATCTACCGAGCACCAGAGACACTAACACGAGCAAATACGAACCTTGTGAGCAGTAAGTTCGATATATGGTCGGCTGGCTGTATAGTGTATGAGATCGCAGCAGGAAGCCCTCTCTTCACATACACTACACCCGGAGACATACTTAAACACGCGACCAATAATACAGTACGTGCTGTACATTCCAATGTTATATCAGACGTTCTTGGAGAAGAGTTCGAGGACGCGTTCATATCGTCTATGGAGATTAACCCGTCAAGTAGACCGACGGCAGTAGGCATACTTGATATGATCGCCAGTCGTGGAGTGTGTAAGAGAATAGACGTGGAAGAGAAAGCGGCCGGTATCAGCCCTAAACACTCTACGATCAGGGGATTGGTAATGGATAAGATGTTCACGATCGGCACAGTTATGTTTCCGGAGTACAGAGAGTTTTGGCTCGTTGGTACGAATGTGCTGGATGCATACCTAGCTCACAGCGAGTTAACTGTACGTGATAGATCCGATCCGAACGATCCTATCGTTATAGAACTGAGTGTAGCATGCGCTCTTATTACGGTGGGACTCATCGTAGACACGAGACATCGCAGACACCCCGAACTTGTGAATGAGATGGTCACAGCGTTCAGCAATCCTGCAATAGCTATACCGGTAGTTGACGCATCAAGTGTAGCGAGCGATGAGCTGTTCATACTGGAACGTATAAACTTCGCAATAGACTACCCGTCGCCGTTCGTTGTAGAAGTGGTACGCGACGAATCACTAACGTTCGATTCGGAACGCATGACTCAACTATACGACTATGTTCTACATGTTAATGACGCTGATGCTGTAACTCAGATACATGTCGTAGAGTAGTACACATCACGATTCCAAATACGCACACTACTAGTAGTGTGCGTTATCACAATGTGTCTACTTCTTGCGAGCCATAGCCATAGCGATCGCTACCGCTACAGCGATCAGTGCTACAATCGCTATCGCGATCTCTACTCGTTTCGAACTATCACTGACACATACACCATCCTTGTTCATCACCTGTCCTTTTGGACACGCGGTGGGTATCTTAATACATCCAGTCTTAGTATCATTTACTTTCCATCCGGTGGGACAGATTACATTCTGTGGCGAGTCTGGTTTAATACACCCTGTGCCATCTGATGTTGGTATCATATTAGAAGGACACGTCAGTTTAGCGGGCTTGACATCTCCGGGATCCACACACTGCGAACCGTCGGCACTGGGTACTTTACCATTGACACACTTCTTTACAGAGACACCTGCGCAACCGGACATCTTCTGATCGATGACCACATTGCCGTTAATAGTACCGTCGTTGTTAATCGTCACCGACTGTATGCATAGATTCGGACACTTAGCGTTCTTTATGCCGGCAGATCTGTATCCGGGTGGTGCTGTGACACAATCCCTATAAAAACACTCAGGTTTAAAAGACGCAGGTATACCGTTCAGTCTGTCCTGAAGGTCTTGGAATAGGTTCTGGTATATAGTATGACCATTCGCATCCTTTAGCCCATAGAGATAACATCCACACTTAGTTCCTGATGCTATAGCTCCGGCTGCACCAAGATTAGTGCACGCATCTATACGCGCGAGATCGCAGTTAACATTAGCGTTCGTCTTAGCATCGTCGCCCTCGCGTTCGCAGAACACCTCGCATGCTTTATTAGTAAGCATAGTATCACCTACACATGCCGACTGCAGTATAGCATCGCACGTTCCTCGATTAACGACACTACTGTTGCACCACAGTGCGCACAGCGATTTCGGGTCTTGGTTCAGTATGTTGTCTGGGTTGGAGCAATAGTTCTCATACACCTTGTTACATGGAGTAGTAGGATGCGAATAGTCTTGGTACCACTGAAGATCTGGATGTGCCGGATCGATATAACACCCGCCATCTATAGACGCTTTATCGAACGGTACGTTCATGCAGCAGTTCTGTATTCCAGGATCCTTATGTAGTGTTATGTCTTTTGTACACACAGATCGAGAACACAGTACAAGTCCAGCACCCCCTACACTTCTCGTGTTAATAGTAGAACCACTCTCTCCGGAGTAGCCAGCCGGACATCCGGAGTTAGCACTGCTTTGGTTCCAGTCCTCTCCAGGGCATGACAAGTTCTGTGATACAAAATCACCCCACACCTCTGCATGGTAGTCTATATCACCATCCGTGCGATTGCTAAAGCGAGGCGGTGTAACTGGACTGTTATCTCTGTCATCGATGGATGGCTGGAAGACGGCCAGTTTCTGATTTCTTGTAAAATTGTACTTACACGTCGGGTTTCCGACGACATCCCAGCATACTGCCATGTTAAAATACGTATAGATTATATATTACGGATATATAATGGCCGGAGTTCTAATTGCAGGAGCACTCGTCGGAGGACTCATACTGGATGCTCTACTACATAAGGACGGCGACACGAAAGTGAAGATCTCAGTAAACGTTCTGACAGAAGAAATAACAAAGGTCATTAACAACGCCTCGACCTTCGTTAATAAGTACGTACGGGCAGACCAGAACATAACGTTTACGGTCGGGGAAACTGGCCATGTAACTTGTGTTCCGCCGGATGTAAATTTTATTAACCAAGCGATAACAGGAGACATCAAGTTCTTCACTACTATTACAAACGACACTGCGACCAACATCAAGGCCATGGTGGAGGCTAACATAAAGGACTCGTTAGATCAGACCTCTAAAGAAGTGAAGGATTTCCTATCTGGTCCAGCCGGAGGAGACGTCGTGGGATCGATCGTGAACAACATCACGACAAAGATCGAAACTGAGATTACGAACAATTCCATCATATCGATCGCTGAGCAGTACGTGTTCAAACAGAACGCCGCGATAACTATAAACGGAACGTACGAAGGACCATGCACTATCGATCAGGACATTATGGTTCGTATCGTGTCTAACACGATTGCCAATAACATAATTAATGTGGTGTCCGAGGCCTCCGATATAACCAACATTGCAAACGCTCTGAAGCAGACGTCTGATAGAGAGTCCGGAGGCATTGGCGACTTCTTTAAGAAAGCGTTCGAAGGGCTCGGATCGACTATGAAGTATGTCGTTATAGGTCTCGTTATCATAGCCATAATCGGTGTGATAGGAGGTATCATATACCTAAAGATGAAGGGAGGGCTACCAGGCGGAGGCGGAGCAGGAGGGTTCATGAAAATAAAGAACCCCGCGTTCGTAGGATCACCATCTACCACCAGCGCTTCAAAGACGTAGATTGGATAATATATGTAATCATACATATATATAATGGGGCATAAGTACAGAGTGACTATAATAACAGCGCCGCATGCAGTGTGCGATGTTGGTCGATCGAGGCGTCCGCATCCGTGTGATGTTGTGAGCGCACCGTACGCTAGAGAGATACATAGACTCGTAGGAATGTCTTCAAAGTCACAGTACTACGAAGCGAACATACCACGATTTGGAACCGCTGAAGCGTGCGATCTCAATCGAGTGGACTGTTACCACACTCCGTACCAGATCGCTGTACGAGACGCTATGAGCACTGCCACTATTCCATGGTTACATCTTGACATACACTCGTTCCCTAACAGAGAGTTTCGAGGAGCCGACGTTGCAATCCTCTATCTACGAGGTAATGAACACGTTGCTCGCGATATTAAACATCAGTTGGAGAATGATGTACAGAAGAGTCTAATCGTGTCCGTCGTGGAGGCAAGTGATGCTAACGCTCTAATACTATATAGCCAAAGACTATATGGAGGAACATCGTTACTGTTAGAGTTCAATGAAGACACCATACCACCAGGAACATCTATATTCACACTGGTCACACAGTCAATCGCGCAATGGGTACTAGGATGATACTACTAACAGTGTGTACGTAAAGATACACTCAACTATTTCTGAAGAGTATGAAAGGGAGGTCATCGAGTGTTCATATAGTTTATGAACACACTGCTCTTGAGATCGCACACGATCGATTTCAGATTTGAAATATACTCTTTGGAGTGGATCGTTTCTAAAAATAAGTTGGGATTATGATCGCTTGAAGATCGTGACCCTGATAAAAATCGATAATTCCACTAACACTGCGAGTAGCGTGTGTATGTAAAGAGACACGCTACTATGACTATAAAAGTGAGGCCATCGAGTGTTGCTATAGTTTATGAACACACTGCTCTTGAGATCGCACACGATCGATTTCAGATTTGAAGATCGCGACCTGATACTATTACATAGTAGATAATTCAGATCACTCCACTAACAGCGTGCGTAAAAAAGACACATCGCTATCTCTAAAGAGTATATATCAACCCACTGCAGAGAGTCACATAAGTCCGAGACTTATATGTTTAAACATCATACTACATGTTCAGAGAGAACATGAGTCGTTGGTGCAGAACTTCATGTCGATACCATCAGAGTTACGTAGTTCTTTCCAATCGATGTTCGTGGCGCTCAGCGCAACGCGGCGTTTTTCGTACTCATTCGAAGTGATTCCTTCGTATGGCATCTGTACATAGCTTCCAACATCGGAGTGTGGTAACATAGAAACGGTCTTAATGATAGGAGCAAACTGTGCCAACATCTGCTCGATCTGCTGTCCTTCGGTACTCTGGTCGAAGTAGATAGTCGCAGACACAGAGTTGTCCGACCACTCTCGTTGGAGTGTAGCAAGTAGTGAGAACTGCTCCCATGCAGACACTTCATTAGCACTGCGAGTCTTAGAGCTACGAGTCACGAACTCAAACACCTGTGTGTTGTCGCTGTATGAATCTACTTCGTTTGGAACTCCCGCTCGTTGTAGAATCGTACAGATGGGCGAGTTCTGCGCGATACGAATCCTGCGAATAGCGTGTTTGAACGTGGGAAAGTGTATACCACTACTCACTCCGACCATAAGAGATAGGGTTCCCGACGGTTTCACAGTCGTGACTCTTACGGAAGATCTCACTCCAGCATCAGAAGCCAGTCGTTCGTTGTAAGACTTGACGTGCTTGTAGCCATCGCGTAGTTTGCGAATCATAGATGCCATTCCTATAGTGTCCAGCCAGTCGGCTATACCCGTCAGGCTCACTCCGGTACGTCTGTTCCTCGCGATCACAGAGTTAGTCTCTTTGCAGTGAGTTGGAAGTAGAGCGACTGTCGCCGTATAGTATGTCGCGTACGATAGAGCATCGTAGTACTCTTGGTCAGAGTGACAGTTAGTAGGGAACACCTCTGCCAGATTACAGAGTTCTTTGTTCTCTAGTGGAATCTCTCCACAAGGGTTTATGAGGAACGCTCTGTCCTCGCTCTCTTCGCCATATCTAACGCGTCCATACTTCTGAACGTTGAGAAGATTCATAACACCCGGCTCTCCATTTGAGCGAATTCGTTCGGCAATGCGCGGAAGGTTAATGAAGTCGGCCTGCGTCTTAAGAACGACGGTGTTGTTACTCATCCATCCGATGGACGAACGCTCTGGGTTGAGGTCGTAGTTCTTGAGGTTCATGAACGTTTCATCGTGCTGATCCCCGATTATGATCTCCGCAGACCTTCTAACGTTTCCGGACACCACACATGCACCGATCGAGTTCATAAGATCGGCTACCACACGAGTACGATCGTGCATTGGAGAACGCGTGAATATCTCTCGAATGCGCTGGTGTAGCTTGATGAGTGGTTCTGGCCCAGAGGCTATTCCCCCGAACCCTCTAATGATAGATCCTTTCTTACGAATGGCTGAGTAGTCGAACACCCAGTCGTACGCATTACCCTGCGCGACATAGTTATCCACCAGTAGACGCGTGGCCTCTACCCACCCTTCTCTCGTGTCTGGTATAACATATGTTTTCTGATCTGTATTTGAAGACCACGGAACGATATGACCATTCCAAGCCGTATCGAACCCTACACCAACTCCGTTCATAAGCATATCCATAGCCCACGAACACGCGTCTGGTAGATCTATAGTGGACACAGCACCGCAGTTAAAGAGAGACGCTGAGCCTCGTGTGAATGTGTTCACTGTGCCCATAGCCCATAGTCCTCTTCCGGCTGGGAGAAATTTAAGATGAAACATCGCCAGAGCCATAGTTTCTGCCGACGGAATGGTCTCCTCGTCGCTCCATGGCAGTTCATGCTCTATGTAGTGGTTCTTGCGAATAGAGAACACTCCATTAATGACGCGTACTACAGTATCTGCCCAGGTCTCCTGCGACCCGTCTTCCTTACGCCTACTGTATGTTCTATAGAACACTACTTCTCCGAACATATCGAACGGAGCAGGGAGTGCCTTGAGACGCAGAACAAACGAGTTCGAGAGTGTGAAGAAATGCTTGACGAACATGGCGTGCCTACGAGTATAGATCGTATAGTGTTCGTGGTCTCAATATTTCGCTCTTATCAAGAGTGAAATACACAGATACGCGGTCACAGTACACGATTCATATACGCTCGTGTCTTACCGCCGAACTTTGTTAGTAGTTTAAGTGTGTCGCCTTTGTCATCGATCGATATCCGCGACTTGCCTTTAACCTTCACGACTTTCTTCTTAGATACAAGAATCGTATAGTGAGGATACTTAACGCCCCAAACACGTCCTTTTACGTATACGAACCGCTCGTTTAGAGGAAGTCGTTCTCGTAGTATACGAACACGGTACGAAGTGGGAGTTTCATGGAAGACGACACCAATCCTGCCATAGAACTTATGTGTCTTATCTACGATACGAACTCTCTCCATTGTAATACAGTTACGATTTTATTTATTATACTAAACGTAGCAGAGTAGTACCGATGCTACGTACATACCGCGACGATGCATGCGATAATCGCACGCATATATATTTTGAATATAGAATGCAACACTATACGTGTATAGTGTTGCTTGTTGTTGCGGCTTGAGTTTTGTACTATGACTACCACGATTGAGATGGAACGTGCTCCTCAGTGTCTCGGAGTGACTGGTAAGCGGGAGTTCTGTTCTCGTCCAGCGTGTGCAGGACACCTCTACTGCAACAGTCACATCTATCAGGACGATCCGGCGTACGACGACTTGAAGAACGAGGCTCGAATTGGTCTCAGGACTGTTATATGCCCTCGTGGAAGTTCTATGAACTTTCAGACGGGACGACTTCACAAAAGCCGTCGTCGTTACCGAAAGCTTCCAGTGCTCATGGGAACGGATACCATCGATCGCTCACTCCTCGACTACAAGGTCATCCCGAAGGGAACGGTGTTGTATCGCGGCGATATGGGTATGACAGACTACTGTAGTATGCCTGATCTGTTCTACTTGACATCATCCAAAGAGACGGCGAAGAACTACTCGTGGAACTACGAAGATGCTGACTACATGCGATCTCGCGGAAAGAAGTTCATCGTGAAAGGAACGGTGCTAACAGCGTTCACTGTCGGCGTCGAGATCCGTCTGCCGCGTCTCGACACGATTAACAACATCACGATCTTTCGGGAGTACTTCACACAGTACGATGGCATGTACAGCAAGGAACGGTTCGCCTCTACGAAGAGCCCGTTCTATGGAGCGTTCGATATTAAGGACGACCAGATCTTGAGATTCAGTGACATCGCTCGCGACTTCTGGATCTTTGGCATTCTCAGCCAACTCGGGTTCTCGGGCTACTACGCCGATCGGCTCAAGTTCCCAAAGTGGCTATCCAAGACCGAGTGGCTCGGTGAAGAGATCGCGATCTCGCATCCGCACGAGTATATCAGCGACTGTACACACGAGTACATCGACAAAACGATGCCAACACACCACTACTACTAAACTCACGTCATATATAACGTACGTTCCTACATACTACATGTAGGAACGTACGTTATATATATTTTTGACTTGCATATATGACGTACAAGCATAGTGTTTGTCTTCGGCAATGAATTGCAATGAGACCAAAGCGATACAGTTCAGTGTGCTATCTCCCAAGGAGATAGAGGGATACTCAGTATGCGAGATCACAAGTACATCTCACGAGTCCAACGATCACACGTTGGCGGATGCTCGATTGGGACCAACGGACAGTGGCATACTATGTGAGACGTGTGGCTGTACTAGCCTAAAGTGTCCTGGGCATTTCGGTCATATTAAACTCAATGAACCGATTCCACATCCACTGTTCACACAGACGATCCTCAACATCCTACGCTGTGTATGCAACTCGTGTTCCACGTTGCTACTTCAGCTCGAGTTCGTGGAGATGATGAACATTAAACCAAAACGAGAAAAACGGCTCCGTGTGTTGGTAGATCAGTGCAAGTCGGTCAAAGTGTGCCACAGATGCGAACGCTCTGTTCCGATTCGAGAGTACGACTCTGGAACGTACAGGTACTACTATCTACCAAAGAAAGGCGATCGCAAAGTGTACATACAGATGCCACACAGAGAGGTGTACGACATCCTCAAACGTATCGAGTCGGCCGACTTTGAGGCGATGGGATTTAACTATAGGCTCGATGATGGAGAGATCTACACGAGACAGGAGACGATGCCAGAAGCGGATATGGATCACAGGCACGCTAGTCGCCCAGAGTGGTTTATGATGACCGTCATACCAGTACTGCCAAAGTGCGCGCGTCCATCCGTCTTTGTCAATGATGAGGAGAAACCTGACAGTCTAGACGACCAGTACATTAACATCCTGAAGTGTAATGAACTACTGTCTCACGCTCGAAACTCTACGATCAAACGCCGTGGCCGTCGCAAAGCATCGGAGCTCACAGAGGCCGAGTATGACAGAACTCTGCTAGAACTGGAGGAACACATTTCTACTCTCATCGACAATTCAAAAGGACACTCCAGGCTCTCAAGTGGTAAGCCACACATGGGGCTAAAAGAGCGCATCGCTTCGAAGGAAGGACATCTTCGCGCCAACGTTCAATCGAAACGTGTTGACTTCTGCGGTCGTACTGTCATTGGAGGAGATCCAACACTACGCATGGATGAGATCGGCGTGCCTATCGATATGAAACGTACTCTTACAATTCCGGAGAGAGTCACTACGCTGAACTATAGCTATGCGAACACTCTACTCGATAAACACGAGATTAACTACGTGATCCGTCATGGTAGTAAGATTCGTGTGGATCACGTTATGTCATCCCACAACGAGAGACAGTTCGCTCTTAGAATAGGAGACGTCATAGAACGTCAGATTCGAAACGGGGACTGGATCATTATGAACCGACAGCCTACTCTGCGCATAGAGGGTATGATGGCGTTCAAAATCGTACTACTACCCGGAAGCACGTTCCGGCTCAACCTCAGCGTGACTACCCCTTTCAATGCAGACTTCGACGGAGATGAGATGAACCTCCATCTACCGCAGGATGTAGAGTCTATCGCAGAACTCATGGTGCTCATGGATGTAAAACGGCACATTATGACCGCTCAGCGTAATGCTCCCGTCATGGGCATCGTGCAGGATGGGCTGATAGGTATGTTCCTTCTAACGAAATCAGAGACGCTTGTACCATGGCATCTTGCATTCGATATGTTGGTGTCATCTGGCCTGTCGGATTCGATCGCGGATCTACGGACACGAGGCGCAAAGTACGGATACGGATGGTACGGAAGTGCAGAAATGTGTAGTGGTAAGCTTCTGTTCTCTGCTCTACTCCCACGTAACTTCTACTACATGAGTCACAACGAAAGTGATAGTTCTGAACCTACTGTTGTGATAGAGCATGGCATTCTAGTCAAAGGAGTGGTATGTAAGAAAGTTATCGGAGGAAAGTCCAACTCTATAGTACATCACCTCTGCCTAGAGTACTCCGATGCTATAGCGTGTGACTTCATTAGCCGAACGCAGTTCATGGTTAATAGGTGGCTAGCACAACGAGGGTTCAGTGTAGGGCTGAGTGACTGCCTGATCAGTGACGATCTGAGGGCTGATGTGTCTGTGACACTCGCTGATGCTCGGTCTAAGTGCGATAGTCTACTAGAGGGACATGGACAGTTTATGGAGAGCGATATCATTTCGGCACTCAATAGCGCCACCAGTGTAGGACAGCGCCTCGCCAAGAACGGTATGAATGGAGGTCGTGACAACGCGTTCGTCGCGATCATTAACAGTGGGGCGAAGGGTAGCACGATTAATCTAGCACAGATCACCGCACTAGTAGGACAGCAGAACATCCTTGGTGGTAGGCTTCCTACTGAACTCTCTGGCGGGAAACGGGCTATGTACCATTTCAAACGTGGTGACCGTAGCCCAGAAGCATTAGGGTTCATAACTAATAACTATCTTCAGGGACTCAAACCCCACGAGCAGTTTGCTCATGCTGTCAGTGGGCGTGAGGGTAATATGGACACTGCTGTCAAGACACAGGACAGTGGATACTCACAACGTAGAGGAGTTAAGAAGTGCGAAGACGAGAAGATAATGGGGGACGGAAGTGTTAGGAGTGGAAGCGACAATCACATCATTCAGTACATATATGGAGGAGACGGGTTCGATGCCAAACGTCTCTGCGATACAAAGAGTGGGCCGTTCTTCGTTAATCTCAAACGTGTCGTGGTACGGCTGAATGGAGAAGTAGAGACTGAAGTTCCAGTTCCACTATCGGCACGGGACGAGAAACGCCTACTCGACACTATACGCCCGTCGACGTACAGCAAAAAGATCGCAGCGTTGCAACAACTTGTACTACTCACTCAGATGCGACTCAAAGATCAACTCGTAGATGTTACTGTAGCCCCGTCGAAGGTAGAAGAACTCATAGAGGAAGTAAGCAGACTCTATAATATGGCACTCGTGGACAGTGGAGAGATGGTGGGTATTGTGTCAGCCTGTTCTATTGGAGAGATTGGAACACAGCTCAACCTCAACACGTTTCATACGGCAGGTGTCCAGCACAATGTTACTGCCGGCATACCGAGACTAAAGGAACTGACGAGTGCTTCACACAAACCTCATCACTCATCCTGCTCAATACGTCTCGATAGCGACGAACTGCGAATCGAAGAAGATGCGATTAACGATCTACGGGTTAGTACCGAAGTAGATATCTCCGAGCGACTCGTTGCTCACAAGCTTAACTGCATAGCTATATTGGAACGTATGCGTAAACGAATTCAGTACGCGGATGTCGAAGACTTCGTATCACGCTTCGAACTGCAGTATGTGGCTACAGACAGTGAGGATTTCTTCGAGTTCGCTGAACACATTCGCTCACTCTATAAACACACTGTGTACGTTCCAGCATGGTGGTGTTCGGCATACACAGCGTTTAATCCATCGGCAGACCGACCCCCGCAGAGATGGATCGTAAAACTGTGGGTCGATCTTAAAGCGATGCACCGCATGGACGTATCTATTGAAGAGATCTCGGTGGCGATAGAGAGTTTGGGAGTCTGCACGTGTATTCCGTCTCCCACTAACATTGGAGAGATCGACGTGTACATCGACTTTTCAGATGCCGAGTACACCATTCCGAAGTTGGATCTGAACTCATCCCCTAATACAAAAGAACTCCTCAACTCATCTAACATCTACTACTTCTATGCTCGCGACATCGTCGTGAAGCGCATGATGAAGACACGAGTGTGCGGTATTAAAGGGATAACGGATCTGTTCGTTCGAGAACGTACTGTGGACACTCGTACAGAGTGGGTGATCGATACGGAAGGGGCGAATCTAGAAGCAGTGACTGATCTGGATGGTGTTGACTTCGCTCACACTACATGCGATGATATGTGGAACGTATATGAAACGCTAGGTGTAGAAGCAACCAGGGAGTTTCTGATCGAAGAGTTTAAGAAGGTGCTGTGTGCGGATGGATACATTAACGAACGCCACATATCCATACTCGTGGACACCATGGTCTGTAAAGGGACGATCACGAGCGCTGCGAGGAATGGTATCGATCGCGACGTTGGGCCACTCGCGAAAGCGTCGTTTGAGGAGACTGTACAGAACTTCGCTAGTGCAGCAGCGTTCGGAGAGACAGAACGCATGGACAGTGTAGCGTCCAGTATCACGATGGCGAAACTCACGAACGTCGGGACGGGGTATGTGAAATTCGGGCCAGCGCCATCAGTCGTAGGGCATAGACACATACTAACGATGAAACCTCTTGTGGCAGGTAACTGTGTATTTTAAATATATATGATTTCGATCATATATAATGGCTTACTACTCGCAACGTCGTATGTCTCTCAGTGTGATCGTGGCTATCGCTGTGGCTATCGCTATCGCTATTGGTGTGATACTATTAGTAGTGGCGAAGAACAAGAGACCGATCGTTCCTATAAATCCGACTCCAGGAGTGATTGCCACAGCGTCTCGTGTAGTGAATGTGAACGGGACTAAGATTCGTTACGATCCGCTCACACAAGAGGACATTAACGTCCTTAAGCTAAGCCTACCGAACGGTAGGTGTGGAGTGTTTTTCGGAGAATATCTGGGAAGCATAACGCTCGGAGATCGCTCTATCATCGTTAACTATGCAGTCGGGAAAACTATAGTTTTTAATACAGCGTCGAAGCATTCTTCTAACCTAGATACGATGAACTACTACTACCTCTCCAGCGATGATAAGTATGTGGCGTCGCACGGAGTTAGTATGGGAAATGGAGGCAACACCCTGGCCATAAAGACGATATACAACACGATCGACGGTAAAGTCGTTGCTCAAAACACATCCGATCCGCTCGCGAAATGTCTCTAACGATACTCCGCATTCATATATATTTCGAATTCGAAATATATATATATATATAATGGCTTACTACTCACACCAGAAACGCGGGATACCTACTGCAGCAGTAGTCGGAGCGGTGGTCGTAGTAGTGGCTATCGTTGTGCTACTGATTGTCACGAAGAAAAAGAAGACACTTACGCGTGAGAGCTTTACCGGGACGCGTACTGTTACGATAGGCGGCGAACAAGTGGTGTTCTTTCCATTTAAGAAAAGATATCCTATGACCAGTTCGGCACAGAGAGTTATGTTTTGTCCAGTAACATTTATTAAACATTCTGGAGAAACGGTGAAGGGAAAAACACGCTTCACGTTTGCAGCTCTGAATGTGATACTTGAGGACAAAACTATAACGTTCCCCTGGATCAGATCGGATCTCTCTACTTCGAAACGCAACGCCGCATTACTATCAGACGATTCTACATATACATGTATGTTCGGAGGTGGTAACGTGATCGTAGATGATTACGGAGACCTTCTTATTGGGTCTGCTACCGCTCCTTTCATACAATCTATAACTAATATACTAACAGGGATTGATGAATATGTAGGTATTAAATCTGATCCAAACGACGGCGGAATAAATGAAGTATGTGCTGGGTAGTGATCGCGATGCTGCATTCAGATCGTATACATTCGAAGCGCAATAGCCTATACACAACACTCATAACGATTTAACTATATTTCATATATAGTTAATGGTACGTCGTGTAGTTGGTAGTTTAACGACACTTCCCAAGCGTATAGATAGCCTCGAGCCGACGCTCAGATCCATCATAGAGCAGACTGCGACGTTAGACGCTATATATCTGAACGTTCCGCACACCACACTAAAAGGTGATAGTTATACACTACCTCCGTTTCTATTCAAAGAGCCATACGCCAGCATTATCACTGTGCAGCGATGTCACGACTATGGCTCTATAACTAAGATCATACCAACATTGGATGTAGAAGTGGATGACACTACACTCATCATAACATTCGACGACGATGTGATCTACAAGCCATTCGTAGTGAGTAATCTACTCAAGGGTATAGAACGGCACCCTATGAGCTGTGTCGGTATATCTGGATGGGTTCTCGGAACGTTTCCTTTTAACTACGAACTAGTGAAGTTCGTTGGGACTGATAGAGAGGTAGACTGGCTTCAGGGAACGCACTCTGTCTGCTACAACCGACGATTCCTCAAACGTAATGAACTACTTGCTCATATGGACATACCACTCGATTTCCATATGCAGGACGATCACATACTATCGTTCTACGTTGAGAAGAACGGTGGTACAAAGTACGTAGTAGAGAGCGATAACCCTATAGAGAACAGAGAGAGCGTGAGACACATAGATGACATCTCTGGTAGATCTGGGTTCGCTTCTCAGGTGGCCGATCTCTGCACGATCTTACGGCGTAAAGGATACTACAACGCTCCAGCCACGATACATAGAACGTTCGGCTTCTGGGTACTCATAAGCGCCACCGTACTGTCGTACGGTGTCTATGTCATATATCGTTTCTACACGAAGAGAGAACGCACCGAACGGAGTCCTCAAATAGAAGAGGTAGATTAGTGCGATATGGTTTGATAGATATATCATGTCAAGTCTTCCATGATGTTTCTGTATTATTGAGTCGACGATGTACATTCTACATAGCAACATGTAGAATGAATATGTGGTGTTCTTATTGCAAGGGTAATGGAGATCAGAGGCACACTTATCTTACATGCACTCGCAAAGATCTAAAATGCAGTTACTGCCAGTCGCTGGGGTATAGAGGTGGAGGACACACTGTTAACCAGTGCTACAAAAACCCAGACAATGTGTGCGGATTATGTGGCAGAATGGGACACAAGAGAGATGCATGCGTGTGTGAGACGTGCGGTAGACCGGGACATATCAAAGAAACGTGCATGACTAAACGAACGTGGTGTCCACCAAAAGAGACGTCATTAGAGTGCAACTACTGCGGTGAGATAGGCCACTCCGAGACGTCGCAAATAGGGTGTCCTTTGCTACCCATTAATCAGAGATGTCTTCACTGCCGAGACTCGAACGGTGAGTTTCTAAAAGGACACACAATAGAGACTTGTAGAGAGATGGCTCTACGATCTAAGTACGTACCGAGTAGCGCTCTGTTCGCGAACGATAGATGGAGCCTCATGAAAAATAAAATATAAAATCGAATCATACTATTAATGAGTGACGATCACTGGGTTCCGGTTCCACGAGGCGGTGGTCAGTGTACGTGCGTCTGGACTACTAACCCAGACGCGCCACAACAAATGTCGAGAGCTGACTGTGAAAACTTGTGCGGAACTCTATATAGTAAAGTTTCAGATCCTACTCCCAAGCCCGTCACGCCGGCGTCGATCGTGGTAGCAACAGCATTGATTATGGCGCTACTGTACATTTTTGTAATGGCCGTAGTGTTCATGGTGCTATGGAACTGGGCTGTGAAGAGTGCCATCCCTGGAGTGTCTAAGATTGGGTATGGTGTAGCGTTCGGTCTGATGCTGTTCGTAGGAATGTTCATGGCATCGTCGCGTATTAACTACAACGGTAGTAAGTAGTACGGAGTACACTACGCTTCCGCAATGAATATGTACTACTCTCATAATGAGAGTAGTAGTGATCGCAGTGTTACTCCTCAACGAGGATTCCCAAGGGTTCCATATTCATCGGAACGATCGGTAGTGGATTGTTGTCACAGTCTAGCGTCGCGAGTCCCTGAGGACACCCTTCAAGGGATGTAAGATGATTGTTGTGACAGTTTAGCATTGTGAGTCCCCGAGGACACCCTTTAAGGGATGTAAGATGATTGTTGTCGCAGCGTAGCACTGCGAGTCCTTGTGGGCACCCTTCAAGAGAGGTCAGCTGATTGTCGTTGCACAAGATTGTCGTTAGTCCTTGAGGACACTCTGCAAGAGAGGTCAGCTGATTTTTGAAACACCATAGCTCTGTTAGTCCTTGAGGACACCCTCTTAGGGAGGTCAGTAGATTGTTGTTGCACCATAGTTCTGTTAGTCCCTGCGGACACCCTTCGAGAGAGGTCAGCCGGTTGTAACAACTTAGATCTGTCAGTCCCTGCGGACACCCTTCGAGAGAACTGAGCAAGTTGTCGTTGCATTGTAGCGTTGTAAGACTCTGCGGACACCCACTAGAGAAATGAGTTTGTTGGTGTCGCAGTGTAGCGTTGAGATAGATCGATGCGCATCTTCAAAACGTACTACATAGTATATGCAACGTCGTATATGTATAATCAATATATACACGTTTATACTAAATATCTACTACACAACTCTCGTGACGAGAGTTGTGGAACGCCTACATATACATCATCGGTATTGCATCGGTATTAGATCTACGCTTAGACCACAGTGCAGCAACTACATCTCTGTCCAGCACACCGTTCCACTCGTTAAACGCCGGGAACTTATACGGTAGATTAATGTGGCACACTCCTTTCTTGTCTACGGCAGTCTTGAGCATGTTAATGCGTGACACTATGCTCTCGATCTCATCCTTGAATGGACGCATGCCACTCCTATCCTCTCCGATCAGAGACAATAGATAACGAGCGCCATCGTCGTTAAGTACGATCTCATTTCGAGACATGCCAGCGTTCTCTAGTGCTTCTGGTAGCAGATACTTCTGTGCTATGACACACTTCTCTGACGACTTATACTCTCTGACGTTCACTATGTTAAGGCGATCGCGTAGTGCCACGTCAAGAGAGTCTGCCGTGTTCATAGCGTACATGAACCACATTCGCGACAGGTCTATCGTTATGTCGGAGAGGTACTGATCTCGAAACTCGGAGTTGTTAGCGTAGTCTGTTATATGCAGAAGAGCATACTGCACCTCTTTTCCATGAGCGGTCTCCCCGAGCTTATCGATCTCGTCAAACAGTATGATACCATTGGAGTGTTTCATTCGGGATAAGATCTGCACTATGATACTCGGAGTTGACTTCATCCAGACGCCATGCATACCACTTAGCATAGCAGCGTCTATCACACCACCTAGAGATATACGCTCAAACGGCATCCCGAGCGCCCACGCCAACACTTCTGCAATCGTACTCTTACCAGTCCCAGGGACACCACACAGTCCCAGTCTACTTCCTTTAGTATCTCTATTACGAATGCGATTGTTAATGATCTGCTGCAGCTCTACTTTAACATCGTCCATGAACGCCAGCCTCGAGTTCAGACGATCTCCCACCATCATTACGAACTCTCTGATCTCTTCGTTCGTGGAGTCCTCATTCACGTCGAGAGCCTTGATCTTGTCGAAAGGAAGTTGTAGTACCCAGAGCAACCAGTCCTTGATGTTCGCGTAGTTCTGATCGTCTCGGGATAGTTCTTGTAGTTGTATGAACTTTTCATATATGATAGCTCTCCGCTTCTCATCCACCTTCAGATCGAAGATCTGCTTGCGAATGCTATGCTCATTCTTCTCCTTCTTCATATCGGACTCACGTGTTCTCATGATCTTTATCTCCGACGGGGAGAGATCCTTTGGCGCTCGGCGTAGTATGTCTTTAATCTCCGCGACGATAGACAGTCCCTCTACATTATTCGGAGAGGCCGAGTAGAGCATGATGTCCAATAGCTCAAGACACTTGTCTCGTTCTTCCTTCGAGAGGTTAGACTTCATTATGTTCTCTACGGTAGGAACGTCTGCATCCTTCGTAGTGGACTGTCGTAGCATACGCTTTATACGAGACTGTATGTTCATGAACTCTAGTGTGTACGGTTGTATGTTGTTCATGATATCGTAGAGTTCTATGCACTTACGTCTATCATCCTCAGACATGTCTGCCTCAAGTATACGGAGCATAGTTATTCTGTCGCTCTCGATCGCAGATCGTATACGTTGAAGGCGAGGTTCATACTTCTTTATGATCGCGGGCTGTAGGCCAATCTTCCATCTCTCATCACAGGGAGTCGCTGATACGTACTCGTCTACGATCTTATCTCCGGCCTCGAGTAGTGCTTTTTTCACAGCGTCCTCTACGTTCTTAGTACGAAGATCGGGAAAACTCTCTGTTAGCGACGACACTAGTATGGTTCGTAGCATTTTTCTGTCAGGCGTCCAGTATGCATCACTCTCGTTGATGTTATGTAGTAGTTCTGTCGCGAACGCTTCCATACTTATACCATCGGAGGTATCAACGTATGTCTCATCGTCCGACGAGCTTTCGTCTTCTATGATACGTTTCTTACCTCTACGTGCTATGACTGTCTTACTACGTTTGCGAAGAGGCATGCTATATACTGTAGCTCACATGTTTAAGTACTCACAACACATATAGTGAGTACTTGTAGTGTATGATCTATTGATATATATATGTACATATATGTGTACATATATCATCTCCATGATGGCACAGATTCGCAAACGTAGGGCGGGTGTGGTTCCATTCACATTCGTTCGTAATGAGATATATCTGCTCTTTGGAGTGGATCGGAAGACACAAGACTACTCAGATTTTGGTGGAGGTGTCAAAAAGCAAGAGTCGTTCCAAGAAGGAGCATTGCGCGAGTTTCAAGAAGAAACGTGTATGTCGTTTTCAAGCAAAGAGTACGATCTGCGCAAGTCGATCGTAGTGAAACTGAACGATATGGCTATGTTTTTCGTTCACGTTAACCCAAAATGGGTAGATGGTGTAAAACCCACGTTCGAGTCGCGCGTTCATGACAGTAGCGAGATGAGTTCTTTGGTGTGGATCAAATGGAGTTCACTGTGTTCGTTAGTGTTCTGTGGCAACAGCCGTATGTGGGACAAGATTCGGGAGTTCTTGCGAAAAACTGTTATGTCGGATAGTACGTTTGTTGCACAACTACACACTTTTCTATAGATTAACATTACGTTGCGGTATACTACACACTTTAGAAGTGTGTAGTATACCGCAACGTAATGTTAATCTTAATTTATCAGTACGTACGCATCCCATCGACACGGAGGTCTTATTCGCCATCGCAATGATAGCGCTGTAATAATCAGACCATACTCCGCCGCCATAACCACACCCTATGCCGTATGGCATCAGAATGCGTCGTATTAGAGGATCGTTTGTAGCCCAGTCTACAACATAACGCATTGTGATCTGTGGTGTCGTGTATATTTATACATACACGTAACATCATCAGCTATGTCGATCGAAGTGGACGTGCGTACGACGGTTCCGATCCATGTGGATGAGTTACCGGATCGTCTCTATAGGATAATGCACAGAGACATGGTTCATTTCGGCCACGCATACACCATTGGACTCAACACAATAGATCGCGAACCGGAAAGTCCCGAAGATGGCATAGGGTTCGTGGATGAGAAGTACTTGTCGTATGCTCTGTCTATGTTTGGTAACGTCGATGTTATGGTGTGCGAGGTTTCTGTTCCTGAAGACGCAAAAGTCATAAGAACGGAGTGTTCATACTGCCCAGAGTATGGAGCATACGGAGTAGAGTACACTACTAATAAACTCATCATTGGTAAGTGTATGGAGATCTGTGAGTATTTACGCGCCATTCACAATAACTTCTATATGCATAGAGACATCGTGAGATGGGTAGATGTACTAGGTATAAAGACATACGGAACTGTAAAGTGGCTATCTACATATAGAAAGAACGTAGTTGTATAAACGTCGCTATAGCGACGTTTATTAGAACTCCTCACACACCCCACTGATGTGAAACACTTTGACGCAATACATGCTCGTCAGAAAAGATCTGTGTAGCATCTCCTCTCAGGCTCCACTCTCGTCCGTTATATGAACACCGTGCAAATGTTAGATCGCACACTTTAGAGACGTATGTTATACTACCATCTGCCTGCAGTTGTCGCCATAGTAGTATGTTGTCTGAACGTAGGTCATCGTGAACAAAGTTACACACGTTTTTTTTTTTTTTGCGACAGTCATTCGCGCCGTTATATCTTTCACTATACTCTGCACTTCGTCATACGTAATAGTTCTGTGATAGATAGCGTCGGCCAATGACATATCAGCGCGTTCCATGACCATATAGCTTCGTTGGAGCGTTCCTTTTTCGTTAACGACGTCTCGTGTGTATGAGCCATATGCTACTGTTACTAGGCCAGGAATCTGACGCTCCACTATATTCGCTAGTACCGCTTCACACAGCGCGTCGGAGTGAAGAACGACGGTCGTATCCGTCATTGTAGGTTCTCAAAACACACGTCTAGCAGACTCGTCGTTAAAGCATTTGATCGCGATGACTTTTGGAGAGACGTCTATATCATACACCCTGCCAAAAGCACCATGTCCCAATACATCTCCGCATAAGAAAGCTTCACTCACGATGGCATCTGTGAACGGCTGGTAGTACATCAGATCTCTCACGGGCAGACCTGCGCATATAGCGTTCGTTAGCATGGAGGCCTGCGGTCGTGTGTACTCCATTTACGACGTGGTATACATACACGATCTATTTTCGTGTATGTAGTTCAATTATGTGATCTCACTATCTCACGATCTACTCCATCTCTCTATTAGATGTCTAACGCTGGAGAGTAGCATCACGTCATCTTCTGTACGTAGATGTCCGTCACTATCTACGTCATTAAGTGACCCAGCCGTCTCCCATATACCCCACTCGCGACCTTCGTATCGGCATCGTGCAAACATGAGGTCGCACACTTTGGAGGCGTACGATATAGTACCATTCGCCTGTGTCCGACGCCACAGTAGTATGTTGTGGGCACTCATATCTCCGTGTGAGAAGCCGCACACGTCACGTGCTTTCGCAACATGAGATATAACATCGCCCATAATACGTAACGCTTCAGCGTCGGTCACTACTCTATCCCGGATCGCGTCGCCCAGAGACATATCGGCGCGTTCCATGACCATGTACTGCAGTCGCTCCGCGACTGGGATTTCGTACCCCTCGCTTCACGAGTGTAAGCACCATACACTTTCGCAACCAGCCCTGGCATCTGCCTCTCAACGATATCTGCCAGTACTGCCTCGCCAAGTGTCTGTGAATGTAGAACGACATTCGTTTCTGTCATTGTCGGTTCCTGGAACACATCACAGCAAACGTTATCGCCACAAGGGTACTTCACAGCTACCCTATCATCGCCAACTACACCAAACACAACGGCAAAACATCCACGTCCAATAACATCTCCAAACTTACTACCAACGATCATCGTCGTGTCATACATCAGATCTGCTACATCACGCCCTGCGCATATAGCGTCCGTTAGCATGGAGACCTGCGGACGTGTGTACTCCATTTACGTTGCGGTATACATACACGATCTATTGCGTGTATGTAGTTCAATTATGCGATCGTGAGATCTTACGATCTACGAACTATAGGTACGTGGAGGGAGAGTGAACGTTCTACTGTGGCAATACATCTGGAGATGCAGACTGAGCTCTGAATAGCATTTGGTGAGGACTATCACGAGAGAGTCTACACCACACCCAGGACGGCACCAACACATTGGGAGCAGATTGTGATCCGTCTTAAGCATCTCCGCCAATCCTTGAATGCAGATTGCCACTCGTCTCATCTCTACGCTCTCTGCTTCCATAGAAGCACACCGCTCGTGAATGTCATCACGAATAGCTGTCACGATGGAGATCGTATCTCTATTTGTACCTACGATTCTCATGACACGTTCCAAACACATGTATCCAACCGTCCGCCTTATCGATCGCTTCGTATGAGGTCATAGTGAGGGCGTGGAGTGTACTATATTTAGTCGGATGTCTATTTCAATAATATCACGCGGATATAAATTTATACTCATATTGATATGTAGGGTTCGTGCGATCGTAGTACGAATAGAGATGGCAGATCTACTGACGTTCGAAGGGCTCCGCACATACTGCGATTACCTCGTCAGGACGACTGATGAGCCGGAGGTTCCCGATGCATGCTGGAACTGTATGCGGTACGCTGGTTATGTACTGGGTGGTATAGCCGATGTCGAAAATCTACTGAAACCGACCGAAAACCTATCACAGTTGTTCGAACACGACGTTACATTCGCGATCGTCTCTACCAAGGAAGAGTACCACTGCTTTACGATCTTTACGAAAGGGAACGACGTAGAGATTGTTAACACATATGGTGGTCTTCGTGGCAGGATGTTCAAGCGTACTCACAAGAAAGACATGCTGATCGAATACCTATCCGAGTTTCAGCGCGATGGAATGATAAACACAACTAAGGTCTTTGGATTCAGAATGCTTCGTGATGTGTATCACGATATACAATATAGTCACTACGGTATTAATATTGACATATAAATACACTCTACGGCTACTAAAGAACACTACGCTATCGCTATGCCACAGAAAGATAAGATCGTCTACTCTCCGACTGGTGTTCGTGTCGATCACGGAGAGAGTACGTACGTTGGGTTTTGGAAAACGGTCGCGTACAAGCACAAACGCAAGTTTACACTACGCGAGCGGAATGGTTGTATGTCTACCGGTATGGGACAGATCGTTGAGATTGACGGCCAAGTAGCGCACGATGTTTCGGATGAATGGAGTACTCCCCGCAAGCACGAAGATGACCTATGGTAGTATATTATGTACATAAATAATAACGTGTCCATTATAATGGACACGTTTACAGCAGTATATGTAGATCCTCATATGGTGTTTACATTCTCCGGAGGAACTATAGTGTCGTACACAGCATCGCTTCTACTGCTCGCAGCGTCGACTACAGACCCAAATTTAATAGTTGCCACTGGAAATACAGACATTGGTATAACAGTGTTAGACTGGACACAGATGACACTACCAGCAGGTGCTATATCCCGCTCAGATGCTATTACAAAAATTAACGCTCTAATACTACAGGACGAAAATTTCGATGACATAAACGTCACGACACTTACTGCGTCTGGGGATGTAAAGACAACTTCTACCACTGCGTCTACATCTACCACTACAGGCTCCATAGTAACCGCGGGAGGTTTGGGGAGTAGCGGGTGCTATTAACGCACAGCGAATAACTACATCTGCATCTTCAAACATATACGTCTCATACCTTATGCTAACGAAGGACACTGGGCAGACACTCACCCCGAGCGGTAGCCATTTCATCAGTTGGGGTACGACTCCACTTCGTAGCATAGGTAGTTGGAGTGTTACGTGGAATAGCGCTCCTTACTACATAACAGTTCCAGAGAATGGCATCTGGAGTATATCTGCCGACGTGTGGTTTGCGGCCGGTACGCTCGGCGACCGCACGGGTTATCTGGTCGTGTCGTCCTACAGTGGTAGGGAGATTGGAAAGACAAATATCAAGACGGCGACTGTGTTCGGGTGCTGTATAGCGGCTCAACTTCCCCTCTCAGCGGGAGACACAGTGCAGGTAGGTGTCTACTTTGATGGCGCTGCATCTATGGTAGTGGGCGGGGCAAATGGATATGAGAAGATGGAGTTTATGATGACACGCATCGGCAATTACACTCCGTAGGCCTTCGGCCTACGCTCACGGTGGCCGATCGTTTACTGCGCTAGTATTATAAACAGATCGATGTATATGTATAACTATGGATACATACGCAGATGGAGTTGTCCGTATAGCATCGTTCGATATAGGACGTCGTAACTTTGCATTCTACACAGAAGACGCGGGCGTCGCCACGATAAAAACACTCCATGACAAATACCATTGTCTACCGAAGAAGTACCAACGGAAGGCGAAAGGTGTAATGAACGAACACGTGGACGCGATGCTCACAGAGATGTATACCCATAGTCACGGTGTAGAGAACGGATACGGTGTGTTCGATTTTACGGAGGAGAGTGATAGGTCTCTTACCATACGTGTCCGTTCGAAACTTCAGGAACTACTACGATCGTATATGTGGCTATGGGAGACGTGCGATATGATAGTCATAGAACAGCAGTTTTTTAATCCCCGATGTACCCATAAGGGTAAAGATAAAGATCAGGGAGCGAACGTAGATGCCATTAAGCTCGGGGAGACCTGTTTGTCGTGGTTTGTAGACACGTTCTATCCGTTCAAACACATAGAGTACTTTGGCTCTATGTGGAAAACCACGACGCTTGGCGCTCCGCAGTCAGTCTATAAGACGGCTACACGCGGCAAAGATCGCGGAGTGTCTAAATGGGTACCTATGTCAAAGAGCGATCGAAAAGCGTGGTCTATAGAAAAAGCGATGGCTATATCTGAACTCCGCAAAGACGATGCTATGGCTGGGATGTTCCGCAACGGAGTGAGAGGTATGCGAAAACGTGGCGGTCATAAGATGGACGACATTGCAGATTGCCTCGTACAGTGCCAGGCATATAAGTTTCGCAAACTCATAGTAGGGTGACGCCGGAGCGCGTACGGGCGTAGCCCGCGTCCGTAGGAGAGTGCTTTCGCGCTACATATGACATAAGCGTTCTTCTATACACTTTCCAACTGGAGCCATCACTGATCGGCGAATGTTAGCGTCGGATGTGCTGTATACGAGTTGACCGAAACTCGCTCTGTACTGGTCTATTGTGAGATGCCCTCCGTACGCGATTAGAACTTTCCAACTGCCTGCAGTATGTATGTCGATCGTTCGATCATACATCCGTGAATACATTAGTGTTAGTAGGGTGAGTGAGTTTTTGTACATTGAGTTCATACCGCGATCGAGTATGTATGCTTTCGCGCAACAGAAAGAGCAGAACATACCATCCGTAGAGAAGTAGTCCCGCTCTATGTTAACATACTTGATAGGTATGCCTATTGGAGATGTGATGAACGAGTGCCGACACCACCAGCAAGGGAGATTCGTGTGTATAGGGAGTCTAGTCTCTGTGACGTGATCGTACATGGTTATCCACGTCTTTGTCGGATTTCTATATGCGTCAAAGAACATACAGTTCCGTTCGGACGAGTCTTGTATGATGCTATTCAGATCCACATCGCGCTCTTTTCCTTTGTATATCTCTATAGTGTCATCGTTCTTGGGATGGTCGGACGCTGAGTGCATTCCAACATCTTTTAGTGTGAAAGTGTATGCCGATTTACGGAGGGCATTGCGACTCGCCATTCGTCTCAATAACCGATCGTTTGTCTTTAAGGAAGTGGCACTCTATTAACTTCGTTATGATGTATGTGTATAGTCTGCTATCCGTCACAGTCACCATCTCTCCGGTACGTTTATTACGACGTTTGTACTCTCCACTCTCTACAAACTTCACATACTGCGGGTAGCGTAGTAGTACAGAGAGATCGTTATTCGGGTGTACTATACGTCTATCTTTAGAGTCGAGGAGATCGCGATCTCTATGCGGGTTGAGTGATGTCCATACGAGCATACTTACTCTACTCTCGTCGTCTTTGACATGACAGTACATAGATATGGCTCGGCGTACTTCAACTCGCGACAGTTTCGTTCCCCGTTCTACGTGCAGGAACGCGGCGAGTTCGTCCGTTATTAACATTCGCTTTATCAGACCGTCTGGCATCGTCGTTCGCGTTGTCTTTCTCTTGATCTTAAACGCCCGTGGCATGTGTTTCTCTAACACAGCGAGCCGATTGCGTATACGTATGAGTGGCAGTACATATCTGTTTTTCGAGGTACTCTTGCGTTGTACATCTAACTCTTGTGTGGTGTACGATGTCAGCTCTTCGAGCTCTTGCATGATAGTCGCGAACGTATGGAGTTTCTTTCCTGTACTCATTCCTAACTCTATATACTATAGTATAGCACTTTATGGCACTTATAAACTCGCATTTAATTAACATTCGTATACATAATATGATAAGTCCGAAAATGGTCATATGGCTATCGTTCGGAGCGTTCGTGTTGGCAATGGTAATACTAATCATAAGCTTCGTTCGACTCCCTAAGACGAAGGAAGCATATACCTATGAAAGTGTGGTGGATGATCGCGAACCGCACAACGTTCGTCCATGCGAACCCGCGTTATTCACTCCCTCGGCATACATGTCATACGTTGGTAATCAGAGTTACAGGCAAGGCTGGTGATCGTAAGTGTGTGGTGTTCACCTGGACTACTGAGCGCATCCAACACCATGCCACTATGGAATACCAGTATCCACATCTCTTCTGATGTGTATACGATCTGTGTCGACTCGAATCTGACTAACTTCTCGTACTCAGTCTTCGCGAGTGAAGTGTCTCCGAATAGGTATGCATACGCGTCTTCTGGAGTTATGGTGTTCACATCCACAGTGTACCCTCCTCTACGGCCTATCATATGATCATCGATCAGTTGAGACACACGCGATAACTCTTCAAACACATAGCTTCCATAGTGTTCGTTACCGCCGATGATTATATCGGATATGTTCTTAACGAGGAAAGACACTTCGCTCGCGGTGAGATCCACACTGAAAGCCATACTGCAACTATTGGCATAGTACGTATAGTCCACGACGTACATCACAATTATTGACCCTGTAGTATATACACTACGCATATGTGTAGTGAGCAGTATGTCAGAACACAGAGAACGTCTAAGAGATCTGTGGGGATCGTTCGTATTCAGACGCGTGAAGCGTGTCATTCCTAACTCTAAGACCGCGAAATGCCACATCATACATAGTGGGATTAAGCGAGATGATACTATAACCATCGATCCGAGTAAGTCTATCGCTCCATACGGAAAGCGATTCTGCGATAGGTATATTACATCTCACTACAGTAGTTACTACGGGTTCACGAGATCGAGGCGCCTCGATAGCCCTATGCACACAAATGCACAGTGCGACCCTAATGGACACGAGATCTACTTTAACAAACGCGATTATAACAGTCTGGATATGAGCAACGACATAACGTGTAGAATGTCGATTAAGCCGCAGGATTTTCACAAAAGAGACATCGTACCACTAGAAGGAGCTCTAGTGTGTGGTATTGTGGAAGAGGTGAATGGTAAGTACCAGTACACTAAATGGTGGGTCTGTTCAGAACAGTTCTACTGGCTGTGGCTCATCATTATGTACGATGAACATCCTACTATCGGAGACGATCTTCAAGAGAGAATCGACAGACTCGTCACGAACACGTTCATGCTGTGGAACGATGCTAACATGGACGCGTCTCTCAACGAGAAACGTCTCATGTTTGTGTACAATCGTGCTGAGCAGTGTTCGTTCTATCCGTACCTGTACAAGGTGATCGCGATGCATGTGCGCGGACGAGAATATGATCTGAGCGATTATGCGGCCTACGTTCCGTATGGAATGCAGTTCATTCCAAGACTAACACAAGCGCTTGACGAATATGTACATTCCTTGCAGCCACAGAGTGAACTACGTGATGATAAGCCACAGAGTACGAGTGAACTACGTGATGATAAGCCGCAGAGTACGAGTGAACTACGTGATGATAAGCCGCAGAGTTCACTATGGGGAGATGAGTAGCATGTATTTTAATGATTAATCATACGTACATAATATGTATGTATGATTACTACAACTCGCAGAGATATGGACGTGAGACAGACGTTCACAAACACTCTCTCTAAAAAACTCGGAATTAAGAACGCTATAGCGTATGAAGAGAAGTTGTTTTCGATAGTGGGAGTGCAGACCTTTCCAACGCTCTACTATGAGATACTCGGCCGACTCATGGAGTCAAAGACACAGGACGATAGAAAGACGATAATGGCAAACGTTAGAGAGGGAAAGATCGTTACTGCCATGGACGAGTACGAGTTCAGACGATATCTCGCTAACGATCGATTGGTACGGCCTCCAAAAGTATCAAAAGGAGCACATCGCTGCAAAAAGTGCCGTTCTGAAGAGACTGTGGGGTACGGTCTTCAAACTCGTAGTGGTGATGAAGGAATGACCTTTTTCATAACGTGTGTGAAATGCAATCATCGGTGGCGAGAGTGACGTCATGGTTCTGCGCACTCGTTCAGTCGTGACAACTGATAGTTAAGTGGTGCTGAAGCGTCTCGTCTACCGAGCTCCATCACTCCATTCAACTCCACCGCATTCATAGTGTGGTACGACGAGTAAGGTTCATCGGGTTTTGGTAATACGTCTCTATTGCGCAGGCGCATAGTAGCAACGTCTATAGTGAACGTTAGTGTCTCACCGTGTCCTCGCAACGAAGGAGACGTGGAGGCTATTGCATTAAACTGGTTCTGTATGTTTTTTAGTGTCTCTTCGATCGGAGCATTCTGTATCTCTTCAGACGTGAGTGTCAGATCGATAAGACGAAATAGAGCGGTGAGTCTATTGGATGCCTCGTCGTGCTTAACACACTTCCCTCCAAAGTCGAAGAAGGTTAGGCAAGAAGAGAGGCCTGTGGATAGCACCATACACAGTATGGAGGCCATACGGAGGTTTATGCACAGGTCGTCTTCGCACGAACGGATCGTAGATAGTAGATTTGTGGCAGACACTCCGGCTAAAAAAGCAGTTGGAGCCCCCAACATCAGACGATACTTACGATACTTCTCTGCCATACGTCTATGAGTCGCCTCTTGTTTGCGTACCTGAAGAGCCCATGCTAACAGCAGCTTTCGATTAGTATCCGATAGTGGCATGCTCTCTTATGAGTAAGTACCAACTTTCTATATATCAAATATATTGAAATAAACACATACGACTATGGATATGTACCATAGTCGTTTCCTGTACATCACGCGATGGCATTCACAGCAATCATTCACGATTTGGCCGTCGAGCTTCACAAAACGGTCGGGGGAAAGAGCTCCGTGAGTACGATCGAAGAGACCATTCGAACGTTCATGATCGGAGATGGAGTTCAGTCGGAGACATCCGCAAAGACGTCGGTGAAGATGTCTGCGAAGTTCACTGACGACGAAGCATACGTTAAGAAGGTTCGCGATGCGATCGATAAGTTGGCGGATGACAGTGTTTACAACATCACGACGGGTAGGTCGAAGAAGACTGCTGCGGCAAAGAAAGACCACAGCCTCGTTGTTATCGAGAGTCTGCGCATCGCTGGAAAGGACACGGACGCCAAGTTCATACTTGTGCGTGATGCTCTCAACTCTGATGTCCCCCAGCCGATCAAGGCCGTCGCTCCGCCAAAGAGTTCCGACGCTCGAACTAAGTACATCGAGGCGTTCGGTAAGCTTAAGCCGACGCAAGTTCTAAACCTAGACAGTATGATGGGGAAGGACGTCGTGGTTGCTAAGAAGACACTGTCAGTGGTATCCGATGTCTACATGGGACTTGGCATCGCGAGTAAAAGCGAGAAGAAGATCGAGGAGGTTATGAGTCTCTTCGGGGCTAAGCGTAGTGCTACACTGCCGGTCTCTAAGAACAGGACTTCGATCAGTCAGAACGCGTGGGGGAACCACGAGCACACTGAGACCGGCATCGTTTTCGTAGCGTCCACGAAGGGAGGCAAGCAGGTCTACCAGGCCGTCGGTGTTCAAGACAAGACTGCCGATAAGAGCAAGAAAGGAAAGCTCAGCCTCCTCCCTCTCGGAGACGCAGAGATGCAGATCGTGAAAGAGAAGGAATGGCCATACGACGACACGTACTGCAGTGTTTCCGCCAAAGCACTCGACGTAGTGGATGCTACAGAGAGCATCGTGAAGAAGGCTATGACGAAGCACAAAGTCGAAAAGTCTAAGCCAAAGGCTGGCAAGACACCAGACGCTGAGCCTAAGACAGAAGAGCCTGTGGCAGTGAAGCATAGGCCGAAGGTAGAGCTGAAGCCGAAGGCTGATACGAAGCCAGACGCGAAGGCCGATCCGAAGCCAGTTGTGGAAGATCAGAAGGCTGATCCGAAGCCAAACGATGATGTGATGGTCGTGAATGACGTCACTGTCACTCGGACTGACTATGAAGCATTCGTTAACGATATGGAGACTACAGATGAGACCGACGAAGAGCGCGCTGCACGCCTGGGTATCAGTGTGGAAGTGTTGCGAGTGGTGAACGATGTTGCACTGTTCGACGAACTCACATCCAAGTTTGCTCCAGAGGAGGAGGACTTCGACGAAGAGGTTGTTGAGGACGATTCATGAAAAGCATATTAAATATTGCACACTCTCATATGAGAGTGTGCTAACAACGTAGTATAGTACACAATGGGCTGTTGTATATCGTACTGGGACAAACGAACTCTGGAGCGTATGGATGTCGTAGATATCAAAGACACAATGATCGATTTCGATGGTATGAGAGGGTATGCGAGAGTGTACTCTGTGTACGATGGAGACACATGCAATCTCGTACTGTGGTACAAACCACTCAGGAGGTACATTAGACAACGAGTACGTATGGCACACTACGATAGCGCTGAAATACAGAAACGAGCTTATGCCGGCAATACGGAAGATGTGTTGGCGAAAGATGCAAAGAGAGAGTTCGAACGTCTCGTAACATTCATCGACGGATCTAAGCCCAATGCAAAGAAAGACAGATACAGTAGTAAGTCTGACATTGTGTGGTATGAGGTCGTAGGCATAGACGCGAAATGGAATAGACCGGTAGTGATGTTATGGAACATACATCACCCCAAACGATCTATTAATGCTATCATACACGAAAAGCACGGTATTAACTACGAAGGTTCTACTAAAGATCACGTGTGGGGTAATAGTAGGGACGGAAGAGTGATAACAACTTACGATCGAGAGCTCAGGTACGCGTAGTAGAGTGCTGAGCACTCTACGCACTACGTAGTAGAGTGCTACGCACTACGTGTAGCATTGAGTACATCCGGTAGGACATACCTGTTCTTAAGGAACACGTGGGTCAGATAGTAAGAACAGAAGATATGTAGATCGCTACCGTGCTGACTTAGTAGACGTGGATAGTCTACACCAAAGAAATGCTCCAACAACAGACGTCTGACGAACAGACATCCGTACTCTTCGGTGTGTACTGTAGACACACTGAAGTCCACGTTGCGAGCATCGTGTGTATATATCTGCTTACAACTTATAGCATCTGTGCGTCCTATTGTCGCTATAGATAGCTGTATCTCTATTCTATTTTTGTGCAGTGTGTCGTTATCGCCACACAGCACGATCCAATCACTCGTGGTGTCCATATGTGACAGTATGTTAAGATGCTCGAATCGTTGGGACTGTACGCACACTTCGTGTATGACGATAGGAACATGGTACGAGTCGGCGATAGTATGGAACGATTTTCTTACAACGTCAGGATCTATTCTAACTCTGTCATAGCTAAACGACACATAGCAACAGTCTGGTTTACGCGTCTGATAACATATACTATCTATGACAACACATAGTCCCCTCAATCTGTCTATAGAAGTGATATGACTAGATAGCCATACGCTAACGATAACCATACTAACATATACAGTAGTATGGTTTATGTATAATTACGAACACGGTACACTATCTAAAGAGTAGATAGGAATATAGTAGTTATGGAACTCCCCGAAGTGGTATATTCGCAGGGTCTGTTCACGGGTATGTTCGTCGGATATCTACTTGCGGATCTGATACATCGTCTATTCTCCCCAAAAGTTATCGCTATTCTGAACACAGACGACGTCGAGAGTGATACCGACGTCGAGAGTGATACCGACTCAGAAAGTGATGCCGACTCCAAGAGTGGTTATGAAAAAGATCCTATAGCTAATGCGGATCATTCTGCCTCCAATAACACTACTAAGGACACATGCTCAACGATCGCAGAAGCGGCGCTACGAGAGAAGTTCAAGGCGATGAAAGTAGAGAGTGGTTATGAAAAAGATCCTATAGCTAATGCGGATCATTCTGCCTCCAAGGACACATGCTCAACGATAGCAGAAGCGGCACTACGAGAGAAGTTCGAGGCGATGAAAGTAGAGAGAGAAGAAGTACTTCAAAAAGCACTCTCTAAGCCTAAGGTGACGGATAACATTCGCATGATCGGAAAGGGAGGGTATATGACGAATGCAGATCTAGAAACACGAGCAAAAGAGTACAATGCTTGCAGACTGTCAAAGTCTGAAGAGATTAACATCATAAATTCATTCAGAGACATAGAGGGTATGTTGTACTCGGATGCTGTGCCAAAAGCTAAGAAGGATGGGTTCTCTCTCAGAGTGCTTTATATTAACAACGGGGCTAAGGTGGAAGGATACGTATACGATGCTGCCACGATCGGAGTGCGTATAAAGGATAAGGACTACGACTGGATGACATCAGAGCCAAGTCCTAACGCTGTGGTATACCAGATCTTGGATGTTGGAGGTATAGATGAAGAGAACCGAGGGCTCTGTTAGCGCGTAGTGCTACGCACTACAGGCGACCGGTCGCCCTGAGTCTTTTCACTATGTACGTCTCAAGATCCTCTTCCAAAATATAGTGGGGTATGCGTATTAGAGTTATACCCAACTCCCTACATCTCTTACTCTTGAACTCGTCTTTCAGCGTTCCATATATGAAGTCGTTCTGACCATTCCTATGAAAGACCGGTGTGTATGCAGAGTGCTGTATGCCATCGTACTCTAGGCCTAACTTTAACTCATCATTGTAGCAGTCTATCTCCAGATTACGACCTGTAGCGGGATTCTTTAGGAAATCGGGACGGATCGATGCAAATGGACGTCCGTATATCGTCTCGAGTATAGTTCTACACTTCTCTTCTAACTTCCATCGTTTGGGAACAGGAAGTTCCGGAAGTTTAACTCTCTGCGACGATCGTTGCAGGGGAGAGTACTTTGCAGTATCTATAGCATCGGATGTCAGTCCCTGGTACGGAAGTTCAGTTCTCTTGTCGTTATAGTTAATGTAGAGGTATATTGCCAATGCTATCACTACGACTCCAAATATGACCTCAAACGATAGTATCTCTTTGCGATGTTTTCTTAACCATCGCGGTACCTTCAGCCCCATTATAGTTAGTACACACAATTATGTGTACTAATACGAGTACTTCGTACTAACAGCACGATGCACACCACGTCTTGCTAGCTTTGGCGACCTTGTTTAGTTTTAGAGAACACAGCCCATCCACAATCGAGGGAAGGAACATCGTGATCATGTTTAGCAGAGCGTCTTTCTCGTCGCGTGCCAGAGTAGCATTGTTAACATAGAACACCATGACATCCAACACGAGTCTCTTCTTTTCGCCATTTTGCAACGTTTCCTTCTCTCGTCTTAGAGTCTCCACATACTTGACCAACGTGCCAGCGAGCACTATCATAGTCGTAACGTTTAGGTCTTCGCCTCTTACCGCCGACGTGGCTGCAGAGAGCACATTAGCGAATAGTGGATCTTCGGCCGTCATTACTACTATTACATATTCTAATCTTTATGTAATCTGTAACGCTCACGCTATAGTTTATTAAATAGAGCACCAGACATAAGACTTATACTCGCACGATCGGATGACAGGTTAGTTATGTAGTGCCATACAACCTCTGACTCTTGAGCCTGCGGTATGAGATACACTCTATTAAGTACAGGATCGTACACTCCTCCCATGTACGCGAGTACTTCGGCCGTTGCCCCGTGTGTATAAGCGACTATCGATCCGTCAGTGCAGTCCACATAGTGCCACTGCGGGAATCCTGCTTGTGCTGTAGGGACGAAATATATTCTGTTCGATGTTGGGACATACACTCCTCCGGCATATCCAAGATCGGCCACGGTAGCACCGTGCGTGTAGGCGACTACAGATCCATCGTCGCAGTCTATGTAGTGCCATTGCAACTCGAGACCCTGCGTGGACGGAACCATGTATATACGGTTCTGCGTCGGGCTGTACACTCCACCCATATAGGCTGCAGACACTGCAGTCACTCCGTGAGTGTATGCTACGACCAATCCCGTGCTACAGTCTATGTAGTGCCATTGTGCCTGATTCGCCTGGAGTGATGGCATCAGATAGATGCGATCCTGCGTTGGACTGTACACCCCTCCCCAGTAAGTGCCAGGGATAGCCCCACCACCATGAGCATAGGCAACTATCGATCCGTCGCTACAGTCTACGTAGTGCCACTCAGCCTGATAGGACTGCTCGGCTGGAACGAAGTATATACGATCCTGTAGAGGACTGTACACAGATCCTACATATGCATAGTCAGCGGCGGTAGCCCCATGTACGTACGCTACTACAGTTCCATCACTACAGTCTATGTAGTGCCACGACGCTTCTGGACCCTGCCTATAAGGATTTAGATATATACGGTTCTGTGTCGGGCTATATGCACCTCCAGAGTAGCCCTGATTTACCGCCGTGGCACCATGCGCATAAGCCACCACATCTCCTGTCGTACAGTTCACGTAGTGCCAGTTCACCTGATTGGACTGATTGTCTGGTATCATATATATCCGTCTTTGAAATGGACTGTACACTCCACCCCCATACGGAAGTAGTGTGGTGGTAGCACCATGCACGTAGGGTACCACTATCGTCTCCACATTCGCGTTTGCGGTAGATGATGACAACTCTGTTAGATATAGACTCAGTCCTGCCTCGGTGTATCCAACCATTCTCATACTTGGGACTGGTCTCTCATTGTTCGATATCGTTTCGAAAGTTAGCACTCCACTACCATTTGTAGTGAGTGACTGTCCACTACTACCATCGGATGATGGCATAGTGATAGCTCCGACTGTTATCGGAGTAGTAGATGTTATCGCTGATGACACTCCACCGATCGTCATAGAACCTTCTGTAGCGATAGTTATATCACCTACCGCGTCGATGGTCAAAGTGTCGTTTGCGGATATAGACACTGTTGCATTACCCGTCGTGGTTATTGTGTTCTTTTTGACGCCAACCGTCCCTCCGATGGTTATAGTGTCGTAACGTACATCTCTGATTCTTGTAGATGTCATAGTTATAAGTTACACTATAAGTTTTTGATGTACATATATATATATGTACATCATTGTGTTCGAACGAAATGAGCATATGTACATCCGGTCTCGGACTCACTACTCTCATTGGTTACCCATTTCCGCAGGGACTTACATCGCTAGACTGTTCCCACAATCAACTGACCTCTCTTGAAGGATGTCCGCAGGGACTTACAAAGCTAGACTATTTCAACAATCAGCTGACCTCTTTTAAAGGGTGTCCTCAAGGACTCACAGAGTTAAACTGTTCCCGCAATCATCTGATCTCTCTTGAAGGGTGTCCGCAGGGACTTACACATCTATGGTGTTCCCGCAATCGACTGACCTCTCTTGAAGGGTGTCCGCGGGGACTTACAGAGCTAGATTGTTCCCACAATCGGCTGACCTTTCTTGAAGGGTGTCCTTTGGGACTTACAAACCTATGGCGTTCCCACAATCGGCTGACCTCTCTTGAAGGGTGTCCTTTGGAACTTACATGGCTATGGTGTTTCAACAATCCACTACTACCACCTCAGTCACGCGTTCCTACGGATACACTTCGCGAACGTGCTGCTATCGTGGTAAGTAACAACTGTTCCATCATCTGAATGGAACGATACTACAAAAGTTCCTGGAGAGTTGGCAGACTACATTAACTGTGGTGATAACATTGGGCTGTGTGGAGTGTGTCATACTAAGTATGGAGCTGCACGTAAAGTACATAAAGTGGTCGAACACGACGTACCAGTCTGGTACTGTAATGGATGTCTCTGATAGTTCGTTCTGATAATTACGATCATCGAACGTAAGTACATTCATTCAGTTCGCCACTTTCATAAACTAGTTATATTATGTATTACTAATACATAATATGAGCACGAGACGCGATGTACGATTCGATAATGTCGTTGTGGGAAACCTACACATAGACCGAACTGGAATATCATCAAAAAGAGATCTAACAATACACTCCGCGAGTGGTATATCATTCACAGGGACAGAGAATGTGGAGATAGGCGACGCTACTTCAACAGTTCAGATGTCAGGAAACACAGTATCTATCGAGTCTGATACTCCTACGGTTGTGGGAGCCGTCGCGATACCTAATGTGGACGGGACGGCTGGGCAGACACTCACTACGGATGGAGCGGGAACGTTGGGATTCACGACGATCGTTAACATCGATAATGAGATACCGGGTGTCATACCATCTATGGCGATGGCTGGCTACTCGGAGGCAAATCTAACTCTGTACCTGGAGTACATACAGGCGAACGGGAAGGATGCTGAGTCTTTCACTACCTCGTACCATCACGGGGCTACAATCGTGGGGGGTAGCACATACTTTGGAGGAGTATATGATCCGGTTCTCAATCGTATATACATGGTGCCTTACGCACAGGCTGCACAGGCAAATTGGCACTACATCGATTGTAACACTGGAACTGTTGTGGCGTACGCTCATGGTATAGGAGTGATCGCATCAGGAAGTTACTCTGGAGGGGCATATAGCCCTCTACAGAGACGTATATACTTCTCTCCATACGCTATAGCCACCGCTGCAGACTGGCACTACGTGGACTGTGATACTGGAACGATCGTCGCGTACACTCATGGAGCAACGTCATTAGCGAATGGCTACAGAGGAGCGGTGTATAGTCCTATACAGAACCGTATCTACTTCGCACCTTACGCGCAGGGTAATCAGGCTCAGTGGCACTACGTGGACTGCAGCGACGGATCCATAGTCCCTTACACCCACGGAGCGACAGCAGTGGCAAGTGCTTACGCTGGCGGTACATATAGCCCCACTCAGAACCGTATATATTTTACTCCCTACTCGCAGGGTAATCAGGCTCAGTGGCACTACGTGGACTGTAGTGATGGGTCTATCGTTCCTTATACACACGGCGCAACGGCAGTATCCGCTGCGTACAGCAACGCAGCGTACAGTCCCCTACAGAATAGGATATATCCCAGTCCATTCCAACAGTCCAACCAGGCGAATTGGCACTACATAGACTGTACGGATGGAACTGTAGTAGCATACGCGCATGGTGCTACAGTCGGTGGTGCTGGATCGTATAGCCAGGCAGTGTACATGCCAACTAACAATCGTATATATCTTATGCCAAATGGTCAGTCAGCACAGACTACGTGGCACTATATAGACTGTGATGACGGATCTGTTGTAGCTTACACCCATAAGACAAACAATGTAGATGGAATCATAGGAGGTGTCTATAGCCCAACTGAGAATAGATTGTACCACATGCCATTCAGTGCCGGAGCAGCCACTACGAGATGGGTATACACAACTTCTCTGTCGTCGCAGAGAGTGAGCCGCACTCTGATGGGAAATGCAATGTTTAACAAACTGTAGCGTTGGCCGAGATTTCATTAGAGTACGTAAACACAAATATCAACGCATGCCTTTTACACCACTCTCATAATGAGAGTGGTGTAAAGCGCCGAGATGCCAGTCTCAACGATCAGAGACATCCATCACAGTACCAGACTGGAACGTCGTGTTCGACCACTTTATGTACTTTACGTTGCAGCTCCATACTTAGTATGGCCACACAGCCCAATGTTATCACCACAGTTAATATACGCCTCCGATGAGCCGACTTTCGGGGAGTTTTGCTCGTTCGTTTCGATCGTGTGGGATTAGTTAATCCATCACAGTTTATTAAACATAGCGCTCGCTGCTAGTCGCGAACTGACACGTTTCATGTTCGTACTCTCTATGTAGTGCCAATTAGCACGATTCCCCTGCGCATTTGGTATGAAGTAAGTCCTGTTGGACAGCGAACTGTACGTAGATCCAGAATACGCTCCGTCGGCAGTAGAGCCAGTCCTATCATAGGCTACGACCGATCCATCGTCGCAATCGATATAGTGCCACTGAGCCTCAATTCCTTGCGATGAGGGCGCCATATAGATACGGTTCTGTGTCGGATCGTACGATCCACCAGCATAGGCAAAGAATACAGTCGTGGCTCCGTGTGTATAGGCAACGACAGTTCCGTCATCACAATCGATATAGTGCCACTGCAATTCAGCTCCTTGTCCGGCTGGAATCATATAGATACGGTTCTGTGTTGGGCTATACACACCTCCCTTATATGCACTCGCCACGACGGTGGCTCCATGTGTATAGGCGACGACGGAATAATCACTGCAGTCTATGTAGTGCCATTGAGCCTGATCTCCCTGTGCATATGGTACTAGATATATACGATTCTGCGTGGGGCTGTACACTCCACCACTATATGCATATGCTACAGCTGTAGCCCCATGTGTATATTCATTCACTACTCCATTAGCCCCATTGATATAGTGCCAAGTGGCACTAGTAGCGTTCTCAGCCGGAACAAGATATATAACATCTTGAATGGGGCTATACACAGCACCCGTATAACCTCCAGGGACTACAAATCCATGTGCATAAGATTCGACGGACAGACTATTACAATCGATATAGTGCCAGTTGGGTAATACGGCCTGTACGCTCGCTGGTGCCATGTATATACGGTTGAGAGTCGGGGCGTATGCTCCTCCGGCATATGCACCCGCATCTAATCCAACTCCGGTGGCGAACGGTTTAACAGTGTCGCTCTCACAGTCTATGTAGTGCCATGTAGTCTGTGTGGACTGACCACTAGGCACCATGTATATGATGTTTTGCGCCGGGCTGTACACTCCTCCCGCATAACCGTTTTCTAACACAGTTGCTCCATGCGTATACGACACGAGGATACTCTCATTGTCGTCTCGTATAGTAGATAGATATGCGGTGAGACGTGCTTGTGTATAGTCGGACATACGTAGATTTGGGGCAGACAGATTAGCGATTCCGGCTGATGGCGTGATGAATGATAGTGTTTTATCTCCGTCGGTAATGAGCATCTGCCCGCTCGTACCATCTACGGATGGCATAGTGTAGCCATCGAGTGTGCTATCCAGATCCACACTACTCGCAGTGACGGTTATAGTTCCGGGAGATGTGATACTAACATTCGCTCCTGTGAACTGTAGTGGCGTGTCGTTATTTATAATTAACGGTTTTGTAGATATGATACTCTCCGACTCTATGTTAATGGACGATGCGACTGTGACATGCACGAATCTCCCCTCGCGCTGTGTTTTTGCGTTGACAGCCATATTATAGTATCCCTATAATATTAAAACGATTATAACTATACAACCGTAGTTATAAGGTATGGCATATAACAATAGAGTATCACGATCTATCCGTACCGATTATATTAACGAGACAAAGTTTCCTCAGCGCCAGGGAGATGCATATCAGGTACTTCGTCTTGGAACAGAGGGCAAACTGTACTGGGATACTATCGCTGTACAAGACTCTAACATCATAACTGTATCGAAAGGTGGTAGTCCGTCTACGATTGAGGATGCGCTGGCTATGTGTACAGGAGCAGACGAAGATACACCGTACATAGTTAACATAAGTGCAGGCGTGTATGAAGAGAACGAACTGACGATACCGCAGTACGTTACTTTGGCCGGTACATCTATATCATCGGTCACTATAAGACCGAATGGGAACCATACATGTATTAACATGAGTCCGCATAGCTATCTTTACTTAGTGCAACTTGAGGGAACTGGTCTCGACCAGCAGGTAGGTATAAAGGTTGAGGACTGTGACGTGTACTCGCTACTGTTTAAGGTCAGTGTGTCTGGAATGTACACTGGAATGGAGGTATCTGCTAACGTCGTCGACTCTGAGTTCTACTGCGAGTACGTCGACTTCGATGAGTGTACTAATACGTGTGTCAGTCTACTATCATCTACGTTTGCCAACTTCGTTAACTTCGACGACTGTTACATGTTCGCTCCGGTGGCATCTGCACTCGAGGTGTGCATGACAGTTGCATGTGATATGTGCGAGTTCAACTGCGAGAACCTATTCATAGAGGGATATGTCACTTCTGGGACAAGTAGAGCAATCGAAGTTAATGCTAGTGGCGTGTTCATAACGAGAAACCTGTTTGTTAGAGGATTCGATGTTGGTCTCAGTATACCAGCAGATGGTGGTACTCCTATAGTTAAGATCGGGACTGTCATATTTGACGACAACACTCTGGACGTATCATGCCCCAATCCTAACGCGATCGGGTACTTCTCTGGCATCACTACCTATAACAAGATTAGCATTAACTCGTCCGCTCCTTTCTATCAGTACAATCGCGACCTACAGATCGTCACTGTAAAGAAAAGGGGAGGTGACTTCACAACGATTAATAACGCTCTAGGAGCCATAACAGACGCCACAGTTAATAGACGATACATTATAGACGTAGGTAGTGGTGTGTTCGTAGAAAACCCCATAACAATGAAGCCTTATGTGTCAATCATAGGCAAAAGTTCTCACTCGTCTATCATACAGAGTGCTGACAACGACACAACTCTCATAACTGGATATGGTCACAGTGAAGTTGAACACTTAGCTTTAATTGGCCCAACCAATGCCGGGAAGAGTTCCATCTTCTATGATGGTCATGAACACGACGACGGACCATTTTCTATATCCGACGTGAATTTTGGAAGTGCGCACACGTTACTAACGATAAACAGTACGACTGGAAATGCACACATCGAAATTAATAATTGTGGTATGAGACCATCTGCAGCGTTTGTATACGGAGTTCGTATAAATTCGACTGGAGGAAACGTCGTTACAGTACACATGGATAACGATAACTTTCTCTCAGACGGAACGTTAGTAACTGCCATCGAGGTAGATGGTTTATCCGTAGTGAGGATTCACGACACATACGTCACTGGAACTGGAGCCGGAACTGGATTGGATATTATAGGATGTGATAACACGACGACGGGCAATGTAGTACTAAATACACTCAGCGTCGGTATTAACATCCCTAACAATGCTAACACTCCATACATTAATATGTGGAATATGATTATGAGCGACTGCACTACAGACGCCACAGTATCAAATACGGCCACGACCGGAATAATAAACGGTAAACTCGAACGTACCAAATGTACGATCGCGGCAAACTCTCTCACTCTCAATATAACCGGAGACGCAGGACTCTCACTGACTGGTGATATATACACTGGAACCACATTTAATACTTCTACTAATCTAACGAAATCGATACAGTACTCCACTAACATAGGCTTAGTGACTGGAGGAGTGATGTCCACGAATGGAGTGCTCACTGTCCGCGTCGCAGCCGGAACCGGATACTTAACAGTCGGCGCGAGCCCGACAGAGTATCTACAGTACACGACTTGGATTCAGACGGACGTGCTAATATCTGCCAACAACATCAATCACATATATGTTAGCAACGCCGGGACTGTTCTGACCGCTACATCACAACCATCCGTACTTACAAATGTGTATTTGGGAGCGGTCTATGCCGCGGCAGACATACTGTACTACCACCGAACTCCCAAGATATCGTCATATACATCTAGCAAGATAGACACTGTACTACGGGATGCATTTGGAACGATAGTGCAGAGTGGACTGGTATGCACGATTAATGGAGTGAGTACAAAGCAGATGGACGTCACGAGTGGCAAGTATTGGTATGCAGTAGCATCATACTCTCCATCTGGAGGTGCAGCGATAACATACACACAGATCTATCGTGCTGTCGCAGGGTACACAATTACTACTGGGTTGGTTAATGTGAACTGTACACAGTATGATGATGGAAGTGGTACACTACAGAACATACCAGCCGGGCAGTTTGCAAAACACGCACTGTACATGGTTGGAGAAGGAGCGGATGAGATGTACTTTCTCATAGTAGGACAGGAGACGTTTGCATCTCTCGCCGCTGCGGAAACGGGAGCGCTTCCGATCCCTCCAACATTCTTTAATGAGAACACAATATCGGTAGCGGGTATCATAGTAGACCACGATCTGGATCTAATAACAGAAGTGGTGGACATACGACCTACGATCGCTTTCAGGAGTGGAACGCAGTCAGCAACGAGCGACCACAACAGTCTCTCCAATCTGACCGTGGGAAATCCTCACACTCAGTATCTATTAGCGAGTGGTGCTACGGCTATGACTGGTGATCTGAACCTGAACGGAAACGACCTTAATAGTGTCGCCACGATTAACCTCGTGAACACTAACACAGTAACACTACAGGCGAATGCTGCGACGGCAAACTACACACTCACTCTGCCCACTTCGTCTGGTGCAATAAACCAAGCACTCACTACTGATGGCACTGGAGTGTTGTCATGGGCTGGAGTCATGGTCGATCCACTAACGACGAATGAAGATCTGATAGTGAGACGGCTCGGAACAACGACACGTATGGGAGTTGGCAGCAACGGCACGAGACTTGGCGTGTTCAATGTATCTGGGGTTCAGACAGTGGGATACTATCTACCGATAGAGCCTCGTAGGGAGTACTACTTCTATGACGAATTCTTGGGAGACAACTCATCTCCGTACGGAGACACAAACTGGTACACCGCTGGCACAACGATCAAAGACCCACTGTCAGGAACCAGTATGATCGGCCACGTTATGCTACGAAGTGGCACTACTCGCACTGTGATCTCTAAAGCACCGGGGGCGTCGCTGTTCGTAGGAGGTATAGTACTTGGTAAAGGCGTTATGACCATCGAGTGTGGAGTGTACATCGCGATACTTCTAGACACCGCAGACGTTGGAGACATCATGACGATAGGACTGGGTAATGATTCGAGATCTAACAACTTACTCAACCAGCAGAACGGCGTGTACTTTAAGTATCATCCATCACTGTACGGTGCTCAGAGATGGTCGATCCATGCAGCAAACGCGGATGTGGTGACATCAGCCGACACTGCATCGGCAGTTACTGCTGGTGTATACTACAGGCTTAAGATCGTGGCTACGAACACTACTAGCGTCGCGTACTATGTGAACGACACATTGGTAGGTACGATCGTAACAAATGTACCCACCGCTGGTATAGCTCCACTCATACGCACTAGCGTGGGGTCTCTACCAAACACTGACTCTCTACATCTAGACTATGTTATGTGCCACTACATATTCACGACTCCGAGATAAATAATACACTCGCATAGAGTGTATTAGTCGCACGATCTCACTTACGTTATGTGCGCCGGGCATACAGGCATCATGACAACAATAACGTTCCGCTTGCTACACATATGGCAGTCTGCAATCGTCATAACATCTTTTATATAGATCATTTGAATCGTAGCGTTCGGAGCGACTTCACGAGCGCACGTTAGGCATAAGTTATAGTACCGTACATCTTTTAGAGTAGCGTGGCACGTTGCGCATCCATGAAACTGTGTGTAGAGACGCGATGCCCATGACGCATACGCACCACTCAGTATGCTAATCACTTCTTCATCTGTCAGCGGTTCCTTATCCATAGCTACACATACTATTATAGTATGTATGCACGTTCAATTATATACTCAGTCCACATCTTCAGATCTCTTGCCCTTACGGTCGTGGATCGCTTTGAGACGAGCCTCTTCTTCGTCCTGTTGTGTCTGTTTTTCGATCTGATCGTACATGACATTCATAGCGTTCTTCATAGTCCCGATGAGTTTGCGCGTATCGAACTCTCCGCTCTCAAGCCCACTCTGAAACCCTTGCGTCATATCATTCATAATACCACTCGCAAGTAGGCTCGTTATCGCGGCCATAGGGTTATCTGCAGTTCCGGACTGTCCAAGTGTCTGCTCTACCTTACCCATGATGTTCCCTATGAACTGCTCTTCTTTCGATCCTTTCGGAGTGCCACTCTCTTGTGGAGAGTTATGATGCGATATACTGAGAGCCTCTAGTTTAGAGAGGATGTTAGTATCACTCGGATCCATCAGTGCGAGTATGGTGAGTAGATGATCGTATATAGCAACTCTTACTTCTGCATCTCCTCTATGTATACATCCCTGTATGTCTATGAATATACGACCCGGAGTGTATACGATACATGAGTTTCTTGGAAACTCACTTCCCTCGAGTATGATGTCTTTGTAGTTGGAGAAGAACATGCCGAACGCATTAATGTGTTTAGTCACAAACTTACTATCCGATGGAGACGTGGCGATTAGTAGCCGATTGTACAACTGTACTTTCGTATCTTGGGGGAACATCTTACTAAGTTCATGTACGAACTCCTTCATAGCCCCAAACAGTTGAGTACGGCGTTCTGCCATATCTTTACAGATATAGCATATGTCTTTAGATATCCTCGCACTCTCGATCACGCGCATTTCTATATCGCGAGTGCTAGACGCGTTTCTTATTCTTCATGTACTGCTCCGCGCAAACGACGAAGTTGTCGAAGAACTTAAATATAGTCTCCTTATACTCGTCGTCGTTAAGCAATCCTCCTCTCCATAGATCTGTAAAGCAACGTACTGATTCGTCCGGAAGTCCGTCGAACACTTCTTTATGTTCCATAAAAAATCGGTCATCGCGAGCGATAACTCGATCTTTGTACGGACAGACACGAGAGACGATCGCTGACATAAGACGATCGGGCGAGTACTGCTGCATAAAGAACTGTACGCCTGTTATGTCCGAGTATGCCTTTGGGTTCTCTCCAACGATCGCTAGTAGGTATGAAATGAGCTCATCTATCTGCTGATGTAGTATTCCTTCCATAATAGCTATGCTACGCTATAATAGGGTACGTATACACTTAAGTCTGTATGGCTACGGCGTTATGAGAATGAGTCGTCGTGTGCTTTTCGTCTCTTTTCGGCGTTTTTCATTATAGTCTGTACGTCTAGTTTTCCGGTGTCATCCACAGTATGAACGTCATCTTCGAGTAGTTGGTACTCATCTCCATCCTCTACAGCCCGTTCCGCACCTTGAGGAGGAGCAAGTGTTACCTCTTCTACAGCCTGAGGGCTATGGATCATACTCTCTGCCCATCGAAGAGCGTCGTTTCCTTTGTATATGTCTAGGTTTCCATCGTCATGCCTGATCGTTATTGTAGGAACAGCGTCCACCTTAAAATACTTACCCGTTCGAATCGCTGCTTTGACGCGTGCTGAGTCAACACATACGTTTCGTATAGGGACGGAACTGGCGTTTATTAACTGTGATATCTTGAGGCAGTTACGAGAGAATCGAGACCAGTAGTACACTATATCTATGATGGTCATTACTGATATAGAGTATATTATGCTTTAAATTCATGGACGCTATTAATAATGGAAGGCGTAGAAACAAGAGTAGAGATATCCGACTACGATACGATCAGAAGCTTCCTACGAACAGTGGCACTTCGTACGGAGGGAGCACTTCTATCGCATCTGCGTATCGTTGAAGACGTGACGACTCTTACGAACGGTGAGATGGTACATGTTGCAAACATAAACGACTACATACGAACGCTGTCTCTGCAAGAACTAATAGGTCGAATGGACGCGATCGAGGATATGTGGCCTCTACTCACAGAGTCTGATATAGTGTCTCTGTGGCTATTAGCAATACCACAAGAGAGCATTCCTCGTAGTATAAAGATCGAAGATACGTACTACGCATCGTTCGATATAGACAGTATGATGAAAGACATGCGCGAGGAGATCGCATATGGAAGAGATCTACTAGTAGACACAACTGCGTCTCAAGCAAAAGTGGTGGGCGAGTTCAAACGTATACCCCCAGAACAGCTCGTTGCAATGTCCGATTTTGTGTTGGACGAGATCACAGTGGGTATATCATTGGAACTGCCACATAGAGATAAGATCATAGACGTGTTCGACTCTCTATCGACATCTATATACGTTCCATTCATTCGTATGGTGTACGATAACAACACATACTACAAAGTACATAGATCTGTCGTTCCATCGCACGAATGGTTGGAAGAAGACCAGGAGAACAACACTATAGTCATGCGCATTCTCAGAGTGTCCAAGGAACGTATAAAGAAAGTGAAGAACTTGTACACTACAGCCATATGGGACGAAAACAATAACATCGCAATAAGCGTCGTGTTAGATGAGAGTATGGATCAGGAACTACTCGAAGAGAGAGTACTCTCCGCGATAGACATATCGCTCCCATACAAGAAAATCTTTACTAAACAGGTCGAGGTAAAAGGAGCGGTGCGAGTAGAGACCGGAATAAACAGATACTTGCTGACAGATATGATCACTAACGATGACACTGTATCCTATTTCCTATACGTTAACGAAAGAAAGAAGTTGGCCACTACAAAGAAACGGTTCTATGTATACTACAACTACTCGAATGAACTCGAAGATCCTATAACGCTCATAATCACTCCACACGCGGATCATAGTGATATACGAATCATGAGAGCCAAAGACGAGGCTCATGTGAAAACGGTCACACGTATACTCAGTCGTATCATCTCTTACTACAGATCTCACACCAAGAATGTTCTAGACATATATCGGCCTCTGTTCGCAGAGTTTGATAAACTAGCCGGTATAACGGAAGAACATACTCTAACGACTAAGGTAGTAAAGCCTGAGAAAAAGTTGGCACCACAAACACGATGCGAACAGCTTTCAACTATGAGACCTGATATCTTCGTGGAGGGGTATGCTCGTAAGTGCCAAAAGATCAGTCAGCCCAAGATCGTGACAGACGAAGAGGCTAAAACGTATGAACCTAATATGAAGATGTACTACCCCAGAGATAGTGGTAACTGGTACGTCTGTGCGCCCAGAGAGGAGTCGGATCGAGATCAGAAACGTATATTCCCGGGACTCATGGAGAACAAAACTCTAAGTAATAAAGATACAGTGCCGTACCTCCCAGCGTGCTTCACCTCTAATCAGTACACCAAACGCAGTTCCACTCTTAACGAATATATGAAAGGCGGTACTACCAAGAAAGTCGTGGCTACTGTAGGCGTCGGACACGTACTGTCTGCAGAGAAGAACGTACCAAGCGGGAGGTATGCCAACGTTCCATCGTTGATAGAGGAGTTGCTCACAGAGGCTGGTATTAAAGACGTGTCCAAATGCAAACGTAGAGGAGTTGCCACGTCTCCCAACAGCATACTGCACTGTCTAGAACTCGCGTTTCAGACCGACTCGTACGATCATATGAGTACGGACGAAGGGAAAGAGATTCAGATACGGAACGATGTACGCCCACTACTACTCATAGACATTAAGGCCGCCGTTGCCAAACAGGAGATGTACAACTACACACTAGAAGACATAAGAACCTACATTACTGATGTCGACACGTTCATGGATCCGCGGCACGTTGTGCGTATACTTGAGGAGTACTATGGATGTAACATATTCATGTTCGTACGAGATAGCGATAGCGATAATAAGTACGGAAACATACTACTACCATTTCACGCAGGAGCGTACATATTCCGAGAGTACGACTATGAAACACCATCCGTCATGATAGTCCTGATTCCGACGAGTGAAGAAGCGTACCCATACCAGTGCGAGATAGTGTCGTTCGACGATGAACTCCCCGTTAACACGAGGTTCATTATGAGAGACACACGGTTCACTCGCACACTTGCCACGACACTCTATGAATCTTCGGTGTCGTACGATCTAACATTGGGAGATGTGATACTCCCGCAGAGCATGACCACCACTGGTATAATGGCGCAGTACATAGACAACTATGGAAAGAGACGAATGAACGTATACACCACGAAGGATGGAGATGCGCTCTCCTTCGTGGTGAAGCCATCTGTACCACTGAACATAAACGCTATAGAGAATGTGGAAGATGCTCCTATAACTACGACCACTATAGCGAATCAGTTCATAACAGATAGTAACCTTGCTATCGAATCGCAGGATGTAGTATTCAATCGTGTAGTGGGATTGAAACTCACGAATGGAAACTACATTCTGGCCGCAGGAGTGGAGATCGCTGATGTACCCAAATCTACAACGTCGTCTACTAATCCTCTGATGTTCATGGAGAGAGGACACAACAATGAGCTCAGAACGCTACGCAGACTGAGGCGTATCGCAACACTCCTTAAGTTCCACTCACTGCGTCTGTACGCTCTAAATCCGCAGACGTATGGTGCCGATAGTTATGTGATAGCGAAACATCACGCTTATGAGGGAGTAGAAGCGCTCACTCGTCTAGTGGACACGAATGTACTGTACGATAGTGAAGGGCGGCTAATCATAGATAGTGAGACACTACGCAACAAACTTATGTACTATGTCAAGACGATGGTTATGAAGAACGAAGAGTACGTTGCGGAACACGCCACTATGCAGATCGTCGATAACTACTACGCCAACATAAGCGACTTTAGAACGAGAGAAGGTCAACTCGTCTTTGATACAACAGACACACTCTCCGAGTGGATACGTAAGGAACGCTCTGCAAAGATGGAGAGTTCGGTGGTGTACATACCACGAATGCGTACGTCCGAACCCTCCGTAGTTAAGAACGGTGCGATATTCGGGGGCAGACCGTTCCTCGTTCAGAATGTGATAGATGGGGACATAACACGAGCGATGAATGTTTGCAGAATGTGGAACGATGAGCACATTAACAAGGGATACCACACTCCGTCACTAACCGAAGCCATCCCACGCTACGATCTGTACGATGCTTTTGGAAAGACGCGTAGTGTTGAACCTGAAGTGGTGTCTGAAGATACCACTGTCGTTAACATATACGATCATGGAAATGACTACTACTCCGCGATGTTGGTGATCTAAAACGTATAAATACGCTCTCTCATATTATAATGACGTCGCGTAGAGTACTTGGACCATCCAATATTATACCTGGATTCTTTACAGAGGGGAATGTTAAGGCCGTGAGTATCATCGTTAGCAACATCCTTACCAAGGAGTTCAATCACGACATCCTGATACCTACTGATGCCGTAGAGAGTATGATGGACACCGTGTACGAAGAGTCGGTGTACGCTCCTACTTTCAGGAATGTGAACGGACAGTATGACAGAGGACTGCTATATCTCAACAACATAGTTATGACAAGACTTCTATCATCATGCAGACAGGAGATTCTAACCACGCAGAGGGCAACGAACTGGCTGAAAAACGAGAGGAAAGCTCGAATGAACGACTCGAGCCTCGGCCTACGTAACCACGACATCATAAAACTACGGCTACCGGAAAAGACACTGCCACTGGTATGGTCTCGATCGTATTAGATATATATATACCCGATTGAGTATATATAATGACGGACGATATGTTTGGTGGACGATGCAGTTCCACAGACGTAGATCCTATAACACAGGAGCCACTTGGTGAGACGGACGATGTGATCGTGTTCGTACCAGAGAACAATCAGCGTGCAGGGTTCTGTATAAGTAGAGAAGCACTCCTGCAGTACTGGGAGTCGGACAGTTCGTGGCTGTATGGCGACTGTCGTGGACATCCGATTAATGTGGAAGCATACCCAGATCGATACTGTCGTAAGTACTACAAGTTACCACATACTAACAGCAGCATGTTAAGTGGTGTCGTAGACATGATCAAGAATAATCCTAGAGTGGATGTGTAGGCGATGAACAGTACACATAGACCGGTTAACATTGGGAGGTGGATGCACTACACAAGTGAAACAAACATTCCAAATGCAGAGGTGTACTTCGTACGGCCATCTACACTTGACACACTCGACGATCAGACACCATTTGACTGGACACCTCAGGAACCATCCCAGAAGGATGGGAAGGGAGACTACTACGGAGGAGGTGGATACTAGAACATCTTGGAGAGGCAAATCCTCCAGTAGACGAGGAGGAAGAGGAGGAAGAAGAGGAAGAAGAGGAGGAAGAAGACGAAGACGAATTGAGAGCCATATATAATGAAATATATCCAGAGGAAGCTATAACACTGAATATATCAGATAGAGAGTTAACTACACTCGTTGGTATACAACGCCCTCCGAATGTCACGATTTTGAACTGTAGTAATAATAGTCTTGTGAATCTCGTAGGATGTCCCGATGGTATAATCGTCTTGATATGCGATAACAATCGTCTCACAACTCTCGTAGGATGCCCTCAGTCGGTTAGTGTTATAGCATGCGTTAATAATCGTCTTGAATCATTTGAGGGATGCCCGACGGGTCTGATAGAGATGAACTGTCGTGCAAATCGTCTCACATCTCTCGTAGGATGTCCACGCTCTGTCACAGATCTAACGTGTAGTAACAATCGTCTCACATCTCTTGAGGGATGTCCACGCGGATTAAGATCGTTGGACTGTAGAGACAATCGTCTCACATCGCTCATTGGATGCCCTACAACGATTACTGAGATATACAGAGACGATACATTAGTACATACAGAACCACGCCCTCCCACAGGATCTGATATAGAATATGACGCCCTGTACGATCTGAACAATCCAGACTCGGGTATAGATCTCACAGCCGAGATCTCGGAGTACCAAAGAGATCCTACTAACATGGGGCCATGTATCAGTTGCGACGGGCTTAAGTACTCTGCCGATCTCCGCGTTCATATGTACGAACGCGGAGCTGCATACAGGGCGACGATCGTGCAGAGATTCCGTACTGGCACTGTGACGACTGTAGTAATGAAAATGACGTCGGTAATGACGTCGGTGATGACGTCGACTGACGTCGACTGACGTATACAAATAAACGCTTCGCCTAGATTAGTGTAGCACACGCTACACTAATGACTCTCTGTATGATTTGACATACTGCTCCAGTTGCTTACTCCACACACTCGCTGCGCGAGTCGAAACGGAACGATTGCATCCTTTATGAACGTTCTTACGAACTCGCGTACTCGCTACACGAGTTGACGCGAGTGGAGACTCGCGTTCCGCACCGGGCGTATCCAGGACGCCGGAGGCTACACAGAATCCTATGACATTACCATTAGCATCTTTCTCTACACGCAATGATTCTATATCCGCTATTAGTCCGTCACCGTCGTAGGTCACTATGTCCGCGCACTCGCTGCGCGAGTTGCTCAACAGGAACACCAATTTGATCGTGTTAAGTAGTTGTATTCGGTTCTGTGTCGTGAGTCCATGTACATCGGCCATACGGTGTACATACTCACAGATCGTTCGCTCTCTGCACGCTTTCGTAGTACGTTTTGTAGACGCTGAGTTCGTGGTAAGCGATTTAAGAGTGGATATGTCTCCCTGCGATCGCATGCATAGCCCTTTTGGACTATCTCTCATAATGGACATCATCTCTGTGTATAATGAGATGTACTTTGCGGCGTCATCAGTATTCACTTGCGTGGTGTCTATACCTGTCGTTACCGACGTCCATCTCTTCGATCCGTGCGGGATGTACATCATAGTCTTAGGATCTTTAGGAGAGACGCGGAACCCTTTAGGAAACCTGCCTTTTGCGCAGTTCTCCAACACGTCGATCCAAAACGGATCTAAAGTGTAGCCACTGCATTCGTTAAACGCTGGGTATGGTACACTCGCCGTAGGCGAGTGTGTATCGAGTACCATTTATAATATAAATGTCTTAACTTTAATAAAACTGAAGTGTAAAATATGTGTTAGTGTATAAGCGGTGGTGCGTACAATGTCTCTGTACGAGACTCCGTATGATAAGGCAAGAGCGTGGATGCATGCATTCGAAGAGTGCTCAGAACGTGTCATGAAGATCATAGAAGGACTCTCTATGGACGCAACTAGTCTCGTGGCGACTGTACGTGCTATTCGCGATGAGATTCATGCTCCCAACGAAAAGGCTGAGAGCGAAGAACTACGACGTGTGAGCATCTGTATGAGAGGACTGTCATGCATGCTCACAGCCGACCATCGCTTACTCCCAGAGTTTTGGTGTCCTCATGGCTGTAGTGTAGAGAGATTGGCGGAGTTCCTGGACAAGTGTTCCGCTGAGATCGATCTGCATCTGCAATCGTTCGTAGTTAACGGAACTCTCGATCTTCCTCCGAATACGTAGTACGTATATTGATATGAACACATACCATACTGTGGTATGTGTATGCGCTCACTGTGTCATGAATATGTACACGCTCCCTCACGGAACCGCTACGTCTCTCACCGAGTATGAGTTCCCGTCTTGGATCGAAACGCTCTACTGCAGTTTTAGAGGACTAACGTCGCTCGTAGGATGCCCAAGCACAGTACGAAACATCATCTGTCAAGGAAACAAACTAACATCGTTCGAAGGATGCCCTTCCGGAGTGACCTACATCTGTATGCCAGATAATAAGTTGACATCACTCGTGGGATGTCCAGAGTCCGTCACGCATCTCAACTGTAGTAACAATATGATCACTTCTCTCGTAGGGTGTCCCGCTGGTATGCTACTCCTGAACTGCGGAAACAATAAAATCGCAACGCTAGGGGGACTTCCATCGGGAATCACAGAACTGACGTGCTACTCGAACGAGCTGACGACGCTCGTGGGATGTCCGGATACAGTAACTGCACTATTTTGTCACAGTAACAGACTGACGTCGCTCGAGGGATGTCCGCCGAACATAGAGTATCTGAACTTCGATCACAATGAGGGCATTCCAATGCTAGAGTCGTGCCCTCCCCAATACCCAACTCTCACCCAGAACCAGTGGGAAGCGGTACAAAAAGAGCGGAAGTATAGTCACCTGCACATATACTAAAATGACATGTCATTATATATTGATATGAACACATACTAAATGTAGTATGTGTAGTTCTCTCATCATGACTATGTACAATCTCACCACTTATGGATCCGCAGTGTCTCTCGAGGGGTACACGTTCCCGAATGGTATCACAGCACTCTACTGCGCGCGCCATAACTTGTCGTCGCTCGTAGGATGTCCAAGTACAGTTACACATCTCATCTGCGGAGACAACAAGTTGACGTCGTTCGAAGGATGCCCTGCTGGGCTGACCAAACTCGACATCTCAAACAATCTACTAACGTCGTTCGACGGGTGTCCTTCTACTATTACTTCTCTTCAGATTCAGCATAACAAACTGACGTCGCTCTCCGGGGCTCCGGACGGTCTCACGTTTCTGGACTGTAGTTCTAACCTACTCACATCACTCGTGGGATGTCCTGACAGTGTGACAGTACTTGAGTGCAATGCAAATGACCTGCCGACGTTGGAAGGATGCCCTTCGAATGTTAACGAACTTGTTTGCTCTTCGAACAAACTAACCTCTCTGAAGGACTGTCCTTCTACTGTAAAAATCCTGAACTGTTACAACAATCACATCACCACACTCGTAGGGTGTCCTGCTGGTATGGTCGATCTACTCTGCTCATCGAACGAGCTTACCTCTCTTGAGGGATGTCCTCCGAATGTAAAGTATCTGTCCTTCGGCCACAATAGGATCGCGACATTGGATGGTGTTCCTGAGACCGTCACCGAACTGACGTGCAACTTCAACGAACTGACGTCGCTAGTGGGATGCCCGGAGTCTGTCATTAAGCTGTACTGTGATAACAACAGACTGACGTCGCTAGAAGGGTGTCCACTTAACGTCAGGTATCTGGACTGTGATAACAACCCCGGAATGCCAGTGTACAACTCCGTTCCGGATCTATACATCGGAATCACATCGGGGCAGTACAGTGCGATCGAACGAGCGCGAAATGAATGAATACTGATAACTTATCGCTATAGCGATAAGTTAATAACACATCTATACACTATGGGTATAGAGGATCTGAACAAAGTCATTAAACGTGTCTGCCCTCGTGCGTTCACAGAAGTACATCTCTCGACACTCCACGGCAAGACGATCGCGATGGACACCAGTCTCTATGTGTACAAATACGTCAAGAGTCAGGGAGAGATGTGGCTCGGGTCTATGATACGCATGCTCCTGGCTCTCAAACGAAATCGTATTAAGATCGTGTGTGTCTACGATGGAACGGACGTTCCTATAGAGAAAACACAAGAACGCATCAAACGATCGAAAACGGTGGACAGATCGGAGGAGCGTCTTCAAGAGATTCACGACGTTATGGACATGCTCGAAAACGACCACATGTTCTCTGCAGTAGGTGTTCCTGAAAACATCGTGGAACGAATACAGAAGATCGTTTATAGGAGACGGGGCATGACGGAACTGACAGACACCACAGACTACACGTCTATAAGATCGTGCTACAACGCGTTGGAACGTGCAGAATCATCCGTCGCGGCTCAATCGCTGCGTGTTACTAAGAGACACATGAAACTGATACACACGGCGATCGAGCTAATGGGCATTCCGTCCGTACAGGCACCGGGAGAGGCGGAAGCAACATGCGCCGCCATGTGTAGAGAGGGACTGGTGTACGGTGTCCTTAGCGATGACACGGACGTTCTTGTGTACAGAACCCCGATCGCACTCTCCAAACTCGATCTACGAAATGAGACCGTCGTTATGACGGGTATAACAGAGGTGCTGAATGGGCTCGAACTGTCGTACGATTCGTTTCTGGACATGTGCATCATGCTCGGTTGCGACTACAATACACGTATTAGTGGGTACGGTGCTGTGAAATGCTACGATATGATAACTAAATACGGAAAAATAGAGGACATGCCATTGGCAGATACGGCGAAAATGTGCTTACTGCATGAACGATGTCGTGAGATCTTCAGTATGGAACATAATAGTGGCGTGTTGGCATCCGATATATACGTCGACGAGTTCGATAGGAACGGTATGCGACAATTCCTAATCGATCATGGCGTTCGTATGCGAGTGGAAGAGATTAGTAAGGTGTTCGATCACGGCGTAGTGTTCGAGTAGTCCGCAGGACACCATAGGACACCGTAGGACACCGTAGTCCGCAGGACACGTTTACATATACATCGTGTATATGTGAGAATTACTTTATACGATCGCAGTACTCTTTCCACCCCAGATGCTCTATCTCGCACAGTGCTTTTTTATGATCGTCAGTCAGCCTGCTACGTCTACGAGTGTAGCACATCCACTGAGCGAATCGTTTCTCCCCCACTTCACCGGGTGTCTTTGGGTTTGCAATCTGTTTCGGCCGGCGTTTGTTATTCGAGCACCACTTGCTAATAGCGGCTATGTTATCTTCGATAGTCCTAACGTCTTCGCAGTACTCTTTCCACCCCAGATGCTCTATCTTGCACAGTGCTTTTTTATGATCATCAGTCAGCTTGCTACGTCTACGAGTGTCTTTCATCCACTGAGCGAATCGTTTCTCCCCCACTTCACCGGGTGTCTTTGGGTTTGCAATCTGTTTCGGACGACGTTTGTTCTTCGAGCACCACTTGCTAATAGCGGCTATGTTATCTTCGATAGTGAACGTAGTCCTAACTTCTTCGCAGTACTCTTTCCACCCCAGATGCTCTATCTCGCACAGTGCTTTTTTATGATCGTCAGTCAGCCTGCTACGGCTACGAGTGTAATCCATCCACTTAGCGAATCGTCTCTCCTCCACTTCATCGGGTGTCTTTGGGTTTGCAATCTGTTTCGGCCGTCGTTTGTTGGCAACACACCACTTACGAAGTGTTTCTATCCCCTGAGCGATTCTATCTATTCCCGATACGAATTGACCGATGCTGTCATACACATTTTCGAACATGTATTCGACCGATCGTTCATCGATCGTTTCAGTGTCGCATCGTTCGATTGTGAGCCGCGATCCGATGGATCCCCGTTTTGCACTCCGTGAGATCTCTGTATCGTATTTCGCCAACATGCGAAGAAATTTGGCCACTTCACATTCCGCGACGTCTAACGACGTTGTAGTATTGTACACTGTGACAGGAAGCACGACGTGAGTAAGTGGTTTATCGGATCCGAGACGTACGACTCTTCCAACGCACTGTATGATCGACACATGCGATCTTCTCGGCTCTACGAATACTACACAGTCCGCCGACGGGATGTCCATTCCTTCTCCGATCGTGTTAACAGTCGACAGTACCTGTATAGTTCCTCGTGTCAGATCACCTATGATGCGCTTTCGGTGTTTAATGGGCGTAGTTCCATCGAAGTATCCGCACTTAACTCCACGCTCTTCGAGCGAGTCCGCAAACCGCTTAGCAGCGTCCAATCGATTGGAGTATGCTAGTACTCTGGTGTACGTGTTGCTCTTAACATTACGAGCCACATAGTCTGCGTACGCAGACGAAGTATCAACGTTCTCCGCACCGTCCGTCAGAAAGATCGGCGTGTGTATGTGATAGTCGGTCAACCACCCGTCGTTTATCGCCGTCCTGAGATCGTACGTATAGTCAGCATGTGATAATGTAGCACTCATCGACACGGTTCTTCGTGATCTACTCATAACGTAGTTAACGACATCCGATACGTCATCCACTAGAATAGCGCTATCGCTATCGCTATCGCTATCGCCGCTATCGTCGGTTGTAGTGTGCTTATAGTGGTGTGCTTCGTCTACCAACATTAGATCGTACTCTATGTCCATGATGAGAGATAGACTGTCCACTACAGCGACGTATACATTGGCGTTCATATCTATTCGATCGTTGTGGCCGGTTCCAACGAGACAGACTACGACGTTAACAGGAAGATCATTCGTCATGATCTCTCCTATCTGATCCATAAGAACGATGGATGGTACCACTATGCATACTCGAAACTCTTCTTGTGCTATACTGTGTGCATCCTTAATGAGATCTCTCACGAGGTGTACCATCAGCAGCGTCTTTCCTGTACCACACGCGAGTAGCAGACGCGTTTCTCCTTTCGGTCGTAATGCGCGTAGTGCTTCCATCTGGTATGGACGAAGTTCTCTTGAATCGTCGCAGAATGAGTCGTCCGGTATCGATCGAAGTCGCTCACACAGTTCTTCATACTCCGTCGCTCCAAATCTCTTCAGATCGTATACGTGCCTTAGTCGTTTGGTAACAGTAGCGTCCTCAGAGCACCATAGCTCTCGTCTGTGATTAAAGAAGCCACACTCCCCTGACAGTGCTAGGAACTTAGCCACCTCGTCCCAACTTACATTCCCATCGCCCGTACGCATCTTTGACTGTACTACGACGTAGTTTCCCGCGCCGTCTATGCCACAATCCGTCTCAGGCGCTCCACTCGTCTCTATGTACCACGGTGGTAGATCGCCCCACCTCACAGCGTTCGCGTAAGCACACGTCACGATCTCAAATCTCATCGCGCGTTCGTACATCGGAACGGTCTCCGCAAACAGTTCGTCGTATGATCTGTTTGCAAGTACGAATCTCGCTTTTCTTAACGACTTTGTAATAACATCGCTAGGAAGTTCCATACCACGAGTGCGCACGTGTACACTATACGCGTTGTGAGCATGCTACATCAATCAAATGTAGTATCATATTTGCATGGGATGTCTTCTTAAAATATATGGTATTCCGTGCGAGACATGAACGACTAGTTTAATCATAACGATACATATATGTATATTGATATACATATATGTATTATGTATATACATACAGTTCGTGCGTGTTCATTCACTCTCCACAGATATGACAGCAGTCGCAAACGTTGTTGGCTACGTTCGTGTGAGTTCGCAACAGCAGAGTCAGTTCTCTGAAGGGCATGTGTCATTGGCCGTTCAAGAGCGCGCTATTCGCGACTGGTGTACCGCAAATGGAATGAATCTCGTGCGCATGTTCCAGGACGTCGTATCCGCGCGCGATATGACGAAACAGAAATCGCTTCAAGAGCTTGGTACTTTCGTCCGTAGTGGAACGATCAAGACCGTCGTCGTTTATAACGTGTCGCGGTTCTCACGCAACGTCCTCCAGGGTCTCGAGTTCATCAAGAACCGGCTACTCGCTCGTGGAGTGAACATTCACTCGGTGATGGATGGGTGCCAGTACTCTGGGACGGCTGGAAAGAACATGTTCACGATGACTATGGCGTTCGGCGAAAACCAGAGCAACGTCATTAGCGACAACGTGAAGTCGTCGCACACATTCCTCCGTGGGTTCGGCTTTCAGTTTGGGGCGGCCAAGTATGGGATGAAGGCGATCCGTGTTCCTTCGTCGGGAGATCCGAACATTCTCGTTCGCAAGTTCGTCCGTGATGACGACGAGCATGCCGTGATCGAAACGATCATGCATTCTGGACTCTCCGCCGAAGACACTGCGCTGAATCTCAACGGTCAGGGAGTCCTCCGTCGTGGAAAGCCATGGACTGAAGCCAGTGTGCGCGGTATCATCGTCGCTCACAAGCCTCTCAGTATGCGACAGCTACAGAGCGCTCTGCCTTCGGGTGGTGTACCGCTTCCACGTTCAACCGGTGCTGTGCGCCCTCGTCATGGGCGTCGTCTTCGTGGCACTCCGTTTTAAACACGACGTGTCACGCAATAGCCCACTCTCTTACGAGAGTGGGCAAAACATCAGATGGTATCATTTATCGCAGTGTGTTGCGCATCGGCGAGTAGTCGGTTGGCATACCACAACATCTTCTTCAAATCCTCAAGCCCATTCTTCTCTTTGTATCGGCACTATCTAACCCTCAACGAAGGTCATTCGCTGATCGACTATGAAGTCGCAGACTTCGATCGTTCTATAGTAGTTCGGGTTTATACTGTCCATACTACGGCGTTGTAAAGTGTTAGCTATAGCTAACACTTTCGTTTCTATACATCGCGATGAGCATGTGTTTGATCTCTGTTATCATCTGTTTGTAGGTGTACGTAGGTATGCATGCCATGTACGTGTAGACATCGTAGTCCCATCGTTGTGGGATCATTGCATCAGCTCGATCGCAGCCGTCACGTCATCCTCTACACCACAAAAGTGTGTGTCCTCATCAAAGATGTACTTCTCTTCCATCTTTTTGTTTCGCTGGTTGAAACGATCCGTCGTCACGTTGTAGAAGTACGTCTTTTCATCCGTGCTCTTGTTCAGAGCGTCTGCGAGCTTCAGTGCGTAGTACTCTAGCTTGTCATCGTCTTCCATATCAGAAGGCTTGCGTTTAGCGGTCGCTTTCTTGACTCGACCAACGTTAGCACGTTCCTTATACGGAGCGCGTTCCTCCTCTGAGAGATTGCGCCACATCTCGCCCAACTTCTCCATCGTCTTCTGCGACACGAGCTGTTGGTTGACGACGTTTCCATCCATCTCGTCGATAACGATCTGCTTCGCATCGGCGCGGTGATCGTTTGACCACAGGATGTACGCTCCCGGAGGGCGCTTTGGGCGTTTCATGCTGGCTTCCTTCACCTTCTCGAAGTGCTCCTTCACGCGTTCTACACACCGATCGCCAAACTCCTTGTTAGTAACGAGTTTACGATCACTGGCCGAACGAGATGGTAGCGATGACAGAACTTCGTCGCGGACGATCTTAAGAATGGCGCGGATTTTGGCCTCTGTAGTCATGACTGCAAGAGTGCTTCTATAAGCAGACTGTGTATTCTTATATCAATATAACACTACGATCTACGATCATAATATACAACATTTGCGTTTGGACACCCTGTGAACGACGTTCCCTACGCGTTTGCCACGAATAGATCTCACTATGGCGCTAAACGTCTCTACAACATTAACACGCGTCTTAGCACTCGCCTCTACGTACTTAACATGTAGCGCAGATGCTAACTCTTTAGCCTCATCCATTCGCACCGTCCTAACATCGATCAGATCGCACTTGTTTCCCACCAACACAATAGGAACGTCGTCGTAGTCCTTAACTCGCGATATCTGTTCTACGAATCCCGACACTTCATCGAAAGACGATCTGCTAATGATACTGTATACTACGATGAATCCTTCTCCAGTACGCATGTACTGGTCTCTCATCGCAGAGTACTCTTCTTGACCTGCCGTATCGAGTATGTCTAAGAGACACGACTCTTCATCCACTACGATCTGTTTTCTGTATGCTATTGTAGGATCGTACTCGTTAATGAAGTAGTTCTGCATGAACTGTATAGTTAGAGCGCTCTTTCCAACACCTCCACCTCCTACGACGACAACTTTATACTCCATTGTTAATAGCGACGATACAAAGTGAGCATTATACAGCAATATCGTTTATACACTACGTAGTGTATAAACGAGTACTGTGTTAGAGTGGAATGACAGAATGGGTAGATAGCAAACGTGCTTCCGAACTACTCGGAGTGTGTACAGCAACACTACGCAACTGGGATAGAAAGGGAAAGATCGTGACCAAACGAACGCCCACTGGAAGAAGAACGTACAGCCTTACGAGCATAAGCGATCTCAAAGAGATCGAACGTAGATGCATCGCGTACTGTAGAGTTGGAACTAACGAAGACGTGGACATACTACGCAGACAGTGCGACTATTTTGCCGAACACTTTCCAAATCATACGATCGTGACTGATACCTCGTCTAGTATAGATGAACACAGACGCCCCGGACTAGTGAATCTACTTAACCGAGTGCTTGAAGGCACGATAGACGAGATCGTCGTGCTACATAGAGACCGATTGAGTAGAGTGTCGTATAACATTCTAGAGATCGTGATAAAACATGGCGGGTGCAGGATTATAAGTTTGGACAATTCGGCGTATGCTAGCACTCAGTTAGAACTGGCGAGAGATATGTTAAGTCTATCGTTGCTTTTTTCTTCTCCAAAAGATCTCAAGAGTCTATAATGCCCATAACTAAGAAGTGCATAGCTCGCAGTCGCATTCTTGAGAACGCCGAGAAACGTGTACGCAAAGATAAGAAACGCGTCGAAACGAGGTGCCTAAAGCGTGGTAAGCCACGCCAAGAAGAGGACGGATCGATGACACAACAGTGCGCGTCACAGACTAAGAGTGGAAAGCGATGCAAGCGGTACTCTGTTCCTGGGCAGACTATGTGTTACCAGCACATCGTAACTAACGTTAACTGCGCTATGTACCATCGTGCTGTAGGTATAGCGCGTGCCAACCCTACGATAACGAAAACACAGATGGCAGATATGCTTGGTGTGAGTGCTAGCGTGGTGACTATCGCAGATAAGTACCAACGTCTTATTGGTAAGAAATGCGTGTGAAATGAATAATTAATTATACGATCGTATAATTAATGGCTCCTACGAAGAAGTGTACCAAACGCAGAGACGCACTCGCAAATTCGCGCAAGAAAGTCACTGTTCATAAGAAGATCGTAAAGGCAGAGTGTACCAGACCAAAGCCGGCAAAGAAAGTAGATGGAGTGAAGGTTATACAGTGCACAGCCAAGACGCTATCGCTAGCAAGGTGTAAGCGATACTCAGTCCCTGGAACTAAACTGTGCTTCCAGCACACCACAGGTGGCTTCACGCCAGCGTACATGACATCAAACGTCGCTCCGCTGTGTTCCAGCTGTGTTCCTCCTCGTTCCTCATCGGGAGCGCTCGTTCCGTACGTTCCCCCGCCTAAACCAAAGGTGGTGACGGACTCGGAGGTCACCATTCGTATAAACGCCATACGAGATCCAAAAGTAAAGAAGCGTGTGCTGCGAATGCCACGTTCAGAGGTAAAAGGAGCGATCGTAGCGCTGTCGGATCCAAGAGTGAGAGCGAGAGCTATGACGTCGCGCACTCCAGAGATCAGAGAGTACGCTCTGGCGCTCGGGCCACCCATCTCATCGAGTGGTGCGATCGTTCCCTACCGCCCCATGGCTCGTCTGACAGAAGAGAGAGACGTGTTCTCATCCCCTAAAGTGTGGCGTACAGGCGCAGCATACGAATCTCCCAAGTACGAGAGGCCAATGGCACCGTCTGTACAGCGCGTAAAGCCAACCGGGATGCCTGGGAAACTGTTCGCCCCTCCTATTCCGACGCTGGAAGACTTCGAGGAAGAATATTAAAGGGTATTAAACTTTAGACTAATGGAAAGTCTAAAGTCTCCGAAGGACTATATATTCTATGCCTATACGCGAGAGGGGTATGTCATAAAGGGTATAATAGACACCATGCTCAACAATCTCACTAAAGACGCGACGATCACATTTGATGAGCATGGTGTTCATTCGTCATGCGCAGACGCTCACTCGGTCGTGCTCGTATCGTTCGATCTGCTGAGAAAGAACTTTCAGAACTACATATGCGAGTATCGTTTCACTGGCAACTTCGTCCTCAAAGAACTCCACAAGACCGTCAAAGTGGTTCGAAAGAAAGACAGCATCACAATGTACGTCAGGAAAGATCAGCCAACGAAACTCGTACTCGTTACTTCTCCTCAGATAGTACACGATGCTCCAACTAGTGGCATAGTGTCGAGCGAGTCAGTCATATTCTCACTATCGGAGCCGATTGTACATTCGTCCATAGACAGCTACGAGTATCCATACACTATGTCATCCTCTAATTTTCAAAAAGTAGCGAAGAAGATGGCATCTACTATCAAAGGGGATAACGTAGATCTACACATACAGGGTACGACCTATGTTCGGTTCTACTGTACCAATGGCATTAATGAGTCTATGTCGGAGTTCGGTACGAAGGCCGACACCTCTGGTGCGGATGGTGCGGCGGCTATGTATAAAGGGCGATTCTACACCACTATGTTCGGCAATCTACTAAAACTACAAGCACTGGCCAAAGAACTAAAAATATACGCTCCAGTCAGAAACAATAAACACCCCGTAAAAATAGAAGTGAATGCTGGAGGACTCGGAACACTATCGATCTACCTGAAGAGTTGTGAGTGTATAGACACTGAAAAGCACCCCGGTACTCATCACACTGCGAAAGGAAAGAAAAAACTTTGACCTTGCGATATCGCATAGCATGTATGATCACAACGCTACGCTACGCTATGACTACACCCTATGAGGGTACAGAGTGCGAGCATATAGAAACGACGTTCATAGACGGGGCGGATGTGTGTATGGACTGTGGACTATGTATAGACGCTCCAGTGTCTAAAAGTGTAGAACAGAACAGAGAGCCATCGAGATGCCACAAACAGCGGGGTGAACAGAGAACACTATACGACGTTATCAAAGATAAGAACGTACCAAAAGCAATCGCTGAGACGGCCAACACCAGATATGTACATATAGTTAAAGATCAGATATATAGAGGAGATCGACGAAAAGCAATCGTGGTGGCCTGTATATACTATGCCTATCTGGATCACGGAGAGCCTCGCCCTATAGACTACTTTGAGTCGTGGTTCAAACTTAAAAAGAAGCGCGTGTCGGAGGGAACGACTGTCTACTGTCAGTACTTCCCAGAGGTGCGAAATCTCTGTGTGAATGAGAATGACTTGATGCGCACATTCATGACATGTGTGGGAGTTGGGGAAGAGCACTATGCTAAACTATTGGAACTGAGTGAGTATCTCGCTAACAGATCGGAGTTGCTAAATAGCTCTAAACCTCAGTCGGTTGCTGCAGCTATACTGTACGTCTATTTAGCACTACACCCCGACTATATGAAACGACTGAACATGGACAAGAAACGATTCTCCGCGCACGTTAAGTGTTCTGATATCACGATAACGAAGTTGGCCACAGAGATCTCTTCCATCATCAAGAAGAGTATAGAGTTGTAAACCTCAGCGGTGGGTCTTTATAGAGTTATGAAGACCCACCGCTGAGGTTTTTATAACTCTATAAAGATACTCTATAGGAAGTATAACGTAGCGCTGTGCTATGAATAACGATAGAGATCTGCTGCTGTTACTCAACCGAGTAGCAACGATGGTACTGATCGGAGAACTCTCCGAAGACGAAAAGGCGCGTGTTCATGGACTTCTAATAGGTGTCATTCCTACGAATGATGATGTCGATATGATGAGATATGCGATGCTGGGATTTTACACAAGCCAACTTATGCAGTCGTAGTCTACTATGACTTCGCGACTGCATTAGTACTCTTTAACGGTCACACGCACTACACCATTCATCATAGGATGATGTATATGCTCTCTCACGAGCGTTCCCGCGATGTCATACCACTTCCACGTTCCCAATCGTTCGCCCGTCTCCATAGACATCGGCCCAATCACACGAACGTGATCCTTGTCCCATTTCACGACGTAGTCTATCACGTCCGAGCTTATATCAGCATCCTGTATCTCTTTTGTGTATCGTGTCTTAATATCGTCCACTAACTTTTGTGGTAGTGATGTTCTATTTCGAAACGGGTTCATGACCGGTTCGTTGCCTGCACGTTTGATGAGATAGAAGAGTTGTTTATACGAGAAACAGTTATGTATGTTGTTAACCTCGTCTTTTACCAACACAAGTTCTCCATCCCCTATATCCGGGCGATTTGGGTAGCATGTCGTCTGTGGATTCACAGCGTACGATCCAACACCACGATACAGTACGATGTCCAACGTTTCGTCTGGGAGTATCATTGGGAACACTTCTGTTATTCGAATGCGGGATGTTGGATATAGAGAAGCGGCGATGTACGCGATAGATCTGTGCGTCAGTACCATACCGACTCCTGCTAGATGCATCTTTATCTCGTGGACATCCTCTGCCATCAACTCTCTGTTCATGAAGATCTCCATAAACATACTCTCTACAGTCATGCCTACTAGATCCTTCAACTTCCTGTGACCACTTATGATGCTCTCTCGCACAATCGCACCCGGTATCTTCGCCCCTCTACGAAGACCCGATTCGAACGCAGGATCTCTACTGAGTATCGCAACGTGCAGGGAGCTCTCATTAAGGTAGTCGCGTGTACTTAGACCGTGGCGTTCGAATAGAGCTTCTTCGTACTGTGATATATCGTCTATTGGCCACTCATCATCGCTCTTTTTCATATCGTCTACATACTGCGAGAACATTCTGTACTCTTCATCCACACCATCCAACTCTATCTGAGAGAACGCCAGTTCCCACGCATCTCTGTCGGATGGATGTGCCTCGAGCCACTCTCTCATTAGTTTTTTATTCTCTGCTTGTGTGTTTGTCATAGGAGGTTTTGTCTTAGATAGATACATATTGTACATGTGCTTCTCGAGTTGTATAGCTTCGAACTCTTTCAACGTCAGTATCTCGGATGGGGCGGCCTGGTATGATTTCTCGTACTCAGCGTACCGCTCGGCAATACCATCTCCGCCATAAAGCACATTCGTAACAGGAACGTCGTTAGCGGTCGTCCGTTCATATTCGAACGTTTCTGCGGAGTTAAACTCGTCGATCTCTTCTTGTGTTGGAGTTTTAGCCATACGTTTCGAGATCGCCGCGAGCACGATCGCATTCTTCACATCGTTTGCGTTCTCGTACCACATGAAAGCGACTGGATGGTCGGTTATGTAGCGGACTATGTGATCGCGTATGATGTGTAGTATCTCGTCGTATGTGTACGTTTTACTCTTTAGAGATAACGCTCCTACAAATGCCATCTCCGCATCATGCATACGGACGATCATAGCGTGCCCAGCATCGATCTCCATCTGTGGTATTAGTGGAGTGCTTTTATTCTTTGCAGTACGCGTTTCTGTTCCTTTCACAATGTTATGTCTTATGAACTTTCGTATGGCCACCACGAGATCGTCTCCTTTTAGGCCTTTAGCGTACGACACTTTACCGAGCTGTCTATCGTTCAGGAACTTGAGGAGGTCGGTCTCTAGTTGTGTTAGTTTGTACATTCTTTTGCCACTGCTATACTTTACGTTCTTGATTCGCTTGAGTTGTTCGCGCAGTTCTTCCTCGGTCGCCTGATTGTACTTGACTCTAAAGTAGTGTAGTGCAGCGTTCGTTTTTCCTTCGGTAGTTGTAATGTCTGGTATCTCTGGTAGTGGTTTTCTCGCAGTCTTCATATTTCTGTAGAGCTCTCTATCGGCCAACAGCTCGATCGCCACTATATCGAACAGTGTCGGATTCACAGATCTGAATCTTTTGAGTAGGTCTTGTTCATTTGCTACTATACTGCCGAATCTTCTGCGTATCGTGTTTATGTAGTCGTTTGCCATATCATCTGCTGTTCTGCCGAGCGCAGTGTCTATTTTATCGTCCAACTCTTCGAGGAAATCACCGTCGTTCCTCAGCATCTCTCTGTACTCGAACGCCCTGAACCTATTTAGGTGGAGTGTTCTATACTCGTCGAAAGACAGATGTTTGCGTTCTGCGGTCGCGCGTCTCTCTACCATGGTACCTGTACTTTTGCGCACAGTGCCTATAACGAGCGATTTCATAGTCGATCGCATGTAGTCCATAACGTAGTTTCTGGCCTCCATCGTCACAGGTTCCTCTAATAGATCGGACGCGGATGGCACGATGTCAGTGTACGCAGACGTCATAACATCAGTGGATGGCTCTGTGGGAGGAACCCGCTGCGGTACTCCTCTCTTTCTGGCTATGTAGATACTGGTAATGGGCTTGAGGTACGCTCCGCCAACGAATGGATCTCTGTGCCTAATGGCTGTAGAGTCCACGACTATTATTCGTCTATCTGTACGTTTCCACGGTATCTCTATATTGCCACTTCCCATAACGAATGTGTAGACTCCTTTGTACTCTACGTCCACATCGGCCACCGTCTTGTACTCTACCTCTGGCCTCTCGAGCCTCTCCCATCCGGTATACGTAAACTTTCCGCGTTTCGCCGTCACTTCCTTGAACTTTGTGAACTCCGGTTCACGAATTGCAACAGGTACGACTTTAGTCTTCTCTATAGGGGGAGCGATGTCTTCCTCGTCTTCCTCGTCTTCCGATATGTACCCTTCTGGAACTGTCTGCTCGTCATCCTCCTCTTCCTCTTCCACATCAGCGATGTCTTCGGCACGGCGATCCAACTCTTTGGCCGCCTCTTCCGTAAGGACAGCCTCTGGTACCTCTTCCTCCTCTTCGATCTCTGCCTCACGCAGTTGTCGTGCACGGTGCTCTTCCATGATGGATAGCTCTAGCTCTCTCTCCTCGTCGCGTTTGCGTTCTTTCTGCTGCTGGAACTCCGTCTTCTCGGGTTTCATTACATCGAGTTCTTGGAGTTCTTCAAACTGTCGTGCCATTCGGGCTTCCTGTATCTGTTCTGCAGATCGTTTCTCTTTTGGCTCTGGCATGGCGGCCAGACTCTTGAGCAACTCTCGTTGCTTTGACTTCTGCGACCGAAACGCCTTCATAACATCGACGGTTGGTATGAACGGGTATATGGGAGTACTGTATATTGGTCGTGTGATAGTGACACGTTTTCCTTCGCGGACAGACTCATACTTGGCCATGCCGATCGGATCCCCACTCGGTATATGAAGTTCGGATGGTGCTCTTTCACCACTCTGCCATGTTTTCCTCTGTCGTTCCCTGCGCTCATTGTGTTCTATGGCCGCACGTTTCAGTGCAGCGACGTTTAGAACGTCGCTCTCTACTTCTGCCTCTATGAGCGCAGCTAGTTCCTCATCTTCTGCAGACATACTGGCCGGTAGAACTTCAGTCTGTTTTTCGGTCTTAGGCCGTTCCGCCTTTTTCTTAATTAGGCTAACAACGTCGTGCTTTCTCTTCGTAGCCTGCGCTGCATGCAATTTCTTACGTTTTTTATCAAGAAGGTCGCGTTCTTTCTTTTGTATGGCTGTTAGTGGGGCGCCTTTCTTTGGTGGCATTCTCTTATTAATATGTGAGATATATTCTCTAATCTATATATAAGTCGATCATGTCTAGGTTCTCGTTGTCGGAGATGGCCAAGGAACTACTTATCATTCAGGAGCAAGATGCCTACTACGGAATGTACGACTTCTATATGGAATCTGGACGTCACTCTGAGCAGGAAGCGATGGATATGGCAACGCGTGCTTTTAACGAACACATACAACTGAAGATAGATGAGGAGAAGCGGCGCGTTAACCGTATGAAGTCGGCTGAGATTAAAGCTCACATACGTCGTGTTGCGATCGCAGTGGAGAAGGCCGCGCAAGCACGCCAACGCGCTAATGATGTGAGAGGAACGATACTGCTCACATCGTTGGAGGATCTGATCGAACGGTTTAATACCATGCAGGTATAGTCCGTGAGACACATGTGTACACCACACACATTTAGTGTGTAGTGTGTTGGATGGACTAGTTATAGTGTTTTATGAACTGGATGCGTACTCATATCTTCACGATACTGTTGTATATGACTACTTGTACTCCACGATGTGTGTTCACGAACTTTCTAATTTCGTCCATGTACAGATCTTTGCGAGCGATCTTGGGTATAGCGATACTCCTAATCTTAGATGAGTACTCCATAGTCTGCAGTTGTACGGACAGATCGGCCATAGCGCGTTCGAAGTGTACGGAGTTCAGCTCTGTTGGAGCATCCTCAGCAGATGCCTGTACATACACATTGATAACATACTTACCATTGGAGTAGCCGATGTGTGCTTTCCCTACATTCACAGTCGAGGGAACGACTATAGGCCATTTCTTAACTATCACCTTGGATTTGCCAGTGAGTGCTCCCGTCACTGGGAGTATGTTGAGTATAGCGTCTTCTACGAACGAGTATATGTCCGCGTTCGTTTCTATCAACTCCGATGCGGGCATCTCTATACTCTTAACCGGAACGATCTCTACTTTCGGTACTTCTGCCATGAGCACGATCACACGCAACTCTGCATCGATGTTCCTAGACGCTACGGCGGTTATGTTCTGTATGCAGTATGACACTGTGACTATCTCCTCGGGAGTAAGGTCTAGTACTTCAGTTATAGTACTCGAGGACACTACACCTCCAGATCGTTTAATCATATCGTCCGTACTCCCTTCAAACACATCCAGATTAAGTTCGTCTACGCCATCTATTAGACGGTGCCTATCCTTCTCCGGTAGTATGAGAGCGATAATAGTCTCTATTCCACGATCTCCAAACTCCTCGTGAAAGAAGGCCAACACGTGTTTGATCGCGAGTAGCACAGATACCTCCATCGCAGTTAGATTGGCAGTGGCGTGAGCCAACATAGGTATCATACACTGCGTGTTAGTAGAGATACGCATGTACTCTTCGAACGGCATGGTAGAGTACTTTTCGTAGTGATCGTTAATGTGCATCGCGATGTAGTCCTTCGCGTCGTCGTCCAATCTTATTCTAGTGTGATAGATTAACTTGTCGTAGTGATCGAACGTCGTGTTTGTGCTCTTAGGTATCGGAAACGGAAACAGAACATGCATCACTCGCTTGATATCAGCGAGCGATATCGCTCTCTTATAGAACTTGCATATGTCGAGTATGGCTTTCGCTCTGACATACATCCACGATCTCAACACGATCTCTTTTCTATAGTAGTCTGAATACGTTGCGAATATGTACTGCTCCACCTCTTCTCGCTTAGCCATCTCGAACCGCAATCGTTCTCTCTGAAGAACGCCATCCTCGCCTTTGGCGAACGATCCTCCCATACGCCTTAGGGCTGACACATGTTCTGGAAACGACGTTCCTTTTACGAAGAACGTTCCGCGATTGTTCTTAGCTATGTACAGTGCTTTTGTTGGTATAGCGTTGGCGTATATGTGTAGAGGCTCGATCTCAGACTCGGCATCGAACAGTTCGCGAACATCCGTTCCTTCCAAGTGTGGTATGCACACTTCGTCCTCACTCGTAAACCGCGGTAGAAGGCCGCACCCTTCAGGGTTATTCTCTATAGATAGTGGCGTCGCTGCAGCTATCATGCGCTGTATACCAATGTTCTTGTCCGTCGACATGTTCTTTAGTATAGTGTCTGCTGACCCCCTTTCCAGTAGGTCTGCTTTTCTTGAGCCAAAATCGGAATATGTTAGTCTGGTGTTCTTTTCCATAAATGTATCGGCGTCAGCACCAAGCTGTGTGTCTACGAACCGTGTGTACTCGATAATGTCATTCTTCGAGAGAATCCCATGCGGGTGTTCGGGATCCAGTTTTGTCTCTTTCGCTAGTTCTTCTATCGCGTCGCGGTATGCATACTTTTTATTCATAATGTATTCTACGAACAGTTCTTTGTTACGTTCGAGAGACACATTGCGATCGAGAGGAGAGATAACTCCGAAACGGTCTCCGTTAGTCTTTCGATCCCATGGCTTGGGATATACCAACATCAGATGGTAGGCAGTCACGTTGCGCTCCTCGAGTGGAAGATGAGCGTGGGATCCGAAGCGAACTAGACGTCCTGTTACCTGATGCTCTCCTGCCATATTCCACAGGCTCTCTAGCAGTACGATCACACGACCCCCTTTGAGATCGAGCCCTTCTCTGCCAGCGTTAGATATGATGAGTAGATTAATCTTCGTGGTGTTAAAGAGGTTGACGATCGTGGCACGCTGGTACTTTGTAACATCTCCAGATATGATGCCATACTCTATGTGCTGTTTTTTGCAGAAGTTTGTTATCACGTCCATACCGTACTCGAGAAACGTGGAGTAAACGACCATCTGAGGGAGCACGTTGTTATTGTTGTCCTTTAGCTCTTGCATCTTGTTAACGATCCACTCTATCTTGGCATTGGGTACTATAGCATTAGAGGCCATACGAAGTCCAGTGTAAAACGCGAACTCGTCCTCTATATCTATTAGTCTGTCACTAGCCTCATCCTCGAACGCTTTGTACTGTTCATACTGCGATTCATTCATAACGAGGTGAACATCGTGCTCTTCCAGAGTTGGGTAGTTCGGATCGTCCACATCTCTCGTATGAAAGCTAAAGACGCATGATAGATAGTCCCGAAGCTTGTCTTCATTACCCTCTTTTAGAAGCCGCATCATCTTTAACTTCGCCGATTTCGCCGACATACGATCCTGTTCTTCACCCCGTACCATAGACACCAGATTAAGTATATCACCCATACTGTTGTACCACGGAGTTGCAGTGAGTAGCATGACTTTCTTCGCTGTTTGCGAACACTTTATGGCTATAGATGCCTTGGATAAAGTTGTATCATTACCACTCTTGGGGAAAGTTCGTAGGTTGTGAGCTTCGTCTATGATTAGAAACACATTTGACATGCACTTAGCATCGTCACTCTTGTAAGTGGTGTAGAACTTATCGAGTGTCATGAACTTATAACGATCGTCATCCCTACTTATTCCATAGTCGTCCATCGTCTTCTTAAAATTTTCCTGCAGTGATACTGGGGTCACAACGACTGTGATCATATTGGGGTACGCCTCCATCAGGCATTGCGATGCAGTTACCGCTGTTAGAGTCTTACCTGCACCAACGTCGTGAGCTACAATCACACCTCTATGGTTTAGCAGGTACCTGACGACTATCTCTTGGTATGGACGTAGAGGTTTCTTACTACGCTCTATACAGGTGAGCCGTTTTTTAGTACCTGCTCCCTGTTCGCATGTATCCCCCATTAATAATACATCATCATAAGTTTATGATGTATTTATTCTTACACAGTCACGCAGAGAGCGATTCGCGGAGAGCGCTACATCACTCTCATGCTCGCTCGTTGGTTATCGTACGCTCCGTCCTGTATGTATGGAGTGACAGTGAACACTGCACTGACCTGTTGCAGAGGGGATATCGCTGTTGGAGGAGTAGTGTCCTGTATGGGAATAGTTACATTGTTCGGATCAAACACTCTAAACACAACCGGAGTGCGCTTTGGAGAGAAAGGCATCACTTGTATGATGTCCGATTTGTAGTGCGCCCATCTTGCGCCATCGCCACCAGTTATCCACGGAGTTACGTAATCGTCTGATGTATGTGTTGCTGGAGATACACCAATGTCATCTGCGGCAGCATCGTACCCTATCACCCCGGCGATCGTGGTGGCAACATTGACTCCCGTGTTCCATAGAATATTAAACGCTCCTACGGCCGCGGTCTCTCTGATGGAGAACCGAATCGCGGACGTCGTACCATAGTCTACTGTCATCGTAGTGACTGCGGCCGCTTCGTTCATTAGCACCTCTATCTGATCCGCCAACGCTGGCAGTGTGTAACTACCCACCGGTACTGTAATAGCATATGTTAGTATACCTCTAACGAAATCGAGCATATTATTAGTACTGTTTATACGAACGACGGGCTCCGGAGTCTGTACACTATCAAGAGTGCAGATAAACGTCGCAGTTGGTAGAGTGCCACCGATCGTATTTATAGCGTTGTTCGGAATGTTATCTGGTGTGTTTGTGAAAGAGACGCAGAGGTAAGGATTAGCATCCACGATCGATGGAATGTACGGTATGGTTAGTCGTAGTAGTCTCACACTAGAGACGCATGATCCAGTAACACCCCTATGCGGTCTTGTGCAGAGCGTTTCTTTGCTATCTACGTTCCATGTAGATACCTGACGCCCATTTACTACAAAATTGGAGGGACTATCAGCCGTTCCATCGGCAGATCTGTCTCTGAATCTACTATCGATGCCGAAGATAATGCTCATTACTGATACACACGACCTTTTTAATTTATATCTGCCCGCCAGATACGTACTCAGTTATCGATATGATCACATTACCGGCAGGAGTCGCCCCGCCATACACATAGACGGTCGGGACGAACTCTTTCCACCCGTTTAGAGTTATCGCGTACTGTGTTGTAGTTGTGGAATCAAGTATGTTAATGAGATTTGGCCCATACTGGTTGGCTATGATGGAACACCCTACTTCCGTTCCGGGTATAGCGTTGTACTCTGATGTGACTCCCGTATAGTTGAGCCCTCCCTCTATACGTAGAGATATAGTAACACCTGCCGCTACATCCTCTATCGTTAGTGTGAACTCTCCTCTTGATGTATGTATGTGGCGAGCGGCCAGAACGAGTTGGGCTCCGGTATATGTAACAGTTGCATGACGTCTTCCTGCTGGGCGTATTATCGGCATCCTTATAAGGATGCCGAATGATTTTAATATCGTTTATTCGTAGGTATCGCACAGTGTACCGATCAGTGTGCCCTAGTTCGTTTAGGATATCGTTCGTCGAGAGGAACGTGGTTAATAGTGTCACACAAAATGTTAAACCCGGCGTTCTTTTCGTACACAATACGTCCATCACCCAAATGTATCTTCTCGGCTGTCTGCTCGCTATCTACGACGACGAACGGGACGTTCGGATTCCGCGCGAGGATGCGGCGCACCCAGTCTTCGTATCCCTCTCCGTTATGTGTGAAGATCACAACGCCATCCGCCCCCGCCATAGATTCGTCGTTGTCGCGGTAACCGAATTTGGGATTTCCTGCGAAGTCCATAATCGTGTACCGGCTGTCATCGTAGATGATTGGAGACGCTTCCATTCCAAGAGTGGGAACGTACTCCTTAGGCATCGGACATCCGAGTAGTTCGAAAACGTACGTTGTCTTTCCAGTCCCAGCATCTCCGACGAACAGAATAGTGGGAGTTTGCATTGTCGGGAGTGGCTACGCGTCCGATCGCACATATACATATTATATACATATATATGATCAGTATATATTATACTCCAAGAACCGATGTATATACTGATCGTATATATACGTGTACGTATACATCGCACGTATTGTGTTGAGTCATGACATCGATCGATATCAGCGATCGTGGACTGACCACTCTCGTGGGGTATCCATTTCCTCCAAATGTTGAGACTGTGGACTGTACTCACAACGATCTAACATCGCTCGAGGGATGTCCGAATACAGCGATTCGGCTATACTGTCACCACAATAGACTAACGTCACTTGTGGGATGTCCTACGAACGTTGAGTTTCTGATCTGTTCGTATAATAGAATGACGTCGCTAACAGGGCTCCCTCCAAGTGTTAAGATTCTGTACTGTACAGATAACGAAATAACGTCGCTTGTGGGATGTCATTTGACTCTCGAGGAGTTGATCTGTTACAATAATAGGCTTTCGTCGCTTGTTGGATGTCCACTAACGATCCACTCTCTGTACTGCGAGGGAAATCCTCTAGTACGTATACAACCTCGAGTCCCCGACGGAACACTTCGTGAGATCTCGGCACTCGCTGTACGCAACACACTACTTGACGCATGGAACGATCCTACACAAGTCCCGCGAGAGTTGGCTGACTACATAAACGATGACGATAACATGGGGCTGTGTGATGTGTGTCATGGTAAATACGGAAATACGCGCATAGTACACCACGTCGGGAGACACGACGTTCCTATGTGGCACTGCGATCGGTGCCATTAGTATTATTACTTCTCTGCATAACAGAGAAGTACATTACGCGATAACTAATAAAATCCGCATAGCTCAGCACCATCAGGACGACCTTCGATCGATGTTAGCGGATTGTTTGCATAGTTTATTCTGGACACTGTATCGGGACATCCTACGAGTGATGTAAGTCTATTATCGTGGCAGATGAGCGTTTCAAAATCATTCGTACATCCTACGAACGACGTTATTTCATTGTTGTTACAGTGCATGTACATAACAGACTGGGGACATCCATCGAACGACGTCAGGCTGTTATGTTCACAGTGTAGAGTCACAATTCCCCAGTTGAGTCCAGATAGTGAGGTTAGCCGATTGTGTGCGCAGTTGAGAGTTCTCACGGTATTGGGACATCCGGCAAGAGTCACAAATAGATTGTTACTACAGTCAAGATCGACGACTTCAGGGGGAACTCCTTCGAACGATGTGAGTTTGTTACTCGCACACTTCAGGGTTTTCACAAAAGGAGAACACCCATTTAGCGACGTTAGCCGATTGAGACAACAACTCAGTGTTACAACGCGCGGAGGACATTCAACTAGCGACGTTAGCTTATTAGCTGCGCAGTCGAGCGTGACGACGGTTTGTGGGCATCCTACTAGTGAGGATATCTTATTGTCGCTACAGTCCAACTCCTTGACTGTCTGCGGACATCCTACTAGCGATGATATCTTATTGTCGCTACAGTCGAACTCTGTAAGAACGGGGCATTCTGGTAGTCCTTCGAAAGATAGCAGCCTGTTACTAGAACACCATAGAGACATTACTCTAGGAGAACACCCGCTTAGTGTAGTGATGAGGTTATGCTGACACTGCAGAATGGTCGCCTTTTGTGTACATCCTTCCAGCGATGTTAGTTTGTTGTATGAGCATGTGAGACTGACGACGGATTGTGGACATCCTACGAGCGATGTTAGTTCGTTGAAGTCGCACTGTAGTGTTCTCAAATTCGGAGGGCATCCCATTAGCGACGTGATACTGTTATAACTACAGTATAGAGCCTTGAGTTCTTGCGGACATCCCACTAGAGATGTTAGGCTGTTGTGAAAACAGTCCAGAATCGTGATACTCCGAGGAAGTCCTTCGAGCGAGGTTATGTTATTGTCTCCGCAGTATAGTTTCTCCAGACCATTCGGACACCCTTCGAGCGACGTCAGGTTGTTGCTAGGGCAGTTCAGAATAACAACACTAGTAGGACATCCTACTAGCGATGTCAGATTATTACCGATGCATGTGAGTTCTGTGACATTAGGAGGGAACTCGTATCCAACGAGCGTCGTTAGTCCTTTGTTACACAGTGAGTACTTCATCGCTTCTGTACTATATGAGCGATAGAACATATGTAGTATCAATTATTATACACACGATTTAGTGTTAAGCTAAATAATACCAACGGTATTACAGTTTAATATATATATATATATACGACCGATTGCATATATATATATATACCACTCACTACATTAGACTGTTTTGGCAGCCTTGTGTTCCGATCGAACTACTTTTGAATGTGATGCGATCGTAGTAGGTATAGAGACCCCTATACATTAGGTTAGAGGTCACAATATACCTATCGCAGTACTGCATATTATATCCATTTATAATTACCAATACTATTACTAAGGATGGCACTATCGGTGATGAAACAACCACTCAATCGTATAGATATACCCGTTAATATGACGGACTACATCATTCGCGATCCCCCACGAGCTATTAGTTCTGGTAAGCAGTACAAAGTTAGTGTTGGCGATGTACTCCGCAGCGATGAAACGTTGCGCCCAGAAGATGGCGGAGGCATACTCGCTGTAGCACACGACAAGAACCAGACTCGGTATGGCAAATCAAGCGCGCGGTTTGTCGTTAATAAGAACTTTCGCCCGCCATCAATCCCTCCACAAGAGAACGTATACAGTCTGACACGGATGCCTGTAGAGAGGCCGTGGGGACGTACTAATCCCAATGGAGGCGACTACAGACCGGATGTAGCCAACGCTATAGATATGGATAGAACTATTAGAGATGATATCCTCGTCGGAGAGATACCAGCCACGTACAGAGTGCGCATCGGGCAGACAATGGCCTCGAGATACGAGGGTGCTCCTCCTCTCGTGCTCGATAGAAATATCCCTGCGACAAGCGCTACAGCCGGTCTGTCAGCGCAGTACACGAGCTACGAAGGGCAGCATGGAGAGGAAGTGTTGGAGTGGTTCGATGGAGATTTTAAGAAACAAGATGTGCCACTTGACGCTGGAGTACATAACCCTATGAGACTGGATGCCCCAACGCCACTGATATATATGGAACTGTCTCGAAAAGAGCCAGCCGTTTCTGCTACTGCACATGCAAGAATACCATACGAGATACGCCAGCACGATCCTAAGATAGAACTGCAGGAAAAGATTCAGGCTCGTAATGTGTTCGCTCATTCCAAGATTCGGCACGACGGTATAGACTATAACAATGTCAGTACCGATGATATGATTCGCGACGACGTTCCGGTCATATCATATAGACCGCGGAATAGTAACCGCGTGCACACTAATAACATTAATCGCTCCGCGCCCGAACTCCACGCGTCGGCTGGAAAGCCATACGTCTTCTCAGAGTCTCGCTTCTCCATACCTACGCCTCCGGTAGATCACAGAGTGACACTGAAGGAGAGAGGTGTCGCGCCATCGAACGTACTTGGAGGAAGAGCGTGAGCGTACGACCGAAACATCTGTATACATATTTTTGATACATATATGTATGTATAATGTACATACATACACATTCTTCCATACGATGGAAGACGGAGCGATAGTTGGCAGTGGTGATACAGCCATGCCTACGTATGCACAGTATACAATAGACGCATTCGTCCGCGCTATGGAGAGCGAAGCGATAGTTGGCAGTGGTGATACACCCATGAACACAGACGAACTACGTGACTGTAGAAAACTCGTTCTCATTAACGATGCGATCGTTAACATAGGGCTAAACTATCGGCTCAACGCAGATAGGTTTGGTACGTGCGAATGGCGCAGTGGTGAGCTTGAAGACTCGTTCATGTCTTACATTAGAATGCTCAGACTCATCAAAGACATCACTATCATAGAGATCGATCGCGATAACACTATCGTGATATACAGCATGCCATACTACAGGATTCCACTCCTCAACCTACCACGCCACGAATGCGAATGTGTACTTAGGACTCAACTACCACACCTCGTACTAGAGATGGCACTGTCTGACATCGTGCATAACGACATCGCGCTGAGGAACATTCATATGGATGAGAGTGGCAACATTCACTTCATAGATTACGATGATATCTCATGCATAAGTAAATCTAAGTACCGCGACGATCTCATAGACGATGCATTTGTGTATCTGAGTGGTGATGGAATCGGAGATGACGTTGTAGACGCGTGTAGGGATGCAATAAAAAGTGTCGTGTGATTTATATATATTGATCTCATACACACATATATGTGTGTGTTAGCACTACTGGAACCATGGGACTCGGAGATGAGTGTATCGTGTGCTACACCGAGACGAAAAGCGGTCTGGTGTGTGACAATGAACCAGACGATGCTAAGTGGGACACAGCAATGCGTACGATCTGCATAAAGTGTCTCGTTAAGTTTAAGCCACATCGTATCGTACTCGATACCCTTGGGTACGGACGGCTAAGTGACACATGCTACGCATGCGGATGCGACGACCATTTCATGCTGGATGTAAACATCTGTGGACATCACGTAGAAAAGTTCGCAGGTATGTAAACTCGCTACGCTATACGCTATACAGACGCCGCTACATTAATGTAGCGGCGTCTGTATAGCGTATAGCGTGTTTAACTGTTGTGTTTTGTGTATGGGTTAGATTGGTACTCTACGAACCCGATCTTTGAGAGGTACTCAATGCCCTGAAGAGCAGCGATGTGTTTTGCCCGCTGGATAGACCGCCCAACTCCCTTACCAATCACGACGCGATTGCTATCAGAGACGGACATATCTCCCTTTACCCACGCCGTAAGTGTCACTCGAAACTGCGGCCTACGGCTCGTGTAGTGCTCTCCCTTATCGTTCACCATGTCCGTTTCCTCACTGCAGTCCGTCGTATAGAACGCTTTGTTAATCGGCCAGTTCTTGCGGTCGTAGGCCATCTGCTTGATGCGCGTGATTGGATCCCACAGATCTTCATAGTTAATAGAGATGTTTGCCTCGTCTAGCATCGCGGATATGATCGCGAAGCAGATGGCAATGCTAGCACCTACTTTGACCTCTGCAGTAGAGTCAACCACAGCACTCGTTGCTCCGATGAACGATTCAAACGTGTCCTCAAGCAGTGCCAAATACCCACACCCCGTGGGCTTGTGATCTTTCTTCACTGTCTTACCATCATCATCGTGTAGAGTGTCAAGAGCGTTGCGAATGTCGTCTGGAGTGTGATGCTGGCTCGGTTCGTGTATCTTAACGTGCTCTCCGTCCGGCATCCTATACGCATGGCCATCCGACAGATACACGATGCGATTAATGACGTCGTCTCCAACCCGAATGTGTTCGAGAAATCCGTACTTCTCAGCCACCATCCCAAGGATGGCCTGAGAGATGACCTTGTGCTTGATGTGTGTTAGCCAACTGACATTCGTGATCTTTGGGTAGCGCATACGAAAGTACTTAACTGCGCACAGATTAACGATCACGTCTCCATCGAACTCAAAGGTCTCGTAGTTCTCCGCCGCCACTGTAGAGATACTCTTGTGTGTGAAAGCGACTTTGTAGCGTTCGAGATTCTTCTCGTTGGTGTAGAGTTGCACATGTTCTTCGTTGATATTTGCTTTTGCGAGCAAAGATCCGATGAAAGATTGGAACTCCATCTGCAAGGTGCAGAGTGCTAGTGTACACACACGACATGCTATATACACATATACATGTGTATATACCTCAATATATTAGTGTGTAGGATCTTTTGTTAAACGTATGGTGCAGGGATCACCACATCATAACTCTCACGACGAGTGCGAACACCACCGTATGGAGCGCGATGCCGACGAGTGTCGGGCCACCATATCGCGTCGTACGACTGCCAACGATACGCGCAAGACCATCCGTCAGATCGTATGTGATCGGAAGTGTGAAGATCAGAAACAGCAGACCGGACATGACCGATATGATCCACTTCTGCTTGGTGTCTATGCCATGTGCTTTACAGTAAGAGGACGGTGTCGTCATTATATAGTAGTATGAAAGATTATTATTTATGTACGGTTCTTGTATGATTTGGGAGTCGAGAAGAACGGCGGATCCATGTACCCAGATACGTAGTCATTTCCAGCACGGAGGACTGCGTTGTCTGGATTGCCCTTCGGATCGCATCTACCCGTCGTCTTGTTTACAGTCCATCCCTTGCAGCCCTTTTGCGTTCCACACCACTCCCTACACTGCTGTGGAGTACGGAACGTTATCGGAGGCTCATCTTCGACCGCGAAAGAGACCTTCGGGGGATTCACGAACACCATACCATCCATGTAGAGTAGTTTGTTACGACGTTTCACGAGCATGATAGCACCATACAGTAGCGAGACGATCGCGATTACTCCGATCGTTACGTACGCGACCATAGTTAGGTATCCCATTATATTATTGATCGAATATTAGATCTAATAATATATATATACGTAATATGACGGAGATCGTTGCGTACACTGATGGAGCGTGCAAAGGAAATCCTGGTCCGGGAGGATGGGGGTATACGGCAAGAGTACGTACTCCTCACGGAATCGTATGGGAAGGAGCAGGGAGTGAACGGGCTACAACCAACAATCGCATGGAGTTAATGGGTGTGGTTAAGCTATTAGAGCATGTTCCTATAAAGATTCCGCTGCACGTGTACTCTGACTCCACATACGTTGTGAAGGGCATAACAGAGTGGCGACGAAAGTGGGAGGCCACCGGGTTTAAGAAGGTTAAGAACCCGGAGATCTGGAGACGACTCTACACGCTAATAGATGCTACACGCCCAGCCGAAGCGTTCGTCATAACGTGGGTCAAAGCACACGCCGGGCTTGAGGGAAACGAACGCGCTGACAGACTCTCTACATCTCTCATATCTAAATCACCACACGAACTGCACACGATCGACCACGAACACAAAGAGACGAATGTGTGTAGAGGAATCGGTATGCAAATGGACATGGACACACTCGTGAATATGATGAGCCAAATATACGACGTCCATTCGGTCTTCGGAAAAGAACAGATCGTGGACACACTACTACTACTACACGAGCCGTTCACACACTCTACGGACGTAGCCCGAACGCCTTCGGCATGCGTACCACTACCAGACATCCATAGTGGAGAGGCGAACGATCTGATAGATCTAATGAAGAAAAAGCACAACATCTACGCGGTCAAATGCTTCATGTGTCATAGACCTCTCACCGATCCTATCTCTATAGAGATGGGTATTGGACCGGTATGTCGAAAAGTGTTCACCGAAGAACGTGGTACTCCACAAACGACGACCGACGATGTTCGTATTCGCAACGACATCGAACGTGTGTTCACGGGAGATCTACGTCGCGCTATGCTTCGTGAGCGTAATGTTCATAAACTACTACGAGCGTTGATATACTATGCATCATATCTCTCAACGAAAGAACAGAAAGAGATACGGTCCGCGGGTTCAATAGCGCATCTGTTCTTCACTCTTGGATGTCCATCGCTTGCAGAATGTTTACTTCACAGAGTGTACAAGCATAACATCAAGCAGATCTCGCCAACAACAACACTCTATAGTGGTCCTCACGACATAGTTCTGTGGAAACTATTCGTTGATATGTTCGGTGGGCACGCCGTCCCAGGGGGCATTGAACTCGATGCGGAGTGGAGCCAGGTCGTAGGATTTGTCTCGGACTACGAAACGAGAGAACGACCTACTGTACAACTGACTTTGACCGATGAGTTCATCTACATCAAAGCGCCGTTTAATAACCAGTTCAAGGACGCTCTAAAATCCTCTCATAGCGGACGGTGGGATGCTAACTCTAAGATGTGGAGAGTTAGCATTGTGAATATGGACGCTATCGTATCGCTAATTGGACGTGCGTTTCCTGGATACATCATAGATGTACAGTCGTACTAAATGACTACACGGTATGTTATCTCACCACTACGCCGTGTAATCTTAAACACATCTTTCGCTTGCGCACCGTAGTACTTTGCGATCGCATCTGTGGTCTTAATCTTTGGATTGGCCGGCATTCCATACCTCTTAAAGAAATCACGAGCCTCGCTCTCCGAGAGTAGTTCGTGTTTTGGTACCAGAGTGTGCTTAGTCTTATTGTTTCTGAGTTCGCTGAACGAAAATGTCTCCACACGCGCTCCTTCACTCAGATACATCATACCGATCGCGCTACGAGCACTGCTCGTTACATTACCGCTATAGACCATAATAGTGTGCTTGTTTTTGATACGTTTAATCTTATCTATGCCTATGTTACCATCGCAGTATACTACGCATACTGCATCTCCCTGAGCAGTATGGAACACCTCATTAAAAACTTCAAGGTCGTCCACCTCTTCCTCGTACTCTGGGTCTTGTGGTATGACATATCCTCTATCTTTTAGCATCTCTGACACTGTACGCCGAATCCTATACATGTCCATAGCGATAGCAGACATAGTTATACGCGGTGCCAAGTACAGCGTATGATAATACATCGCTCCACGAATAGCATGATATATCAATTATTGATATATATTGCGTTTCTATATACGAATATATATTGTGATCGATCTCATCGGCCACACCGTGTGACCGCGCAACCGCTATGAGTAGTATCTGCAAGAAGTGCTTGAAGGCGATCAAACGCGAGCGCGTAGTGGTTACTCGGGATGGTACGATCGGATGTATCTGCGATCGCAAGACATCCCACGACCTATACCGCAAGACAAAAGAGATCGCACGTGTCAAGGATAGGGAAAGCAAGCGGTACGGTTCTGTTAGCAGTATCGTCGAACATGTGAAGATGGGAGACCTCGCTACGGTGAAAGAGATGGCAAGTATGTACGACGAGAACCGAATGCAGATCATGCCGTCTATTATGATGGCCTGTGCAGAGTACGATCAGCCAGACATCATGAAGGAGATGGTTAAGACGACCGTTAGTGAGTTTTTCGAACGGTTTCACGCGCTCGATCTGAACGACAAAGTTGAGACGGACAAGTACTACGAAGAGTACATCGGTGGTATGGGTTTCATCCCGGCGATCATAAGGGCGCTAGTGCGGGGAAACAAACGTGTATTCGATGCGTTATGTTTTACAAATCTAGTGAAACACAACTACGAAATGTTCCTGTACGCTGCTGTCAAAGATGGGACATACAAGACACTGGACATACTCATAGAGTACGAAGGCTGAGAACAGAGTGGATGCGCCGAGGCATGCGCTTTCTACGGCTACATCGACTTCCTGCGATACGTCATTAACACGTGTAACAACAAAGAGGAAGATGTCTATGGAGCGATGGTAGAGGCGGCACGTGGCAATCAGCCACTTGTGATGACGTTCATTCGTGACGAGTACAACGACGAGTTTGTGAAAAACATTAATTCAGTGTTCACAAACGCAATACTCAGTGTAGACATGGCAGTCATGTTTCATGACGAGTTTGGGGCAACTGGCGTAGAGGACTGTATGGTGAACGCGATCACACAGGACAACTATGATCTGTTCGTACTGTGTCATGACGCATGGGGCGTCGAATGCAACGATAGAATTGTGAAAGGTGTGGTTCGCTCTCATTGTCAGGAACTCCTAAACATGGCATACGTAGACAAACTTCACGAGTGGGGTGTCAGTACGGATCGCATCGTTGAGTCTGCGCACACTTACGGAGACGAAGCGATCATTAACCGGACGAAAGAATGGGCGTGAGGTGGTTATGTCGACACACAATATACATACTCAGTACGTGTACTTAAAGTACACGTACTGAGTAGTATATATTGATATATTAGATGGTAATCGAACACTACATAACATGTGTTCGATCACGCTATGAGTAGCGTCTGCAAGAAATGTTTGAAGACGATCAAGCGAGAGCGTGTAGTGGTGACGAGCGATGGAAGAATCGGATGTATCTGCGATCGCAAAACATCACACGATCTGTACCACAAGACCAAAGAGACAGCACGTGTCAAGGATAGGGAGAGCAAGCGGTACGGTTCTATGAGCAGTATCGCCGAGTGTATCAAACTCGGAGACATCGCCACAGTGAAGGAGATGGCAAGTATGTACGACGAGAATCGCATGCAGATCATGCCCTCTATCATGATGGCCTGTGCAGAGTACGACCGGCCTGACATCATGAAGGAGATGGTCGAGACGACCGTTAGTGAGTTCTTCGATCCGAACAACGAAGCACCCGAAGCGACAAAGTTCTATGAAGAGTACATCGGCTGTATGGGATTCATCCCGGCGATCATAAGGTCACTCGTGTTGGGACACAAAAGCATATTCGACGCGTTCTGTTTAACAGATCTAGTGAAACACAACTACGAAATGTTCCTGTATGCGGCTGTCAAAGATGGGACATACAAAACGCTTGACATACTCATGGAGTACGAAGGTGGGGATCAGAACGGATGTGCCAAGGCATGTGCTTTCTTCGGCTACATCGACTTTCTTCGCTACGTGATAACAACACACGATAACGAATATGAAGACGTCTTTGCTGCTACGGTTGAGGCAGCACGCGGAAACCAGCCACTTGTGATTCGATTTCTTCATAATGAGTACCACGACACGTTCATGCAAACTCTTAATCCGGCGTTCATTAATGCGACAATGAGTGTTGATATGGCCATCATGCTTCATGACGAATTTGGGGCGACGAATGTAACTATCTGTATGGTGAACGCGATCATACAGGACAACTATGATCTGTTCGTACTGTGTCATGATACATGGAAAGTAGCATGCGATGACAGAATCGTATATGGAGTGGTTCGTTCTCATTGTCAGGAGTTCCTAAACATGGCATACGTAGATAGGCTTCATGAGTGGGGTGCTAGCACGGATCGCATCATTGAGATCGCACAGAAGTATGGAGACGAAGCGATCATAAACCGGGCGAAAGAATGGGCGTGAGGTGGTTATGTCGCCGCACAATATACATACTCAGTACGTGTACTTTAAAGTACACGTACTGAGTATGTATATTGATATATTAGAGGTTGATCGAACACATGTATGTATGTGTTCGATTCGATCACGCTATGAGTAGTGTCTGCAAGAAATGCTTGAAGACGATCAAGCGCGAGCGCGTAGTGGTGACGAGCGACGGAAGAATCGGATGTATCTGTGATCGTAAGTCATCACACGACCTGTACCACAAGACAAAAGAGACCGTCCGCTCTAAGGACGTATCACTCAAGAGATATGGATCTATAGATAGCATAATCGAGCATGTTCGAATCGGAGACCTCGCCACTGTAAAGGAGATGGCGAGTATGTACGATGAGAATCGCGGTTATGTTATATCTAAGATCGTCATGGCCGCCGCGGAGTATGATCAGCCAGACATCATAGTAGAGTTCTACACACAGTACGATGATGCAGTGTCACAGTTTCTTCATAACAACGATATGGCAGGTATGAGAGAGTTCTACGAAAAGCACACACGTGGTATGGATATGATCGCGGCCGTCATAAAGGCTCTCGTGCTCGGTAACAAACGAGCATTTGAAGCATTCTGCACCAGAGATATCATAAGAAACACCCACGAGATGTTTATGTACACCGCCATCAGAGATGGAACGTATAAGACACTCGACATACTACTGGAGTACGAAGATGGCGATAGAATCGGTTGCGCTGAGGTAGCAGCATTCTATGGCAACATAGACTTCATCAAGTACATCCTTAACGTTTCTCGCAACGTTGAAACAGACGTCATGAACTGCATGTTTGAGGCCGCAAGGGGTAACCAACCCCTCGTGTTCCGATTCTTTCACGAAGAGTACAACGAAGTGTTCATGAAACGTCTCGATCGTGTGTTCGCCAATGCCGAACTTGATATCGACATAGCTATCATGCTCCACGATGAGTATGGAGCGACGAGTGTTAAGCGGTGCATGCTGAACGCGATCATGAATGGTAGATACGATCTGATGGTACTGTGTCATGATGTGTGGGGTGTAGAATGCGACGAACGAGTGGTAGAGGAAGTAGTACGGATACATGCTAACGAAGATCTGAATATTGCGTTCGTAGACAAACTCTGCGAGTGGGGTGTTGACACGAGCGTTATCGTACGAATGGCGCAGAAGTACTTTGATGAAGTGATAGTTAGACGGGTTGCGGAATGGGCTGTGTGAATACATATACAACTCCACACGTGAATATTCACGTGTGGAGTTGTATAATTGATCATTTCATATACGGCGTTATGCATGGCATACATGATCACGTTATGAGTAGCATCTGCAAGAAGTGTCTAAAAGCGATCAAGCGTGAGCGAGTAGTGGTGACGAATTACGGAACGATCGCATGTATCTGCGATCGTAAGTCATCCCGCGAACTGTACCACAAAACAAAAGAAGCATTTCGCTCTAAAGACGTGTCGCTCAAGAGATATGGGTCTATAGATAGCATCATCGATCACATTAGAATCGGAGACCTCGCTGCTGTAAAAGAGATGGCGAGTATGTACAACGAGACACAAGGATACATCGTGGCCAAGATCTTTTTCTACGCCGTAGAGTACGACCAGCCTGACATCATAACTGAGTTCTATACACAGTACTGTAATGATGTAGATAGAGTTTGTCTCGAAGAGAATGAACAAGACGCTCGAGATTTCAACGAACGCGACGATGGTATGATCGCGGCGATCATAAGAGCTCTCGTGTTGGGAAACAGACGTGTGTTCGATCTATTCTATACCACCACGAAGATCATGCGTTACAACGCAGAGATGATCGTGTATGCGGCTGTAAAAGACGGAACGTACAAAACGTTGGACATACTTACGGAATACGAGAACGGCTGGTTTAACGGGCATGTCGAAGCGTGCGCGTTCTATGGCTACGTCGACTTTCTTCGGTATGTCCTAAACGCGACGGGTACAAGATCCGATGATATCTATGTAGCCATAAAGGAAGCCGCTCGTGGAAACCAACCACGTGTGCTATACTTTCTCCGTGATGAGCACAGCAAACTATTTGGGGCTTTTCTCGATATCGTATTCGCTCATGAACAGTTCAGTACTGACGTGGCGATCATGCTACACGACGAGTTTGGAGCGACGCGTGTGCATGACTGCATGGTATCTGCATTTTCAGATGGCAACTACGAACTGGTGGTAATGTGCCATGATGTATGGGGTGCCGTATGCGATGAAGAGTTCATACATGAAGTTGTCCAATCGCACTATGACTGTCGTTCTATGGGCTTAACATACATTGACAAACTTCGTGAGTGGGGTGCTGATACGAACACGATCGTTAAGTTTGCTACACACTATGGCGACAACGTTATCCTCGACTATATCAAAGGATGGGTGTAGTACATACTACTCGGTACGTACCGAGTAGTATACACGTAGTGGCGACATTATGCGTGCAGAGATGACTCGAGCCGATCTGCGCATTTTCTAAGGAACTCGGCGGGCTTTGTAGTTGAACCCAAATACGTACAGAGCCACTCGGGAGTAAGAAAGTGGTCACTCAACATAGTCGCGAATGCCCTCAGACACAAAACAGTCATACGATGTTGTTCGTTCTCAGTGTACAGAATATTCGGTCGCGGAAACCCGAGTTTGCCAAGACGGAACCGCGTTTCCGTGCTGAGATATTCGACCATATACGTCTCTGTCTTATCGGTGTCACCTACACGTTGTTGTGCCAATAGATCGGCGGTTATCATAGCGTGCATCATGATGTATTCGATCGCTTTGCTAAAGTTCGGGTCATCGAAGTACGTACTGAAACTGAATCGTTCCGAAGTCATCGCAAGTAGAGTGTCTACACATACTAAGTCTAGTATGTGTTTATGATCAATATATTCATCCAAAAAAGTTCCCAACTTGCCCTCCGGTAAGAACAGCACCACGCAATGATTGATACACAGAGCCATTCAGAGAGACTACTTCGACACGAACGCCGTCCTTGGGAGTGGCCTCACTCTCTTCCTCGCTGTCCGCCGACATGTCGTCGCGGGATGGATGGTCGGTGCTGACGTCGGACTGAGTGTCAGTCCCGCTGTACACGTCGATCGGCTCCGCACTGGCCGCTCGCGCATACGCCGCCGCGGCGTCGTCCGGACGATCGGCCGATTCGGCGACCCATGCCCGCACCAGCCACACCAGATCGTACTTATCATAGTCGCCGTCGCTGTTGTGCTCGCACAGGTCAACGTCGCGCATGGTCGGTACGGCTCCGGCCGCGCGCAGGAACCGCATGGCCTTGGTGTTCTGCTTGCATATCGCGGTGGACAGCGCCGAGCGCAGCCGAGTCGCACCACGGTCGAGTGCGAGCCTCATCAGCTCCTCGTCGCCACGGTGCGCCGCCGACACCAGCACGTGGTCGGCGCTCGAAGCGCCCACGTCGAGCAGGTAGGTGACCACGGCAAGCTGGCGATGCTCGATCGCCCGGTACATTGCCTTGCGAGCCGCGCGGCGTCCAGTCCCGGGAGGTAGGCGCTCGTAGATCATACGGACACCAGCCACGTCGCCGGCCTTTGCCCGGTCTATCATCGCACATTCGAAGCGCGACCCGGGCGCCACTTCGGCAAGTAGATGAGCCGCGAGCTTCATGTGCTTACCCTTAAGGGCAGCCACGACGGCGTTGCTGTAGATAAAGCTGGTCTCCCCGTACGTCTCGGAGTAGAGGTCTGCAGCCGCTGAGCACAACACGTCGAGCGCCGCTCCGCCATAGCCTCCCCTGGAAAGCACTCTGGTCAGTTCGGGCAGAGCAGACTCTGCGTCTGGGATGTTTTTTACCCAGTACCGCGTGTCGGAGTCCGGCGGTCGCGCCAGTTTCCGAACAGAGCGCTTCTTCGCGCCATTCGCGGATTCATCATATTCGGTAATCTGGTTGTTCGTTGCCATCATACACGGAGTGTCTACACATACCATATTGTGGTATGTGTCTACGTTCAATATATATATATATATATATATACACCTACGTGCGTATATAGCATCCCGTTTCAAACACGTCTCCATTCGATCCAACTACTTTAATGAGAGGGTGATCATCGTTCATGGAGTGTAGTGTGCTCGTGCGTACTCTACGTAGTCTTCGAACGTTACTAGTTTAGTGGCATTCCATGCCCATCCCTCAATGGATTGGAGAGTCTCTATCTGATAGAAGGCGAGGCGGCCACTATTGTATGCCATTCTGTAGGTACGAACCCACATCGCCAATTTCCTCTCGTCCGTGTCGCGCGAACTATCCTTGGGATGTCCGTTCTTTAGAGCGTAGTGAGCACGGATCTCTTCCACTATATCATCGAACGATCTAGACTTACCGATGTTCCACATCCATCCTTTGATAGATTCGAGCGTCGCTATCTTTTCGGAGGAGAGTAGTCCGTCCTTATAGTCCTTGCGCTGGATTCCTACCCACCTACTGAATGCGTTGTCGTCTTGTGACATCGTAATTACACTACACACACAACACTATGTGTAGTGTGTATCATCAAATTTATTCGTGCACAATCGCGATATGCTGTTCGTGTGTTAGGCCTCTAGTATAGAAGCGTTCCTTGTCTCGAGTCGACTTAAAATCCTGGCGGTCGCAGAGCAATTGTTTTATTCCGGACGGACATCCTATGAGGGATTTTAGCCGATTGTAACTACAGTTCATATGCGTCACTGTGGGTGGGCACCCGTCGAGAGAGGTGACGCGATTGTGGTGAAACCACAGACTAACGACTTCCTTCGGACATCCTACAAGCGACGTTATCATGTTGTGGTTACAACATATAGACCTCGCGTACGTTGGAAACCCCTCGAACGATGTGAGCATATTGCTGTAGCATTGAAGATTGTTTATTCTGTCTCCACATCCTGCGAGCGATGACAGTTTGTTATTATGACAGTCCAGCAGTACGAGATTTTGCGGGCACCCTTCGAGCGATGTCAGTTCGCATCTGGAGCAGAGTAGTTCTGTCACTGATGCGGGGCATCCTTTGAGATTTTGGAGTGGATTGCTCGAACACCACAGTTCAGTTACCGATTCTGGCGCTCCCTCGAGTGATGTTAGTCCGCTACCAGTACATGTTAGGAATGTTATTCCATTCGCACACCCTACGAGCGACACTAAGCTCGGCGACCCGCACCATAACTTCCATAGACTGGTAGGACATCCTTCAAGAGTTGTGAATAGGTTATTCTCGCAATCTAGTTCTTTCAGTCCTAGAACTTGAGAACATCCTTCGAACGACGTTATTCTGTTCTTATGACAGGACAGACTCGTCACCATGCTTGGACATCCCACGAGCGAAGTGATACGGTTTGAACTGCAGTTCAAACTCGTTACACCATTTGGACATCCCACGAGTGATGTGAGCTTGTTGTCACGACAGTTCAAACTCGTCACACCATTTGGGCATCCTTCTAACGAAGTGAGATTATTATAACTACAGTCCAGCGTCGTTACACTATTAGGACATCCCACTAGTGAAGTGAGATTGTTGGAATACCATTTCAGTGTCGTTACACTGTTAGGACATCCCACTAGTGAAGTGAGATTGTTGTTACCACAGTTCAAACTCGTCACTGTGTTAGGGCATCCTACGAGAGAAGTGAGATTATTATCACTACAGATCAGAGTAGTCACTGTGTTAGGACATCCTACGAGAGAAGTGAGATCGTGTCCACTACAGTCGAGGGAGGTTATGCCCTCTGGGAACTCGTACATGTCGAGACTATGACGCGTAACTTTACTTGGAAGGACGTACATCACTACACACATGTGTGTAGTGTTTATATATCATGTGCTTACACTACTCCTCCACCATCAGGTCGTTGTCCACGAACAGCTTCGCCATGATCTCGCAGATTCTAGCGTCGTCATATCCTGTTAGTAGTATGACATTACGGATGTAGTTATCGTCTTTATCATCGATCCCCACGAGTAGCGACTGTTGTACTCTCGTTCGCAGAAGGTGTTTGCGCAGCAGTTCGCTCGACTCTCCTGGATACACACGCGATACATCTACACCTCCAAGCTCTATTATTGCAGGGATCGCGTTCTTCTTACTACACACTACACCAGCGCGAGATGAAGATCTGCTCTTGTATACGATGTAGAGTCTATCTCCTTTCTTACGACCGTACAGCGGTTGATCCATCTCTCCCTCGATGGTTTTCTTTTTCCCAACATCCTCCGACTTCAGCTCTTTGTTGTACTGTAGCTCTTCATCCCGCGTGCAGGTCTTCCACACGTGTCGATCCGCATCATACTTCCGTAGTAGTCCCGTCTCTTTGTACACCTTAGAGATCACATTGTACACTGACTTGAGAGCTTCGTCCACATACAGCGTGTGTACTACTACTCCATCAGACATAGTACGCAGATACTTTCTGAACATATCTGCAAGACGCCCCGCGCGATCTTTAGAACGTGATGCTTTCCCCTCCGAAGCCGAGTACTGTATACTGGTGACCGCTTCGAGTACGATCGCTTGTGTCTTGTAGTTTAGTAGTTTTACACTCTCCTCCGATATTCTACTCTCTGTGCACAGTTGCATCATACCATCTGTATCTCGTTTGAGAATGTGCTGTTCGATCAGATGGTCGAGAGATGTGTACTGTGATATGTACACTCGTTCGCTGTACTCTGCTTCTTGGTACCGCATCGTACTCGTTATGTCTCTACCCAAAAAGAACACGTTGTTCTCCTCTTTCAGATAGTTGGTCATACCGTACCGATCTCGTATGAGTATGCGCTCCGATATGAGACGGTCGAGCGCTCTGAGTATGAGTTCCATGGAGTGCGGGGCTAGACTGCGGACTAGTGTGTCTATATCATATTTGAACTCAAGCTTGTACAGATACTTTATCTCCCATATGATCTGTATGATCTCCTTGCTCGCATAGAGTATGTTATAGGTCGAGGTGTCTACGTTCTCAGCATCATACTCGTACATACCATTCTTTTCTGAGGTGTGTTCCATGGTATCACAGTCATAGTTGCACTCTATGTAGTCGCACTCTCTCTCTTCTTCTACGTCCGTTGGCAGCACGATTCTCTTATAGTTGAGAGGACAGTCTACCGCGGATCTCTTTAGAAGACGATACACCTGCCGATCGCTGTGGTCTTTAGCCTCTGCCATTCGATATAGCTGTATGTTGTCCGTTACTTCGGCCGAGGGAACACCATTTGCATTCTTTACTGCAGCATGTAGGAATATGTGTACGTTTCTTTCGTTTGGCTTAAGCATATCGTGCGATCCGATACGTATCGTGCGACCAACACCCTGATCTAGAGCGGCCATGTTCCAATGAGGAACTATGATATACACTCTGCGTACATTGTATATGCTTATACCTTCGCCGATCTTCTGCGACCCTATGATAACTCTAAGTTTCTGCCCATAAGTGTTACCATTCGCAGGATCGTTTATAGACTTTATGATCTGGTTTGGGAGTGGGCTGTTCGCGGTGAAGTGTTTGCTCGTGATCACAGTGAACCGTTGTGCTTCTGGCGTGTCTTTAGCTATAGGGCGTTTAGTATGTTCAAACCCGAACATCTCCAACACCAGACTGAAAAGAATCGCCCCGCTGTCAGAGACGAGATCTCCGGTGTACACGAACGCTATCTCGTTAGGATGGTCTAGTATGTCTTTTATGACATCTGCGTAAATTGCGGAGTACTGTCGTAGTGCTTCTATTCTCTGCTCTTGTGTATTCTCGCCTCGTGCTCCCATTATAGCAGTTGGTAGTGTAAGCTTAAGATCCGCGATTCTATCATCCAGCTCTTCCGCACGCTCTGGATTCTTTACCTTAAGAGCTTCCAGTGATTTTATGTCTTTGAGACGATCCCTGTACTTAACTAGCGAGTACTTGCCGTTGTGATCGTTAACGTACTTCTTAAATCCAGCCGTTAGTTTGCCAGAGTAGTAGGATCCGTCTGGAAACACAAACAGTGATGCATTACGTGACAGTCTATGGAACGACCCTACCGCTCCTTTGGACGTATCGTACACTGCTCCCTCTCCACTCTTCTTCGCTACTCTTGCTGCAGCGACCTTACTTAGTCCTTCTTTCTGCTTGGTGTAAGACTCTGCGAGTGCTTCATACTGAAAGTCGCTCATTATGGATGGTACTATCTTGAAGTACTTGAGCCACGGAGAGTCGTCTTCATCCACAGGCTCTTGAGCTTGCGCTGCCCATTCGTAGTACTTATCGTCCTCCCAAGGGTTCTTCCTTCCCTCTCTAATGCGATCCGCGATCGTTATCATCTGCCTGACGTACGACACACGTCCCCTAAATGCATCAAGTAGTTCCTCCTCATTCACAAGGATACCGTCATTAAAAAAATGGTCGTCGAACTCCTTGCCAGTAGGGAGTTGTTTGTCCATAGGCAACATGAGGTTCATGAGTGATGCGATCTCATTCGTACGATCCCACATAGGAGTTCCTGTCAGTAGGACTATACGACAGTTAACCACAGTGTGCAGAAACCAGTGTATCATATTGTACAGTGTCTTTGTCTCCTTCGCTTTCTTACCCTCCTGTATGCGAAGGTTGTGTACTTCATCTACTATGATGACCCTATTTGAGTAGTTCTCTCTGACGTAGTCGGCACGATTGTACACTCCTTTGAGGAACACTCTAAACGTGTCTATCTCGTAACTCTCGTTAATGAGCTTATCCCTACGTCTGGTGTATGTGTCTTTGCTCAGTAGCGACGCGTTTGGAGGAACATACTTCTTAATGCGAGTGGCGAGTTCGTCTTTAAAATTACGGACTAGTATGTCTCCACGCACTAGCACGAGGGCTCTATTGCCATGTTTGTTAAAGTTCTCTACGACGAGTTGACTGGAGAGTGTTTTTCCCGTACCAACTTCGTGTACGAGTAGTATCTCTTTTATCAGAACGTCTGGCGACATAAATCGGCGTACTATCTCTTGGTGTTTATATGGAAGTGTTGGGAGCACTGGCTGTTCTTCATCTCTATCGAGTTGTAGTTCGTTGAACTCTTTTTTCTCAAACATGTCTTTTTGAAACGTGTTCGATCTTGGATTGGGATACTCAGCTATAAAATCACCCACCGTGATACCTCCACCAGATGCTGTCGTGCTATTTACATCCATTATAAATAGCGAACATAGTTTTATACGTGAGATATGAATGCCATTCCGTGTATGTTCATACCCCGTGTTATATGATCTGTCGTGAGTAGTGACTCGATGAACTCTTTAGCATCCTGTGATACGAAATCGGGTATAGTGTAAGCCAGTTTAAGTATTTTATTGTATGTGCCGATCCTATCATGCGAGTAGAACGGCGCCATACCCACCAAACATTCGTACGTAAGTACACCAACACCCCACCAGTCTATCGTTTCACTGTGAGGGAGCATCTGTACCATCTCTGGTGCTATGTAATCGGCAGTCCCTGCGAGAGATGTGTCGTTCGGTTCGTAGTAGTGTGATAGGCCAAAGTCTACTAGAGTTATGTGTCCATCGGGACGTACCATTATGTTTTCGAGTTTAACATCTCCATACACTATGTTCATACTATGGATGTGTGTTAGCACGGTCACAAGTTCCGATATGTATTTTCTCGTATCGCTCTCTGGCAGTCTTTCTTCGTCCTCTAGCAGGTCGAACATGTTCATTCCAGGAACATACTCCATCTGTAACTCGATGTATGATTCCCGCACTCTATGTCCTATGTACTTGACGCACAATGGATGATGTATGCTCTGTAGTATCGTGTGTTCTATCGAGTCTAGCGGTATGCGCTTGGTATACACCTCTCCCATCTTTAGTAAATACATACATATATTTTATATGTGATAGATATGTATCACATTTATTATCCGTGATCACGATCGTGCGATTAGAATGTACGATACTATGAAGAACAGTATAAGCTTAACTCCCATACGTACCAGCGACGTCCCCATGTGTGGAACGAGTTCCATCAGTTTGTCAGTCAGAGGGTTGGCAAGAGCTAGGAACAGTATGGTCATATGAAAGGCGCTACTAACATTGTGATCCATAGACGTGGTCGATTTGGACGCCTTAGCGAAGTACTCGTTTAGTATGTTTAGCTCATCGGGTGTCTCTTCGTGGCCGTCGTCGTTTGGAAGACTGTCGATAGCATCCATTAATATACGATTAACACTATTTAAAATATATAGAACGTCTGGTAAGGGATGCCCAAACGAAGCTCAGCGCTATCATATACAAAGTTCACATCGTTGGTCAAACGATGTGGCTATGAGATATCAAACACATACAGTATGCCGAATGGAAACGTTCGTTTCATAGAGTTAAAATCTCCAGTACGTTCGAAAACCTTTTTCGTTATAGTACCAACGAAATACTCCATGTCGACGAAAAGCAAGACGACAACTATACACATACCAGATGATACATCACCAACTATCGGACTCATGGACTACTGGACGCAGATACGTCTTCCGGAGACACATCTTAACTTTGCAGTGTTCGCCGGAGAGTACATCTGCTATATACCAACACTATCAGACGATGTAAATACGGTGTACCAACTCGGTGGCACACCAACTATCACGGAAGAAGATGACGAGGTAACGAAACTTGAGAAAGAAGCGTTGGAGTTGAAAACGACGATACGGCGTATGAGACACCCCCCTGTTAACGTCGCAGATCTTGTCGATCCCGCTATACAGCCCGTTGACGATCCTGTTAATATAGTGTTCAAAGATGTAGAAGGAGAACCGATCGAACGTGGGAGTGATATGGAAAAACTAATGGACGATAGTGTAGACGCAGAGCCGGATGTTTTACCATCAGAGACTCAGCAAGTAGATGCAGACTCAGAGAAAGTTGTAGATGAAGTCGTAGCCGAAGACGTGGACGTAGATGAAGACACGTATCGTGATGGATCCGATAGCGAAGAGAGTTCGACCGACGAAGTTCCCATTAATGACGTTCCGATACAGACAGAGAACATAGGTCTTGGTATGATCTACATCGTTTATTCGATCAAGGAGTTCTTCATTCACACAAAAGACGAGAACTTCGAATTCGAGATCGTACGCAACTATGACGAACTGGATGATGCGGAAGTACAACTTCGTCTAAGGAAGGTCGGAGAAATGACTGATATCATAGATCGACTAAAAGAGCACATTAGTTCCAAACTCGAGGAGATCGAGAAAGCGGAGCGCTCGACTAAAGAGCAGATAGTTAAACTCTCCGGTATATATCACCAAACGCACACGCTGCTAAAGAGATCGAAGACGAAACGATATACCGTGAGTGAAGAACAAGTACTGAGTCTGGAACAGCGTACTAAATCTGCAGTGGGCAATGCTAACACAGAACTGTGTAAACACAAAGAACAAGCGAACGCGCTGATATCTAAGTATCTCGTTTCTTTGGCTGGAATGATGGCCGACTAACGTACTCCCTTCACATATGTACATACTGTACATATGTGTATTCTACACGCGTTCGTAGAAGAACATCGTGGGACGTCTTCCACCCCCTGCTCGGAACGCTCGCTCGACAGGAAGAGCATCCAGATCCGTCAGATGTGTATAGTTGCTAAGATCGTCATAGTAGTACCACGTGTCCCATATACGTATGTATGCCGTATAGTGCCCACGATCTGCATTGCGTTTCGGGTCACCTCCGATGTGTATGGTCACTCCCATAAGTCTATACCTATCGTTCAATATGTACTCTGCGAGCGCTCTCTCTTTGTTCAGATCTCCTTCCTTCCCGAGTTCGTCCAGTATGAGGTACTGCCCAAGACTGTACATGACTAATAGATCATCATCGAACAGTGCCCAGTCTATTCCATGTGTGTGCTCTCCTCCTCCCGAATGAGGAGATGACATATACTCATCTACTCCTATAGCACCTACCACAACAGGATCCGTCGGTCTCGGTGCATAGCCATCTCCGACGCGTACATATCTGTAAGTGGGTAGTGTCATCTTCATATCTTGGAACAGATCTGTTAAGAATGAGTACGTTGGATATGGCTCGTCCATCTCTCCTCTCCTAGTACTCTCTAAACACTCTACAGTGTATCGTCTGATATTAGTACATACCGGATTATTGTGTAGTAGAGCATCATACTCCAATCTAAGAGTGCGTCGTATGTTAGTCGCCAACTCTGTAATTTTAACTCGCCGGTTCTGTCCGCCCAAACGGCCTATACAAACCTCTCGAGAGTAGTCGATCGCTCGTATGTTTGAGTAGAATATGGCGTCTCTAAACGCACTGTTGTCCACTAGCATTAGGATCGCCAGCATAGAGTCCATATAACAACTATTTGCTTCGTTCTCGAACGCGGTCGTTAGTATCTTGCCATGACCAAAGACAGACTTGGAGGCACAGTCGTACAGTCTTCCATACATACCCATCATCTCATCTCCCACTCTCAGATACCCAAACAGTACCATGCATAACTGTATGATGAGCTGTTCTGTACACACCATAACTCGGTAAGACAGACTGCGAGCATGATGGTGAGCCAGAGATCGACGGCTATAGATGAGACGTACTACTCCGGCAGATCTGTCATACTCTACCGTCTCTCCGTCGGATCTGTTGTCTAGTCTTATACCGATGCGAATGTTCTTGAGTTTGGCCTCTCGTGTCATCTCTTTGCCAAAACATATGTCATCATACGACCTGAACACGCCAGAGAGATGAGTGGATGTTATAGTCTCATCGGTCACACCATCCATATGTTCAGCTATGAACTCTATTACTACTCGTCGATCGCACATTAATATATATACTAGTTACTTTAGTTCCGTTTTACATCGTATGTGATTTGAGACGCGCTATAGCATCACTTTCATAGACATAGTAGCGTGTCTCTTTACGTACACACGCTGTTAGTGGAGTGCTTGGAATTATTTATTTTTATGATGGTCGCGATCTCCAAGCGATCATAATCCCAACTTATTTTAGAAACGATCCACTCCAAAGAGTATATTTCAGATTTGAAAATCGATCGTGTGCGATCTCAAGAGCGGTGTGTTCATAAGCTATAGCAACACGCTATAGCATCACTTTCATAGACATAGTAGCGTGTTTCTTTACGTACACACACTCTGTTAGTGGAGTGCTTAGAATTATCTACTATGTATATAGTATCAGGGTCGCGTACGGGAGTAGCCCGTACACCGAAGGAGTCATAAGCTATAGGTATGTATCACTCATGTAGCGTATATGAGTAACATGTCGTATTATTGATATAAGACGGACGAGAGATGTCTACCGTTAGCAGACATGAACTTTGTACAAGGAGACATCTATCTGATCGTCGGGCCGATGTTCAGTGGTAAGAGTACAGAGCTACTTCGTTTGCTTCTGTTGGCCAAGGAGGCTGGAAGGAAGTGCTGTTACATTAACCACTCATTGGATACACGGGAGAGTGGTACGTTCTCGACTCACAACCCTATGACCAATAGAGATCTCTCTGCTATGGGCATCGTTTCGTTCCACACATCCAGTGTCACTACGGTAGATGTGTCGGAGTACGATGTTGTCGGAATAGATGAGGCTCAGTTCTTCGACCATGAGATCGTTCCTCATGTCAAGTACCTATCGGAAGACTGTGGTAAGATCGTCATACTGTGTGGTCTGAACGGTACGTCATCACGTACGAAGTTTGGACACTTCATAGATCTGCTCCCTATTGCATCTTACGTCGACTGGAAGTTTGCTGTCTGCAAGAAGTGTGCTCCCCCTCACATGTCGAGGGCGATCTTCAGCCATGCTATTCTGGGTGGCACCTCTAAGATCGACATCGGAGGATCTGACAAGTATGAAGCTCTATGCAGGGCATGTTTCCTCAAAGCTAACGTTTAGTCCTGCCGACACAGTGTGTAGTACATCTCGCACATGCGAGATGTAGTTTGTTTACTGACTCAGTCTGTGAGTATGCGTGGGTATATGCCACATCCCATGAGCTCCTGGAACACAAGTTTAGTGCCGTATGGTATGTTAATAGTGGACACATCAGACACATCACACGTCGTACACTTATCGGTCACGATCAGACCGCACACCTTGCATACATTACACTGGTATCGATCTGAGTTCCTAAAGAGACGATCGAGAAGTACGTTGGATGCACCGTGTCCCAGAAGACAGTCACGTTCCATCTCTCCCATACGTAGCCCACCATCGTTGGCTCTTCCCTCTCGTGGTTGCCGAGTGAATGCGTGATTTGGCCCACGAGCGCGAGCGTGTACTTTGTCTTTAACCATGTGCTTCAATCGTTGGTAGTATGTGACCCCCATGAATATGAAAGCGTCCATACGCTCTCCTGTCATACCGTTGTACATGACGCACTTACCTGCGTTCGGAATCTTCAACTCTTCGAGTTTCGACATCAGTCTGTCCACACTGAACTCTTCAAACACGGTAGCGTCGGTACTCGGCACTCCTTCGATCGAGGCGGCCATGCCAACGACGCTCTCTACTATCTGTCCGATTGTCATACGCGAAGGAAAGGCCAATGGGTTAATGATCATATCGGGGCATGGTGCCGATCGTGGGTCGCCACTGAACGGCATGTCTTCCTGCCTGACGATACGACCGCATGTTCCTTTCTGAGCTATACGAGAAGCGAACTTGTCTCCTATCTCTGGTATGCGCAGAATGCACACTTTCACTGCCACGAAGAAGTAGCCATCCCCGTTGTATCCATAGTGTACGCGAGTCACTCTGCACGGCTCGTCTTCGTCATAGATCACACTCGCGTCTAGATACTTCTTTAGTTTAGTGTCGGCGATGGTGGGAACTATCTTCGCAGAGTCTTTCTCCTGTACGATGCCTATGATAACGTTTCCTTTTCGTATGACAGATCCGATCTTAGCCACACCAAATGGAACCTGGTGATTCGGAGAGTACGCCCACTTTGTGTTATCTGTGTGCATGCGTAGTGTTCCGAGTACCGCAGTGTCATCGGTAGTTGAGAGAGCCGACACATCATTCCCTCTGAAGCGATCGCAGATCTCTCGCGATGGTATAGCTAGCGCCACGTGTTTAGTCCTCTTTATGACAGCACTGAACGACTTGAACTTAGATGAGTTAAAGAGCCCTCTGTCCACGGAGGCTTGATTGAGAATGATAGAGTCTTCCTGCCCAAATCCTTCGAATGGCATTATTGCAGTCACTACATTAGCCCCGGTGGGCTCGCTGTCATAGTCTATGAGATCACCGATTTGAGTCTTAACGAGAGGTTTCTGTGGTGTATGGAGCAGATGGTAGAATCCTTTCATGATCGAGTTGTGGTCTATGGATGGAGACCCGATACCCTGCTTTCCCATAGAGGCCTGGTATGTGAGACGTGGGGCTGGATTGTGATTCGCGTAAGGAATCAGTCCTGCATTAACACCGTACATCATCGCCGGATGTAGTTCGCAGTGTGTATGTTCCGGTGTTATATCGCCGCGTTCCATCGCAATCAGCACATCACTACAGTCCAACTCGTCAGCATCCAGATACTCCACTATACCAGATGTTATCAGCTCCGTCCACGTCATACAGGAAGTGTCTGTATTATCAGTGGCCAGCACTCCGTTATTCACGATAATCAGAGGACGAGAGTACCTTCCGGCATCCGTGTTAAGCCGAAGTTCGTTCTGTTCAGTGTCGTGGGATATAGATGTCTCTGGTGAGATTCCTCCAGTCCTTCTAAAAGACACTAGCCTGCCATACATGGATTTCGCGTCTGTAGTGTTTCCGAGCAAGTCTCCATTCACAACGATCTTTGTAGAAGACATAACACGCGTGGTGTTCTCTGTAAACTCTACGAACTCTGGCATACTACTCATGAGTTTCACGAGAGGCTCTATGTCACATCCAATCGTGATGTACTCGAGCAGCGCTAACTGCTTGGTAAGACCGATCTCACCTCCCTCCGGCGTCTCAGATACGCATATGTGTCCTAGATGCGATCCATGCAGCCTTCGGGGAGCGGTGAGCTTACCCTTAGTTCCCAGCGAGGTCTTGATACGGCGTTGGTGTGAGATCGTGGTGATACGATTGAATCTCTCGTAGTTCTGAGTCACACCAGCCTTACTCCCTACTCCTTTGTGTCCTCCCCAGTTGCCAGTAGCTATCGCGTGTCTGAAGATGCGCGTTATGTGATCTGGATTAACATAACTCGGTATAGATGGCTGCTGCCCTTTCTCTATCACGCGTTGTGTGATCATCTTCGCGATCTCGCCTCGTAGCTTTCGGAACGCGATGTAGAACAGGTTAGACATGAGCACGCCGTCGGCATCTACTCTCTTATTGGCGAGATGGTCTCTGTCCACAGCGTGCGTTCGTCCTTTAATCGAGTTCAGCAGTTTTGTGATCAGGTATCCAACATAGTACCGCTTTTTTAGTAGATCCGTTCCGAGGTGCGGAAACAACTCAGATGTCACAAGGTACGTTGCGTACGAGATCGCATCGTTTTTCGTATCGTCTTCCGTTTTGTCTCCGCCCTTAACGAACTTCTTACCCTTATAGCCGATATAGCACAGTGCATCTTCCTGTGTTCGGCACTCATAAGCGTGCTCCAAAGAGTGGCGCATGAACTCTATAACCTCTTGTGCTTCAATTCCGTCGATGTTAACGATGTGCTTTATGATGTCGACTTCGTCGAGTACACCCAGTGCTCGAAACAGAATGCAGATCGGAATAGCGTTTGCGTCCGGAATGTACGGGACGATGGCGTAGATACGTTCGTCCTTGATGCCGATCTGAGTCGTCGTAGTTCGTGTGATCGCCGTCGCACTACTTCGAATCTCACAGAAGTACTCGAACTTGGGTGGTGTCTTGCGATTGCGATACACGTACGGATTGTTAAACCGTGTTCTGTCCTGTGGTATGATCACCTTCTCCATACCATCCACGATAAAGTACCCTCCGTCGTCGCCTCGAGCGCCATTGCATAGATCGGATCCGACCATCACGGGAATAGATCCTATGTGAACTTTAGTATGAACGTGCGTTTTGACAGGCTCTATAAGCGTGATATCGCAGTAGATATCCGATGCGTACGAAATGTTACGACATGAGCTGGCTTCGTATGGGGATATGAAGCGTTTCATACCATTAGTCTCTACGTGAGATGGGCGAGAGAAGTATAACTCTCCAAAAGACACTCTATACTGATCGACTACTACATCGGAGTTCTCATTAACGATCTTCGGTATGCGATTGGCGATGAGATCGTTGTACGACTCTATGTGATGTCCATGGAGCCAGTTCTCTTCAAAGAACTTGGTAATAAGATCGAACGACATATCGTTGTAGTGATATGTCGATAGTACTATAGTGTACAGATTCAATTATGTATATGTGTATACATTCATGCCGATGATGTTGTGACTGTTATAGCAGAAGCGTTATCATCTAGCTTGACGTAAGTATCCGCATTCATGCTCGATCGACCACGAACATGTCCAATATAACACCCTACGACCATAGTAACGATGGCCAACGCACACCCCATGAACACGATCTCCAAATAGAAGCAGTTCTTTACATTCTCGTCGTCGATGACATAATTAACACGAGTCTTATTACTTGTCGCTGACTCTATCTGTACGTACCCAGGAGCGTCCTTCGTACTGTACTCGGTTATGGACATACCACAGGAGATAGTTCCTAGTTGTGATAGTTTACGATCGAACTCAAACTCGTCACCGCTATCGTACAACTTCTTATTCTTCGTGTCTAGTACATAGACGTTCACATCATCGTCACTATATACGCGATAGAACAGGTTAACGCTATTGCTATTCTCCATCTGGTGTGACATTGTGTATAGGACAGCGTCTCCGCTCGAGTACTTCGCCCATGAGCATCCTACAATCGCTGCAAGTATAGCACAGTACACTCCAATGTACGTCATCTTTCTTTCGACTGTGTATGAAGAAGATTAGAGTGTGTTCATGTTCAGTTTTATTATTGACCTCGTACATGCATGCGTATTGTATGTATGTGTACCTAAAATATGGAACTGTTCCCTCTCGAAGACGACACTCTACGAATAGGATATCATATTTCTGTCTCTAACAGTCTAACAAACACAATACGGAATGCAATGGCTCGTAAGATTACAGCGATGCAGTTCTTTCTACACTCTCCTCGAGAGTGGGCACGAAAGAACGTAGATCTTAACGACGCTGTACAGGCCGGCCATCTCCTCGCAGAGTTTCCATCGCTGTGGGTATGTGTACATGCATCGTACATCTACAATCTTCACGGAGTGATCGATACGACGAGTCAAAAGTACCATACTAACTACGAACTTACGATACGAAGTATCGCTACAGATCTGGACATATGTGTCGCACTCGGGTGTGGTATGGTGCTCCATCCAGGGAGTGCTAAACGATGTGATAAAGCGTTCCGTCGTATGGCGCTGGCTATAGATCGGTCTCTGACTGAGGACAGTAGTATCACAGTAGCTTTGGCAGACGTGATGGGGATATCTTGCAGTGAGCTAAAAAAGAGACGAATGTTGCATCTGGAGAACTGCGCTGGTGAAGGATCTAAGATCGGAACGATCGCCGACCTCCACACACTACTGTCACTAGTAAGTAAACACCTACTTCCGCAAGTAGGTGTGTGCATAGACACTTGCCATCTGTTCGCATCTAAAGACTGTAACTTGCGGAATGTCGCGGATACGAAAGCGTTTTTGCATGATGTTAATCTGCCCATAACGGTAGTACATCTCAACGACTCGCAACAGAGATTCGGATCCCGTAAGGATAGGCACGAGAGTGTATGCTCGGGTATGATATGGGGATCCGAATCTGTCGGGGATGATGAACTTTTACTCTACGATTTTGAGCCACTGATGGCAATCGTAGCTCACTGCGACGAACGATCGATACCTATGATCGTTGAGACGGCGAATGGGGCTGGTGATGTGTCTTTGGTAAGATTCCTTTATGATCGCGAAAAAACAAATAATTGTGTCCTGATCGTAATATAATGCAGAACCAATCGGCTTTCTGGTTTTCGGTCGTCGCTGCTGTCATCCTCCTCATCATCATGATACTCTCTGCCGCATCCGCCAGTGAACTGCGCAAGGTGATTCACTCATCGACTCAACCTCCCAAGGAGGTCGATAGCGCATACAAGGCGGCCGTCTGGGCATCGGTACTCTCTGCTCTAGGAGTTGTGGTAATGGCGTTCGTAGCATGGGTAATGTATGAGGGCGTCGCGGGCGCGAAGGGAAAGTGGAACGTAGGTACAAAGAGTCTAGCCGACCGCCTCCGTTTCGACTAAGATACACTTAAGATCATACCACTCTATATATAGAGTGGTACACATCGCGCGCTACGCTACGCTACGCTATGCCATCGAAGAACACGATCTCCAGATATCTATTCTCTGCGCTGACTCTATGCACAGCAATCTACGCGTGGTTTGTTCCCGAAACGATTCGGCACACTACATATCTGATATCGTGCGGTATGGTATGGGCTACAATACTACAGATATACACAGAGCTTCTGTTCGCACTGTGTTCATCCAGATCTACATATGTACCGTGTCATTCGACGCGGAAAGCGTATGCCATAATCGCGGCACTGCTTCCAAACGAACAGAACATAGTATTTGATATTCTTGCTCACTACGATCTGATAGAGTACTCTAATCTGACTGTCATACTTGCATACAACAGCCCGTATGATATGGAGCTCATGGGACGATTGAACACATACACAATGAAACACCATACATTCATACCGATACGTATAATGAACAGTCACTCGAAAGCAGAGAATCTCAATCATGTGTTAGCAAACTACATACACGAACATGATGCTATTATTGGCCTATTCGACTGCGATCACAAACCGTGTATTAACGCTTTCGATAAGGCTGCATATCGCCTATACACACGAGGGTACGATTTCGTGCAGGGAAAGTGCAGAGTGCGTAATAACAAAGAGAACGCGTTGACTAAGTTCCTCATGTTCGATTTCGAGATCATATACTCCATATTTCATAGGAGCAGAGTGGCCACATGGGGATACGCTATATTTGGAGGATCAAATGGGTACTGGAGGAGTGACGTTATCAAGAAGTACATGTTCGATGGAAGCATGCTAACGGAGGATATAGATCTCACTGTGAGAGCATTGCTCGATGGTAGAATCGGATACTACGACGACACGATCGTATCTACAGAGTTAGCCCCGCTAACTATAGCCAGTCTTATGTCACAGAGGCTCAGATGGGCACAGGGATGGGCACAGGTGTCTATTAAGTATCTCATTCCTACGATCGCATCTAAACACATATCGTTGCGTACACGTATAGGTCTGCTATGTACATTCAGCATGCGCGAGCTGTTTCCATACTTTAATCTACTCGTCACGCCACTAACGATGGTGTACCTATATCGTGGTGGAATGGTGTCCATATTTGGTATATGTACATCTTGCATTACTCTTCTAGCCTATCCGTCTATGTACGTAGGATTGTGGAGGACGTCTCCAGACTCGTTTCGAGACAACCATAAGACGATGGTACGAATGCTGTTCATGGGATTGGCGTATAGTCTGTTCACGACGCGTATATCTATCATAGCACACATGAGAAATCTCATATCGTTCGATCTATGGGAGGTGACGCGAAGATAAATACACGCACATAATATATTATGTGTGTATACTATAATGGACAAGTACATACTACATGACGTACTTGGAGAGGGAAGCTTTGGAAAGGTGACATTAGCTACGATCGGAGATCAGTACGTCGCTATCAAGAGCATCAAACCCTACCCTGGGAACGTTGGGTTCAGCCCCGTCCTTATCAAAGAGAACGACATCCTGATGCGAAACGATCACCCTAATGTTATAAACGCTCTCGATATCATACAGAGTGATGAAGTTGTGAATATCGTTATGCCATTCGCGGACGGATCTCTATCGCAAGCGATAACATATATGAGACGTAATAATAAGAACTACGTTTCAAATAAGTCTCTGTACGGTCATAAGATCGATATCATATCTCAACTACTCTGCGGGCTGTCGTATCTGCATTCGAATGGCATACTACACCTCGATATTAAACCGGATAACGTTCTTGTATTCGGTAATACATACAGACTTGCCGACTTTGGATTGGCGTTGTTCTGCATAAAAGAGTCGTGTCCATCGGATGGTGGTATTGGAGGAACACCATCATTCACACCGCCAGAAATGAACATAGGAGAGTACCACAACGTGTCGACTAAGCAAGACATGTGGGCTATGGGTATGATAGTATGGTACGTAGCTACTGGCGTGCTACCACACTGGGATGCTACGGATCCTAAATGGTTCGTTCGCAATCGTCCGAGTACAGGAGTTCGTGTATTCGATGAGATGGTATATAGATGCACTCGTTTCGATCCTATGAATAGAGCAAGTGCAGATGACCTACTGAAAGGCATACTGTCTCTTCGAAAGTGCATCGTCTATAAAACGGTCATGGCGTCGTATCCTCGTATACCAGACGATGTAAAGTACTTGTGTTCACGATCCGACGCGATAAACACGTTCACATCCGAGTGTCGTAGATACAACATCCCGGAAATGTGGCCAGTTGCTCTTATGATCTATGATAAGTACCTGTTGAGTGAAAATGCGATTTACATACCACACGCATCACTCGTCTCTACATGCATGTGGATAGGGACTAAGATGGTGTTCATGACTCATACCAGAATGCCACTACCATCATACTTCATATCTGATATGGTACACTTCGAGTCTGTCATACTCAACGCTATCAAATGGAACGTCGGGTACCCAACCGTGTTCACAAACTTCATACAGTACAACAACACTACTATGAACATGCCAGAGATGGGCAGGCTGATCGAATTCATGACAAACATTCACCAACTCAACAACATACAGATCTACGACAGTATAACTACTGTGGAGCAGTATGTGTAGGCCACCACGCCGGAATCTGCGTTTTTCATTTCGCGAATCGACGCTTGTCTTTTATGTAGTATGTTCTATATGCTGTTATAGGATTCTTGTGTTTGTACTCGATAGGCATAGCTTGTGCTGGTAGTGTCATAGGTATGAATGGTATCGATCGAGGTGCTGCTCTAAGAGATGCGAGGTGTCGTTCACATGCATGAGTACGGCCGTATCGCGTCGTATACTCTTGACACAGATACGTTGCTAGGAGCCACAGATATCTATAGTTCACTATCGAGGTTCTTACCCACACTGCGCATGGATGGTTCTTATGTGTCAACTTGTATGGTGTGTCTGATGGAGCACGATCTTCTAATACCCACCACGCCGAGTACAGAAGTTGGACAGACTCTAGTATCATTTTAACTACATGTTTGTCGCAATGGTACTTAGCGCACTCTTTCGGATTAAGTGAGAGAAAGAATATGTTCATGTGTACATGTGTAATGAACATTGAGTGTGATGTGTCATTATATGTACGTATATTAAAGCGTATGGTAGTTATAATAACTATGACGTCGAATGCAGAGTGCATAACATACCAAGATCATGCGCGATTCAGTCGCATTAACATCAAGGATGTAGTACAGATGTACACTGCGAAGATACGTTCTAACGAACGTATGATGGTAGCATCTATCATCGGACTCAACAATGACATGGTGGCTAAGTGGTATACGGATGTTCTTATGAAGGTATGTGATGATAAAGGACAAGTGACAGCACAACAGGCAGAGTCGTACTGGAGAGTGTATCTCGAAGGACATAGAGTACGAGCATACTACCGAATGAAGGAGCATTCAGTGCCTATTCCTCGTAGCGTTGTTGACTTCTGGGTAGAGTTCCTACTACAGGATGTGAAAGACCTACATGCATATGGTACTCGCGTACTACTACAGGCGTATGACACTGTGGTTGAGTACTACAGAGATTGGGTAGCAGAACGGCTGTATGAGCTACTGTTCACGACCGACGATCCTGTAGATTGGATACACAAGTACAACGAGTCCACGATAGCGCAGAAGATACTCTGTGGTGATGAGAAGCCATACGACATTAACACAATCGGAGAGAAGTGCCAGATTCTAATTAACACTCAGGCGATCCCTTCTAACTAAATACTGATCGAACACAACACACATGCGTTTTAGTCATAGCGCAACTATGATTAAAGAGTCCATACTGTCGTCTATATTCGACGATCATAAGAACGTTCTCATTCATGGCATGGCGGGTACTGGAAAGACTTACATGCTACGAGAGATCGCCGACATTGCGATGTCGATGGGAATCGTAGTGTACTCTACAGCCACGACTGGCGTGGCAGCGATAAATCTGCGCATGGGAACGACGTTCCATAGCTATGCGGGTATAGGTACGGCATGGCAGGACAAAGAGAATCTGTTCCGTTTCGCACGCACGAATAAGAAAGCCAGAGAGCGAATACAGAACACTCAGATCCTCATCATAGACGAAATATCTATGTATGGTACAGATCTCCTTGCGAAAGTGGACTATGTGTTCAAGAACATACGGTGCAACAATGAACATTTTGGAGGTATACAGCTCGTACTGAGCGGAGACTTTCTTCAACTACCTCCCGTGAAAGATGAGTGGATCTTTAAAGCCCCAGAGTGGAAACAACTGAATCTCGTTCCGTACGTCCTGACAGAGTGCAGACGCTACTCACAGGAACAGTTCTTCGAAATGCTATCCCGCCTACGAAAGGGAACGCCGTCGCCACAAGACATCATACTACTAAAAGAACGTGCTAAAGCGTACAGAAAGTTCGTCCCCAAGCCTGGTGGTATACTGCCCACCATATTCTACTCTCGCAAAGTGGACGCTGAGACTTACAACACAGAGCAGTTGAGTCTTATAAACTCTCCGGAGCACACATTCGTCGCCATAGATACGTTTAACGACACCATAGGGTATGCCGAAGATCGCAAACCGTACATAGAGATGTTGGACAACTCTATACCACGAGAGATCACACTCAAGGTCGGTGCTCAGGTGATGTTACGATGGAATCTCGACACGTCGGCCGGGCTGTGCAACGGCAGCCGGGGCGTAGTAGTACGGATAGGTAAGTGGAACGGGGAAGAAGCCGTGACTGTGAAGTTTGTTAACGGGGCTGAAGAGAACATAATCAGGAATAAGTGGACGTCAGACTCGTACAAAGCATCCGCTTCGAGAGTTCAGATACCGCTCATACTAGCATTCGCCATGACTATCCATAAGAGTCAGGGACAGACGCTGGACTACGCTGTAGTGAACGTTGGCCATTCGATCTTTGCGAACGGGCAGGCATATGTCGCCCTATCGAGAGTGCGCGACATAGAGGGTCTGTTCATATCCGAGTTCATACCAAACACGATACGCGCTGATGGCGACGCTCTCGACTATGTAGAACGAATAGAAGCGATGGAACATGAACACAAACGCGTGGAACTTGTGTTTGAGTAGTGTGTTAACACACTACTCACGATGCGAGTAGTATAACACTAATCGTTTAGTTGCGACGTCGTTTCCGAATCTACGTATAGACACCCTCCCTTCTCCATATGAGGAAGTTGCCCCATACATCCGTACCTACAAGCCTCACACGATGACGTTACGTAGATATGCACGATGCTAAACGAACCCTGTATGAGAGCGATCGGATACGCGATGTCCATCAGTTGAAAGTCATCGAACGTTGTGATGATACTCCGAACACAGTTCCTGTCGGACAACAGACACAGTTCCACTAGAGAGTCGTGCAGTGATGATGAGCCGTCGCGATCTGCCATGTAGTGGCGCATAGCCAACTGCCTCTGCAGCCCAGACCATCCTGCTGTAATCAGATCCTCCGGCTCTTCGATCTCGAGATCAAACGCGACGATGTGACCTCCAATGCTTACGTTCGTGTATTCGTAATTAAACCACGGCATCATACACAATAACACAGATCTAATATCTGTACAGATATTAGATCACTATTTGCACATATTACGATCTGCGATCTGTAATATGTATATACACTACGTGTCTACTTCTTTGGGGCACACGCCTTCTTCTTCTTGTGCTTGTCCACAGTGACGCGCTTCTTCGCGGTAGCCAGTGCTACGCGAGCCGCCACGCACTTCTTTAGAACCTTCTTAGCCGCGGGCTTCTTCACTGCCTTCTTAGCCGCGGGCTTCTTAGCCGCGGGCTTCTTAGCCGCGGGCTTCTTCACTGCCTTCTTAGCCGCGGGCTTCTTAGCCGCGGGCTTCTTCACTGCCTTCTTCGCGGCGGGCTTCTTCGCGGCGGGCTTGCGCTTGATAAGAACCTTCTTAGCCACTCCGAATCCCTTAAGATCGGACGGCACGATGCGAGATACCTTGCCAGTCTTGTTCGGGCTACCTCCCGTGCCTACCAGACGGTACATCTTGCGCATCTTACCAGTTGAAGTCTTGTACACACTGTACACAAACTTAGGGTGCAGGATCGTCACGGCTTTCTTAGTACGTACGTCGATGGCTTGTCCAGGCTTCAGATGGATAGGCATTATTAATAGGGGGTACTATTTATATTATTTTTATCGTTCCGCTGAGAATTTTAAATATTAACTGAACATTGTGGATGAATTATTGGCATTTTCCGTAACCTTCAGTCACCAAATAATATGACCCCGACCCATTAAAAGGAGCGAAGGCGCAGTTACGCTTCTCCACTGGAAGTTGTGGTTCCTTCGGGTATGCGTCCGCCATCGTCTTATACTTCTTCTTGTCACAGCAGTTCTTAGCCTGAGAGTCGTAGACGGGTGATGCGTACTGGTACTCCATTATAATCGTGCGAACATAGAATTTACGTTATTTTTGGATCGTATATAATGTAATGAGTTACGCAACTATAGGACACGACGATTTTTTATATAACAGGTATAGAGAGCGAACTGGAGAAGCAGAGCGCATCGTAGTTAGACACGTCACTCCGCAAGTCCCTGAGCGTGCGTACGCCGAATCCCCTAACACACAGACAGTGTACGGATCGGATGGTGCATACAGCATACCATACTATAGAACACAGTCCGATCCTCCGATGTGTATGCAGGGATGGGCTCTGACATATGACAACTTATGTGTTCCCGTAGAGCAACCTCTTAAAGGTCTATACGCCACAGATGATAGAAAGAGATTACTGGACGTTGCTAGCTCCGCAAGATCCGTCATGGAAATCGGAAATAGAAAAGTGTACATATAGATAATGGTGGCTGCGGATAATGTTCTCATCGTGCTAGCGTTCGTAGCGCTCGTAGGCTTCTCAATATACATGGCGATACGTTCAAACGTCACTAACGCGAAAGCCGCTCAACTTCGTACGAAGATTAGAACGTTGGTTGAGAGTAAAGAAGTGAGCACTCTGCAACCAAAACCGAGAGAGATACCTATGCCTTTGACGTTCATAACATCACTGCCAACATCCAGATCCAAACAGGAGATCATAGATATGATGAACAGATATGAGACGGCAGGCATACTGTTCAGCACAGATCCTCTGGACAGCACGATACTGCAACTCGAACGTAAGTTGCAGTACCCTGACATGCAAACAATCGGGGATGAGAAGAACGACTACTCTCAGTACTACTATCGTGTGAAGGACAAAGATGGGTTCGTCATAGAACTCAACCACAACCTCTACGGCAAGCTCGTAGATGGAGACATTGTGGCGTCCGTCCCTGGGTACGAAGGACTTGGGTCGTTCGAAGTGGATATCTACGATAAGAAGTATACACTCCAGGTGCTATAACATATATTGAAATAAACGCGATGCTATCGTATCTATAAACAGATACGATGTCTCATGACCCCAGAGGGGTACGGGCTACGCCCGTCACGACTCTATCATATCGTGCTTATGATTGGATATTAGATGTAAACGATGATACCAAAGACACAACGATCTACTCGAGCGGAAAAACACTCGATGGTCAGACGGTTATGATTCGGATAGAGGAGTTTCAGCCATACGTATACATGGAACTACCGTCCAATCGAAAGTGGACGAACGCGTCGGCAAGAGATCTCTACGACGAAATAGTGGACAGAATGGGGGAGATGGCTCCTGTGAGCTATAAGATGTGCAGGAAGTTCATGATAGAGTATAAAAGACACAGTACTCACTTGATGCTCTCTTTCAAATCTCACAATGCGTGCAAACTTCTAGAGTATAAGTGCAAACGAAAAATCGGGTCGTATGCTCCAGACACATTCAAAGTACACGAGCAGAACATAGATCCTCTCATCAAGTTCATGACACTACGCAAGATAACACCATGCGGATGGATAGATGTACGACGATCTGAGAGCGATAGTGTCGATAACGAAGGCTTCAGCTCGGCAGACATTGCGATGGTAGTGAAATGGAACGAAGTGTACCCATCAGACGCATACGAAGATGAGATGCCTCCCATGAACGTGGCGTCTTTTGATATAGAGTGCTATTCGAAGAACCATAACTCTAAACATCCGGATGCAACCGTCCCAGAGAACATTGTGTTCCAAATATCGTTCCATCTACTGAACACTAAAACGAACGATGTGGAGTTAAACCTACTCTCACTCTATGACTGTCCACAGATAGAAGGTGCTACAGTACACAACTATGCATCTGAGAAAAATCTACTACTTGGGTTTGCAGCGATGGTAAATGAGAAAGATCCGGATGTGTTTCTATCGTGGAACGGTATTAAGTTCGATTGGGACTATCTCGTTCAGCGTGCGGAGCTGAATGGCATCTACCTTCGATTCGCTGCGATCGGCCGACTCGTTGGGGAACGCGCCGTACTCCAGTCTGCACGGTGGCATTCGAGTGCGTACGGTGAGCAGAAGTATCGCTTTCTGCATCCGCATGGGCGTATTAATATCGATATGATGATAGAAGTGGAGCGTTCGTATAAGCTGGACAAGTACTCGCTTAACTTCGTCGCTAACCACTTTCTCGGAGAACAGAAGGAGGATGTTTCTCCACTTCAGCTATTCAAACTGATAGAGATAACACAAAAGACTAAGGGCATGACTAACGTAAATGATGTACACCAGCTCGTAGCTAGACTCGTTGGACGGGATGCCTACAAAGGAGTCGTTAAAACGGCAAAAGATGCTATACTAAGTGCATCCACGAAGACAGAACTGTCGTCCGCTATCAAGATGTGCATCCATCTAATAGGAACATACTGCGTGAAAGACTCTATACTACCCATCAAGCTTTACGAACATCACAACACATACACCACACTAGAACAGATGTCAAACATCTGTGGAGTTCCTATAACATATCTACAGACACGTGGGCAGCAGATCAAGGTGATCGCGCAACTGTACCGTGAAACCTCTTTTAATAACATCGTGGTGACGTACAAGGCGTACGGAGATTCAAAGGACGATCGTAAGTACCAGGGAGCGACTGTGTTGGAGGCTATACCTGGCTACTACACTAACGTCTCAGTGTTTGATTTTGAGTCTCTGTACCCCACTACTATGATTGCCAAGAACATCTGCTACACAACGCTGGTACATCCAAGTGATCCTATACCGGACGATAGATGTAATGTATGCGAGTGGGAAGATCATGTAGGATGTGAGCACGATACAAAGCACCGTAAGAGAGATAACGATAAGATACTATGCGACGAAAAACCGCAGAAGTATAGGTTCATTAAGGTTACGTACGATAAAGACGGAACACCACACGGAGAAGGAGTGTTCCCTAAACTACTACGAAAACTCCTCACGAGCAGGAAGGCTGTGAAGAAGGAGATTAAGGCACTCTCCACATCGATGCGCGAGTGCACTGATGAAGTGTTAGTATTGCATATGAAACATAAGCTTGGAGTGCTTGATGCTAAGCAACGCGCTCTAAAGGTATCGGCGAACTCGATGTACGGTTTCACCGGCGCCAGACACGGCATGCTTCCTTTCATAGAGGGGGCTGCGAGTACGACCGCAATAGGGAGAGAGCTCATCGCATCCGCCATAGACTACATCAAGGAGACGCAGAAAAACGTGTCGATAGTCTACGGAGATACGGACTCGTGTATGTGGCAGGTGTTCGATACGAAAAATATGGCAGAAGTGTTCTCTCTCAGTAAGACCATCGCGAAGCTCACGACCGACCACCTAAAGCGACAACTACTCGGGTTTGGAGACAAGAAGCTCACATCATCACAACAGATGGAGTACGATGCAACACCCATTAATCTGGAGTTCGAGAACGTGTACTCTAAGTACCTACTGCTAACTATGAAACGCTACATAGGAGATGTGTGTGATGTTACTGGTAAAGTAGTATCTCACACAAGCAAGGGTGTAGTGTCCGTCCGAAGAGATAATTGCAACTATGCTCGCAATGTGTATAAGGAAACCGTGAATGACATATTCTCTGGTATGTCAAAAGAGAATGTCATGGGAAATGTGTACGAACGTCTACACAACATCGCCAGAGGACTCGTGTCTCCTAAGATGCTCAGTATCTTCGTGGGAGTAGGAGACGTGGGAGTAGGCGAAGAAGGAGAGACGGATGCTGAGAAGTACGGAGGATATAATAAAAATAGTCACGACGTTCACGTTATGCTAGCTCGGCGTATGATCGCCAGAGGAGATACTGTCGTGCCAAACACCCGTCTCGAGTATGTACTCCTTAAGACGGATGAAGGAGAGTGCCTACAGGGAAATAAGGCGGAGGACTATACATACTACATGGACAATCGGAGAGCGCTCGATCTACAGATAGACAGCCTCTTCTATCTCGAAAAGAAGTTCAACCAGCTCAACGAACTCGTCACTATTAAGTTCAGACCTAAGTCTGAGATCTACACACCACTCGCGGAGCGTATAATGGAAAAGGTCAGAGAGATGGATAGCGCCGACGAAGTGGACAGCATAGTGAGACTTGGCAGTATGTACAAACGAGTAAAGTTCATACTACAAAGTCCTAAGGCAGACGGAGATGAGCACGCAGATCTAATCGAACTGTGCAACCAGTGGCACGCTGAGTACGTGATGGAGCGTTTAAATAAACAGTTCGGTGGTCACAAAGCCATCGATCGACGGAAAGTAGGAAAAGAAGTGCTATACGATAGCAATCCTATTAATGCTGTGTACAGAGTGCATAAAGCGTATAGCCTCGTGGTGAAACAACTCAATGGAATGTTTTCTCCATTTGCCGACGAGGAATCTATATAAATACTTGTTTGCTACTCGTAATGAGTAGCAAGAAATCGGTAGCATCTATAGTCCCTGCGATAAATCTACAGTCGGCGATACACATAGGAGCCGAGGTATTCGTCATAGGAGCGGTGTTTTTCTATGTCAAGAAAGAGATCTCCGCTCTACGACAGGAGAACGTAAAGCTTAAACACGAGATGGCTATCTTCTCTTCCGAACTCGCGAATATAAAAGAAGCACTCAGCCCAAAACATCCGCAGGCGACTACAAGAAGCACCCAGCAGCATCCTCCGCATCCTCCGCATCCTCCGGATGATGTGCACGAAGACGAGGATGCTGTAGAGGACGAGATACAGAACATTGCAAGATCTCGAAACGATCTAAAGAATGAAACTGTGAATGATGAAGAGCTCCCTCCCAACCCTTTCATAGATGAGTGAACACGTGCCAGAGTGGTGGGTGAACGAGTACGACCAGTACCTTAAACGTATGTATCTGATCTGCGTTGGGAATAATACGTATAAAGAACATCCTATGTATCATATAACGTACGAAAGATTCGTAGCATTCGTATATGGCAACTCACAATCAACCCGAAAGCGATCACTATGACAGTGACGATGAAATCTATGCAACTGTAGCCGATGCTACCAAACACGTAGTGTACGTCGGAACACGTGTGGAGATATTGGATGTCGCATCTCTAGAGATCGAGCAAGAAGAAGACAGACTTGCTGCGGCAAGATCTCACAGAGAGTTTATAACTAGGGATATGATAGATCGATCTATAGATGACGCGTACTACGAAGTGATGGGGTACGTCCGAAGTTTGGGACTGCCATTGCTTGATGGATGCTCATTGTCCACATTTAGAACACTGTACGACTGATATTACACTACACAGTGTAATATTTACACAACACCAGATCACGCTCGTAGGTTAACGATGCACTCCTCGAACTGTCTACGAAGCTCATTTCTATGCTCCTCTATGCTCGGCTCTACAGCAACCTGCTCACTAGATACCACTACGTCTTCTGGCAGCGGACGTTGCGGAGTTCTCTTTTTGGGGACAGTTCTCTCTTTTGGGACGACGGCCTCTACGAACAGTTTGCCTTTTTCCTTCTCCTCTTCCTCCTCCTCAACTTCAGCCTCCTCTTCCTCAACTTCAGCTTCCTCTTCCTCAACTTCAGTCTCCTCGCTCGCTTTCTGAGAAGCCTCCTCGCTCGCTTTCTGAGCAGCACGTTCGGCAGCCTCAGTCTCCTCGCGTTTCTTTGCGAGTCTGGCGCGGATAGCTTCCATTCTCGACGGGTCGACTGGCTTCTTTTTAATCACTACTGGCGCAGATTCTTTCTCTGCAGCTTCTTTCTTTGCAGCTTCTTTCTTAATATTAAGTTCGGCGATCTGCGCCACAAGTTTTCTTATATCCAGATCGGCCTCTTCGCGTTCTGCCATAGCCATCTCAGCGGCCTCTGCTGCAGCATCTGCCTCCTCTTGGTCATTGAACGCGGATTCGTCTGCAGCTTCGTATGTGTCTATGATGTCAGTGAATTCAGTGACACCTATCTGTAGTGCTTCTACTTTGGTAGTGAGTTGTAGTATTTCAGCGTCTATATCTGCCACTTCACCCGTTTTTGGCGATTCCCTCTTCACGACCTTGCGGACGACTCTCCTAACTACGACGGGTGGAGGAGCAACACTTTCTTCTTCTGGAGCTTTCGCCACCCTGCTAACAGGAGGACGAGGAGGTAGCCCTCCTGGTATCTTCTTGGAAGACTTCCCAAATATCTCTGAGAGTTTCCGTATAGTGTCTGCCGATCCCACGATCGTTCTCCCCCCGATCTCTATTTCGATGGGATTTATCTCCTTGAACTTCGCCCTCGTGAACGTTCCTTCCGATACGCATGTACCGCTTGAAGCACTACACTTCTGATTCGGCCCACACGCTGGTGTCTCTGGATTACAGCAGTTCTTCTCCCACACAGTTCTCCCGCATAGGTTGGCCGTACCAGAAGGCTTAGCACTACTCTTTACCTCTATACCAGCCGGGGCGTGCTCTGCACTCATCATGACTCCCATGTCGGCCATAAGAGTGTGATTCTTGTGTCGGCTCTCCTGGTCTTTTCCGACGCACTTGCCCGTAGATGTCTTACACACTTTCCCAGCCTTGACACACTTGTCGATGAGCGTCACAGTACACAGTCCATACGGCTTATATCGAGACGCACTCATTATTATTATTATGATGCGAGTATTATTATTTGTTTTTGATTAATGTACCGATTTAAAATAGTGTCGTGAATGATGTAAAGGGATGCCGATCAGATTCTTATCGGAGAAAGATTTTGCAGTCAGAGATAGGTGTATGATGCTCGTGGATAGTCCTGGTATGTGCGTCGTGATGTTTAAGGCCGATACCTGCGCAGCCAGTACTATGTTACTCCCAGTTTTTGAAGAGTTGGAATGTGCCGAGAAACGAATACAGTTCTCTATTATGAACGTTGGTAACGCGAGACGTCTCATAACGAGTTCTCAGATGTCCACCACTCCACTAAAAACGACACCCACTGTGATACTGTACACGGATGGTAAGCCTCGTGCGATATATAAGGGAAAGAAAGACCTACAGTCCATACTACAGTTCATAGTTACGATGGTGCAGAAGATCGGCATATCAGAGACACCATTCGTCAGAACGGCTCCAGAACCACAGCGCCAACAACAGTATGTACCGCAACAACAGTATGCACATAACTACGGAGGAGCGCATACCGCCGTCGATCCTACAGTTATTAAACATTACAGGAACGCTGGTGGTCAGATCAGCCACGCAGCGATAAAACAACAGCGGGAGGAGGATGCGAGCTTTGGACTCCACGGAGAGATACCATACAACGCACCATGGCAGATGCTAGATCAGTGATCTGTGTTAAATGAACGCTACTCATAATATGAGTAGCGATGGAGAGTAATCTGTACCAGACACTATGCTTCAACATACCTCCTACAGATCTGAAAGCTGCAGAAAAGCGCGCAGTGATACTTGGAATAGAAGGATTGGATGTTGCCCTTCACGACGTGATCTATAAACTAATAATGGAACACTACAGGATCGCCAATAACTGTGTTTCAAAAGACATTCCGTACTTAGGATTCAAACATGATGCGCGCAATGACGTCACGTTCGATCTACAGAAGCTTCCTATACCACTACGACATATAATAAAAAGGTTCGTCAAACAACAGACTACCACTTCCTGAGTATCCACGAATACGTAGACGATGTTGCTGATGGATTTGGAGGATTCGGTAGAGAACTGAACATTACACTAACGCCAGCACACCAGTCATATGTCATATACTTCCCAGCGTATGGTGAGTATAGTGTAAATATCGTCTGATCTCCAGCAGTGTTGGCCGCGGACTGTGTTATCACTATGTCCCCGATGGGCATACCGTTGTTAATTACGAAGTGTGATAGTTGTTGTGTCGCAGGCTGGCTATAACGTAGTAGAGTGCTATCTTTTCCGCACACTTTATCATTCGTTGCAGGGTCACTTGTAGATGCCCATAGATATCCGCCACCTCCCGCGACCTCTATCTGTACTGTGTCTCCAGACCGTATGTAACTGTCTTTGTGCGCAGCGTTATCCATGACCTTATGCACAATCATAGGCAACGGATTGTCATCTATGACTAACTGCCCATATATATTGGACGTGAACTTATCGACGTACTGCCACTTATTTTGCTTATCTGTCAAACGTCTGCTCGCAAGAACGACTGAGTCTTTATCGTGTAAGTACTTCGCATCTTTGGTACGTACGGCTATAGAACATGATTTGTCGCAGCCATCCGAATCTGTATATAGACCATTTATATCCACTGCGCAGTATCCTTTAGCCTGATCGCACGAGTAGTGAGTAACGTTGTCGATAGAACACGCGTTCATACAGTCTGCTAAAACTTTATACTGCCCAGTCTTTGAAGGCACGCACGATTTAGCCTTCGTGTCGCATGTGAACTTCGTGATTGTCGGCCCAATAGGTACCCACGGAATTGGCCTACTGTTACTCGTCCATACTCTTGCCATCCACGTGCTAGCAGTCGTAGATGATGTGGGATCTACAGGAGCACTTTCCGAGAATATGACTCCTATTCCATCACACCAATCATATGTCATGTAGCGTTTAGCCGCGGGTGAGTATATGGAAAACAGATCTGTTGTGACGTAGTTTATTTTGTCCTGTGGGTCGTCATTTACTACTGGGTACGTGGTGACTAGCTTAGTGGATTTGACTCCATTGTTAATTATGAACACCGTCCAGCCATTTGTAGGTGGCTGACTATACCTAAGAAGAGCATCGTCTTTCCCGCATATCTTATCACCCGTCCAGTCCTTGTTCAGATTGAGCCATAGGTATCCATTGTTCTCTACTTCGAACTGAACCGAGTCCCCTGCCCGTATGAACCTATCATCGTTAGGGTTAGATGCCAGCTTATGGATGATCAGTGCGAGTGGAGTGTCGTTAATGACAAGCTGTGCATAGATATCGTGTGTATACGTCGCGACATACTGCCATTTCTTAGAAAGGTCGGACACACGTCTACTTGCTAGCACGATGCGATCTCCATCGTGGAGATATCTGTCCAGATTTGTCATACAGGCATTGTTGCAATCCAAAGACGAATATACACCTTTAGGATCTGGGACGCACATTCCGGCAGCATTACATCCGTACCGTAGGGCATACGGAACACACACGCCACCACAGTCCGAAGACGAGAAAGTTCCACCGAGCATAGGAACGCATTTCCCAGAATCACACCCATACGTTTTTAGCACACACTTGTTGTCGCAGTTGGTCGTCGCATACTTACCATCTTTAGTCACGATGCATTCTCCAGACGGATCGCAATCGTAATGCGATGGTGGATCATACGGGCAGTTTGCCTTACAGTCAGATTCAGACGAATACTTACCAACCGTAGATGTAACACACGTCTTAGATATAGGATCCAAACATGTCCACATAACTTTAGGAGCGACACATGCCTTATCGCATAGCGCTTTACTTCCGTACATCCCCAGTTTGTCCGGGCTACATGTAAGTGTCTTAGAATCGCACGAGTATGCTACCTTACATGAGTTGCCACAGTCGGCGGCCATATACCTACCACCCTTAGTTGGAACGCAGTTTCCGGTGACATCGCAGTCGTACTGTGCTTGTGGAGCGGGACCTTTGCAGCTATTGTCACAGTCAGATGTAGTATACGTTCCTTTCGCATCTTTTGTGCAGGATCCTGTGGCATCGCAGCTATACTTGATTGCTGGAGGGGGATTGCACGCGTCGTTGCAGTTAATAGATGTGTACTTTCCATTGGCGGTCTCGACACATAGACCATTCACATTGCAATCGTATCTCTTCTGTGGAGGAGGTTTGCACGTTTTGTCGCAGTCTGGTGTCGTGAACTTACCATCTATAGACTCTCCGCATACACCCAGCGAGTTGCATGCGTACTTTTTACTAATTGGGGATTTACACGCTTTGTCACAGTCAGATGTAGTATACCTACCTCCTTTAGTCTCGACGCATTTACCTGTAGTGTCGCAGTCGTACTGTGTCTGTGGAGCGGGACCTTTGCAGCTGTTGTCACAGTTCATTGTCGTGTACTTGCCATTCGTCGTTTCTACACACGCCCCGGAAGAATCGCAGTCGTATCGTGTTCCTGGTAGCTTGCATGCACTGTCGCATGCTGCTTTAGATCCGTACTTTCCTTTCGAATCAACGACACACACTCCAGCCGAATTGCAGGTATACATACTTTTAGATATAGACCGTATGGCTATGATAGTTATATACGTGACTATCGCGAGTCCAACTAACGACCAGACGATGGTGTAATCCATTATAATAACCGCATATGGTTATTATTAATCTAAAACTTGTCGGCGAACTCGACGTGTATAGGCTTGCGTATAGCTCTCACTTCGTCTCCCAACTCGATAGCATCCATTCTTCCAAGTTTCTTTATGACATCCCGTATGCGATTAGGAAGGTCGTTGCATATGTCTTCATACTTACGTTCCGTGTCTAGTGACATAGCCTCTTCAAACAGACCTTCTGCCGCCAACGCATGTTTCTTGCAACAGTCGAGGCAGAACTTGCGTCTGTTAAACAGATGATCTTCGAGTAGTATGAGTTGTTTAGCCCCTTCTCTAAAATTAAACTCGGGCTTAAAGATCGGTAGTTGTGATGTATCCTTGGATGCGTTATTGAGTATGGTATCGTCTATGTTCCCTGCACTACACTCACCACAGTACTGCTCGTTCTTGAGTGTTTTCTTGGGTCTAATAATAAACCAGTATGTAGATATGACCGCGGCAGCAAACACGAGTACGATCCATACAGCGTGTGATCTCTTCATTATAACTAAACAAGAATATTCTTTAGTTATTATAATCAAAGATGGTATTCCCATTGTGCGCTCCGTGTATACTTATACCTATGGCTCTATCTGGGAGTGCTGGTGCTGGATGGGCTGGCGTTACGAGAGGGAAGAAGATCCTCATCCTGATGTCCATACTACTGACACTGATCGCTATATGGCTGTGGCTACGTAAGCGGGGATGTAAGACATGTTCACTGTAGGATAGTATATGTATGTTTATACATATACTATACGACACACATATTTGATATAACAATTAAGATATAGTGTGATCTTATAATAGATGTCTGAACCAAAGACACAATCCCCGAGTGGTGTGGAGGCTATAGAAGTACTCAATGAAGAAGAGAATGATCCTGTAGAAGTACTCAAGGAAGCCGAGGAGGAAGAGGAAGCCGAGGAGGAAGAGGAAGCCGAGGAGGAGGAGGAAGCAGAGGAGGAGGAGGAAGAGGAAGCAGAGGAAGAGGAAGCAGAGGAGGAGGAGGAAGAGGAAGCAGAGGAGGAGGAGGAAGAGGAAGCCGAGGAGGAAGAGGAGGAGGCTGAGGAAGAGGAGGAAGAGGAGGAAGAGGAGGAAGTAAAAGAAGTGAAGAGATACAAAAAACCCAGTAAGCATGTTAGCAACGTTCCTATTACGAAAGAAGTAGCACAGTTGTATAAGCGTCATAGATCTTCGTTCGTAGACGTGGCAACAGCCGAGCACATAGCATCTCAGCACGGAGATCGGGTCGAGATAGAACTCAATGTAGGTAGGTTCTTCCACCACAAAGATGGTGCCAGTTTTAAGCCTGGAGTGACGTATGAGCAGTTCAGCAGGTTGTTCTTATACCTCGCTACTACTCCGAACTACATAATCACTCCGGGTGTAAACACGAACGAGTATCGAAAAGACAAATATCGTATCGTTAAGAGTGACACTAGCTCTGATAAGTATGAAGAGAAAGAGCGTTCTACTCCAGTGGACATACACGAATGGGATCTTCGTTTTAATATTAGCACGGAGAAAGAACTACGCTCTGCTCCGTTCAAAGAAGATGAGTACGAAGTGCTACGTATAAAGAAGAGAAGGCGTGTGACGAGCAGAGATCCACTGAGTGGCATCCTTAAGATTCCTGAGTACCTCGCCGTGGATATCACTCATGTAAACGAGCAGGTTCAGGGCAAACCGATGATGACAAAGTACGAGATAGAGATAGAGTACATTGGTGTAGACCAAATGACTCCAGAACACGTCGTAAAGATGGCGGAGCTTGCTATGGATATGCGAGCAATCTGCATGCATGTGGACTCTGACCTTCTAATCGGACTCGCAGAGCGGAAACGCGTGATGTTGGAGTTTAACACGCTGTACCAGCGAGAGCTAGCGCTGGATAACAAAGAGGTGACCTATGACGGTCTCTACGATATGTACAACAAGCCGCGTAATCTGAAAGTGAAGGACATGCTCGGATTTGGGTTCGATAACTACGTCATTACACCAAAACTCGACGGAGAGCGTCGGTTCCTGTTCGTATCGTCCACTGGATCGTATATGATCGCTCCTCCCAAACGTAACAAAGAGGTAAACATAACGCGAGTGGGAGACACTATTCCTAACCATGGAGGGACACTCATCGATGGAGAGTACTACGATAAGAACGGAAGGTACTTCTTCGCATTCGATGTCATATTCTATGCTACACTTGATGTTCGAAAGAAAGCGTTCACTGCTCGTATTAAGTACGCAGATAAGGTGAGAGGCATTCCGCGATACCTATTCTCTGCTACGCCTCCTCACAAACGTATGCACCATCCGTTCATAAAGTACGAAGTCAAACGTTTTCTTACCAAGGACGATCGGTACCCAGACTTCTACGCTATGATTGAGTACCAGATGGATCTGCTGAAGGATCTTCCTTTTGACACGGACGGTATCATATTTCAGCCCATCAGTAGCGAGTATCGCAACATTAACACGCTCAAGTGGAAACCTACAGATCTCATGACTATAGATTTCAAGGTCGTCCCGGCAACCGAAAAAGACACGTATACCCTCATGGTGACGGGTGCCGATGGTAAGAAGGTGCCATTCGACAAAGTAAAGAGTGTCGTTATACCTGGTGGACTGTTCGAGGGAGTAGATGTGAGTGGGAAGGTCGTGGAGTTCAAATGGAACGATATGGCCAAGACTTTTATTCCTTACCGTATACGAGACGATAAGACGGCCAACGACGAGCCAAACTTCATCAAGGTAGCTAACGACGTGTGGGAAGACATCGTAAATCCGATCGATACTGAGTCTCTATTCGGTAGAACGATACGCGTCATGAGAGTGTACCACAACCGCGAGAAAGAACGTATGCTCGCTCACTTCTTTAAGAAAGGAGACACGATCGTGGACATCGGAAGTGGCAGAGGTGGCGATCTACGAAAGTGGAAGGGCGTCGGGTTGAACGTTCTTGGCATAGAGCCAAACGAAGAGAACATTGCAGAGTTCGATAGGCGTAGAAAGGAAATGAAGGGTACGTCTAACGCGAGAGCTATAAACGTTGGAGCAGAGAACACAAACGCCATAATTAAGGAGTTGGACTATGTGCAGGTGGATGGTGTAACATCGTTCTTCTCTCTGACGTACTTCGCAGAGTCTGAAGATATGATGAAAGGATTCCTGCGCACTATCGACTCAGTACTCAAGAACGGAGGGCTTTTCGTAGGGATGTATATGGAGGGAGATCGTGTTAAGAAACTACTAGATGGAAGAAACGAGGTAACCACAGACACGTTCTCTATTACCAAAGTGTCTGAGTTCTCTCCAACTAATCCTTACGGAAACACCATATCGACGAATCTGGTGGATGCCGGAACTATGGTCAAAGATCAGGAGGAGTTCGTTCTCGACTATAAGGTACTCGTGGCCATGCTCGCAGAGAGAGGATTTGAAGAAGTAGATCCTGAGTCCGTTGGGATGTCTGAGTACTTAGACAAGGTAGATTTCCTGCCTACTAACTCTCTGACGTTCTCCAGTCTCAATCGCAGATTCGTATTCAAGAAACCACTCTACACGAAAAAAGAGAAGCGCATCGATGTGTACGAGAACGTCGGAGGAGAAGAAGTCGTAGAGTTGGAAGCCGTCGTAGAGAAGACCGAACTCACTCCTATGAACAGAGGCAAAGCTCTAAAGCTTGGTGGGCGTCTTAATGCGATGGGAGATCTCTACCGCATCTACAACCCACCAGGAGCATCGTCGATCCTACACGCCGTACTCATGGCGATAGGAGACTCAAACTACAAAACATCTTCAGACAGAGACATCTATGTTAACAACGTTCGAAAATGTCTAGCCACCACTCTTAGATCTCCAGGTGCTTATGTAGAATGGAAGAACATCATCGCATTTACCAAACGTGATATGGACGCATACGCAGACGGATTGGACGCAGGTAGTGACATAGATGAGGCCATGGTGCTACTCATCTCAGATATGTACAACATAGACATATACATACTGAACCAAAACACCATGTACATTCCAAAGGTTGGCAACCATCAGCACCGATTTAGGCGTAGGAGGTCTGTCGTACTGCTACGGCTAAACGACCGATACGAAATTATAGGGCGGAAGACGCCACGAAAGACGTTCGTTCTCACATTCTCGGGAGGAGGCACTACTAAGACTGATACCGGAGCAGTCGTCATGGTTCCTACCGACGCGATGATTCAAGAACTGTACCTGCGATCGAAAGGAGGAGCGCAGTACTAATACAATAATTGATCCTTCTTTTTATAGATACGTCTATAAAAACAGACATGATGAGCACCGTGCATTCGGCGATCGACGCGCACGTGAAAGAGATCGTAGAGAGGTTGGCTGCCGAGTTCGAGTTCGATACTGCTAAAGCTCTCGAAATCGTATTCGATGCATCCACACCCGCTAAGCCGAAGGCTCCTGCTAAGACTAAGGCTCCTGCTAAGCCGAAGGCTAAGCCTAAGGATGACGATGCTACAAAGACGATCCGATACGGAGGGAAAGACGTCGAGATCGAGGTGTCGAGTAGTAAGGTGAATCCGTGTCAGTACGAGCTAACTAGTGGCAAGAACAAAGGAAACGAGTGCGGCGTAAAATCGTGCTACAAGTACAACGGCAAGTGGTACCATGGAACAGTGACCGATGGAGATGAAGGAGAAGATTGCAAGGTCACTGCTCATCTTGAGTCTGTTATCAAGAAGTCTCTTAGTGAAAAAGTGGTTAAGAAGCCACAGGCTTTGGACGCAAGCGGTATGCCAGTTCCTGGAAATAAGAAGGGAAAGACGCTCGCGCACGCCAAAGAGGCCGCAGATACTAAGTCGAAGTCACTGATCGACAAAGTGGTTCTAGATACTGCCAAGCGCACCGTTCGTTTCGATAAGGAGAAGAACATCTGGTGGGAGCCCATTAGCGGGCTCGTGTTCAATCGCGATACACAGAAGGCCATCGGTCACTACAGCGTCACGAACCGTAAGACAGAGGCATTGAGCGCGGATGACATCGCTGTGTGCGAAGAGCACGGTTTTAAGTTCGTTCCTCCAGCGGTAGATAAGAAAGTTCCGCCACCTAAGCCAGACGAAGACGACGATGTGGAGGAAGAGGAAGATGAGGAAGAGGAAGAGGTTAGTGACGAAGAAGATGAAGATTGATCTTAAAAACACGTATCCAATATATTGGATACGTGTTATAGAGTGTCATGTTGCGATCGTGTATAGCTAGTTATGGGCTTATAGTGCATTCGTATAAACCTCCTGTAGGCGGATCGTTCGTAGATTCAGAGCCGTACTTTCTGTTAGCTAAGCGTAGAGACACTATGGAGTACAGTGATTATATTAAGGGTATGTATTCGGACGCAGATCTCGAAAAACTTGTGTCTCTGATGAGCGATGAAGAACGTACTCGAATACGCACACATAACTTTGTGAATCTATGGAACGATATGTGCGTCACTACTCTAGAAGAGAACTGTATGAGTTCTATAGTGAGATCTATATATCAGAGAGCACGTGATAAGTTTGAATCGTCAAAAAACATAGTGCTATCACTAATAGCATCGTCCAAGAGTAGTACGATAGAGCCTCAGTGGGGATTCCCTAAAGGAAGGCGCTCGCGATACGAGGACAACTTCACGACGGCCATGAGAGAGTTCGAAGAAGAGACTAACATAGATCTGTGGGGTGAAGGAATGCGTATGTGGAACTTCCCTCCGTTCATCGAGATATTTTATGGCACATGCGGCAAGTACTACAGCTCTAAGTACTACATCGCAGAGTTACCATACCCTGTTAACCCAAATCTCATCGAGCTACCAAATAACATCCGTAAACTTACAGTATCGAACGAAGTGAGTGAAGTGGTCTGGTTACATCTGAATGAGGCATGCGAACTACTATGCGAACGTAGATCCAATATGTTGCGGAGTGTTAACGCAACTATTAAACGAGTTAATTCAATGGCTATATAGTCAATCGTGCTGACGATTGACTCATTACATCACGAACGGCACGTCTGTGCTGACGAGACGTTCAGCCACAACATCTTTATTATCGCGTATCACTCTCATCAGGAATAGGAACACATCTCTGAGTGACTTCATATATCTACCACTCATGATGATCTTCGATGAGTAGAACGATAGGACTGTGGTATCTTTCTCTTTTTTGGGGCGCGACTTTCCCTGGTATGGGTTTGCAGTCAGCCTAATGAACGTAGGTTGTACCGTGTCCTCCCATTTGGGATACTCTAAGCAGTAGTATGCAAAGTCTGCTGGATGTACAGGGTAGAACTTTGTGTTAACGCTAGTTGTCCCGGTAGACACGAATTTAGATATGTGTACTACGTTTCTATACTTAGTATCGTTAAGTATTTCGTTAAACGCGGAACGAACGATGTGAAACCCGAGTTTGAACCCTATGTTAATCATGACCTTCTCGAACACGAACCTTGGTGGGTTCGTGTCGAGCTTCGTCCACATGCTCGGAAAGTTTCGTATATATGCTTCCCATAGTATCATGATGCACTCCTCGGCCTGTTTTTCGCTACGGCACCCTACAATCTTATAACTGTTGTTAAAGACCATGATGTTCACTTTCTTATTGTTAGCGAGTGTCACTATACAGGTTACCTGATTACGAAAGTGCTGAACACTCGTCAGGTACTTCACTCCGATCTCATAAAGATCGTCATCTGTATGTTCCGCCGTGTCGTGCGTATGGTTCTTTCTATGTTTCTTGAGCTCTTTACGACCGTATGACCGTATGGTGTCCATATCGTTGGATGTGAACTGTTCTTTTCGGTACAGTTTGTCTCTGAGGTCGCGTTTAACTATGACATCTGGCTTGGATATGACTCCCCTAAAATCGTCTATGTATCGTAGTGATATGATACTTCCGTACGGTGCTACTATCTTACGCACATCTGGATAGTGCTTCTTTTTCGTAAGAGGCACGTCCACTTCGTAGATAGGAAGATAGTCGTACATGCGTTTCAGATCTATGTTAATGTTCGAGTACACCATCATTGTCAGAGTGCTCGTTTTCAGATCTTCAAATCTAATATCAGGTACCACCACCATTGTATTGTCACACTATAGTGGTGAGCAACACGCGATGATTATATCAGTATTGTTTCTTAAAGATGATACGTTCTGTGAACAGTCTAGTGTTGTTATATATAAATGATGGAGACACCATATAACCATCATACTCCATGAGTCCCAGATCTCTGTACACATCGCCTATTAACTCAGAACAGAACTTAGTTGTAGTGTGCGATCGAGTATCGTGTCTTGTTCTGAACAGTGCGCTTCTCCAACTCCATATATTATATGTGAACCCCATGCCTCGATATCTGTATAGCGCTTTAACAAAATCGTTATGATTAACGGTGTGCGATAGTCGCAGCAATGCAAAGTTAAACGTGTAGTAGTCGTTAATCTTGTCGTCTAATGGAACGAGTGCTACTCCATTTCTATCGAACTCATTTGTCATAACGTCGTGTAGTGCGTGCGGTGTAGACTCGAAGATGTAGTAATCGTCTGTGTGAGATGTTGTATTAAATAACTTCCCTCCCTCATTCGCTACCGAATCTACAAACACTATACCGCAATGCACGACTGGGCACCTCGTTAGAAACCTAATGATGTACATGTCCAGCCTATTACCAGAGAACATGATCACGTCTCCAGTCTTGAGAGAGGGCTTGATATCACTGTAGTATGTGTTCGTATCATAGTGCTCGATTGATGGAGAGGTCATGTACATCGTAACTAGTAGTAGTCCAAGTAGTATGAGACCTACGACAACCATTAGCAACACAGTACGACTATCTATAGGTCTAAGTCTCATATACTAGATACTATGATTATAATTGACACTCTAAATACACTACATCGCTATAGCTATAGCTATAGACGTAGATATGTACAGTGTCCTTATTTTCTTTATGATCCCTCTGCTCATGGCGATGGCTAAGAATCCACTCTCTGCTAACGACGCGTTCGCTCTTGAGTTCATGCACGACATGTCTTATAACAGACGCGTGTGCACTTCAGAGGGAGACTGCGGCAATGCGCACTTCGATATGGTCATGAACTGTAATCGTGGATGGATACGAGAGTGGGAGATGTTCTGTGCAATGACAGACGGGGTGAAGAAGATCCATAACGGAACTGTGTTCGGATTGCGTTCGTATAACTGGAACAGGTACTGCGCCTCAGAACAATCAGATGAGCACGTCATTCACTGCAACCGCATCGATCTGAGAGACTGGGAGTACTTCATGTTTCTCTCGAATAGCGATGGAGAGCTGCGCGATGGAGACACAGTGTACTTATACTCCGTACAGTGGGGAACATACTGCTATCCTAGGAGCGGTGTTACTTTTGATATGGAGATGCGATGTGATGCTACTACACAGGGAGGTATTCCATACACACTGCATGTCGTGGCTGGGAGGTCGTGCGATAGCAAAGAGACCGAACCTCGCGTCACTAGCGATGAGTACTACAGTACGACTCAGCCAGTTGCAAGTAGTGCGTATCGTGTCTCTCCGTGAGATGCGATAACAAATACGGACGTACCACTGAGTGGGATTATGCAATACATCACAATCGATGTATTGAATTCGTATAGTGTCTCTAATATATAGTAGAGCAGACGTGATGTTATTTGCCGTATCTCAGACAGATAAGATCACACGCATTAAAGCCACTCGCGACTCGCCAAAGAGAGCTCTATGTCCATGTTGTGATTCGCCAGTTATGCGAAAGGCAGGTAGAATAGTAAGACCGCACTATAGCCATATGTCATTAGCGACGTGTTCTACGAATGATATGTCAGAGTGGCACTATAGTTGGCAAACACACTTCAAAGATGAGTGTTTAGAGACACGGTTCTCTATTAATGGAAAGATACACATAGCAGATATATACATATCACTACGAAATACTGTAATAGAAATACAACACTCTCCGATGGATGAGAACACAATGTTAGAACGAGAAGAGTTTTATGCGAACCAAGTGAAAGCGCATCTTGTATGGGTGTTCGATTATACTAAAGTTACTATTAGAGACGATGGGTACTTTAGTAGATCGAAGTTCAGAGCCATGTCGTGTTTGAAACATAGCGACATATATCTTCATACTATTAGAGGGTTGTATCGAGTAAATACGGGCAAGTATATACAGTACAATGTATTCTTTGCCGACTTCCTTGATGTTCTCGATCGCAGTAGATTTACACTATGCGACTATAATAGCATCGTTCGTGGTATGATTGGCTTACAACAAATGAGGGATACCGATGCACGTCTCGAAAGAGAACGTATCGAAAGAGAACGTCGTGAGAAAGAACGTCGTGAGAAAGAACGTATCGAAAGAGAACGTATCGAAAGAGAACGTCGTGAGAGAGAACGTATCGAGAACGAACGTTATGAGAAAGAACGTCGCGAGCAAGAACTCATCGAAAAAGAACGTCGCGAGAAATACCGCATCGAGAGAAACCGTCGCGAGCAAGAACTCATCAAGAGAGAACGTCGCGAGAAATACCGTCGCGAGCAAGAACTCGTCGAGATAGAACGTTGCGAGATAGAACGTTGCGAGAGAGAACGTCCCGAGAGAGAACGTTGCAAGAAAGAACTAAACATAGAACTAGATCTGGTAACAAACCTACACGTGACGACTAGTACGAAGCAGTTCGAGCAACTAGAGAGCCATTTAGTAGAACGATATGACTCTTACAGAATTGCTGAACAAAAGAGACGCGATAAAGAACAAGAGCGTAGAGAACAAGAACTCGCTGCAAAAGAATTAGAACGTCTTAGGGAAGAACTGAATATAAAAGACCGCCGTAAAAAGATCATGGAAGCGCGTCGAAAACGACTGATGTGGGGACGGTCTCTACGTTAGTCAAAGCAAGCCCGTGAGATGTGTTTATTAGTGTCTCGTACGGGACACTAATATGATTTTATACACTTGGTGATGATATCTTCGTGATGATAGTCTCGATGAACTCAAAGACTATTAGCATCTCATTCTTCGTACTCTTGTACTTAAGAGCAACATGAACATCATAACGATCGATGTCAAACATCATTGTCGCTACGAATCCCAGTGCGTAGTACATTCGTGGTATGTTGCATGTAGCACGATAGTTGTCGGCACTGATGCGATTCATGTACCGATCGTATATGGACATCGCAACGTTCACAAACACGCTCGGAGCTCTTAGAACGATCGCCTTTTCTGTTATGTACTCTTCGTACATACTCCTGTTTTTGAGATAGTCGTCATGCATGACTCTTGGCCAACACATCATGAACGATCGAGTCCGCTCACACTTCAGATGATCCAAACACATCGTCGCCGTCCATCGCTTCTCCCGATCGGACACTAGACATCCCTTTACAACGTCGTCGTACTCCTGCCCCAGTCCCGACGGCTCCATTCTACTAGAATCGTACAACTGTATGATAACACTCGTAGTTCGTGGCTCTTTGAAGTCATACACGAACAGTGCTTTTCCAGTAATGATCTCGTAGAGTGTACACCCTACAGCCCACATATCGGAAACATGAGAGTAGGTTTTTACAATGTTCGTTGCAAGTACTTCGGGCGCTGTGAAAGTAGGAGTGGTGATGTCCATCGTAGTGTTATAATCACCATACGAATGTATCGATCCGCCGAAATCTCCCACTTTTATGGAGTCGCATGGCGACTTCGCGTCTGAAGCACCAAACATTAGTATGTTGAGAGGCTTAATGTCCGCGTGTATGATGCCATTGTCTGCCAAGTGTTCTATGGCACATAGTAGTTGGAACACAATACGCTTAATCCACTCTTTGTTACCAGTTTTCGTGTAGAGCGTCTTGTTTCCCAACGGAAAGAATGTGTATAGTCTCGAATCTTCCTCAACATACACAATACGCCTCACATCGATAATGTTAGGATGATTGAGTTCCGAGAGTGTTATGTCTTCGATCACAGACGAGGTGTCCATCATCACACCTCCATGGTCAACGCGTGATTGATGTTTTGGAACCTTGACCGCGCAGAGTTCTCCGTTAGCGTCCTTAACACTAAACACTCTGCTGTACGTTCCTTCGCTTATGTACTCGACGTAGGTGTACCCCAACGGTATGAGATACTTTCGAACCTTACAGTCTCGAACACTATCTATATCATATCGAGAACATCCTACAACTTCGAACCATACCAGATCGACATCCACCAATGACGTATGCAGTCCTTTCGATACAGTAGTCCCCTCGAGAATCATCCGTTGCAGTGTTCTCGGAAACACGAGCCCTCCGAACGATATAGGACATGTGTTGTGTGATAGATCGATGCATATAACTTTCGGTGGTATGTTCGATAGCTTCTCGATGGAGTTGTGGCTCAGATCAAGATCGATTATGGTGGGTGGAAATACGATTCCTTCCAAAGAAACGATGCTGTTATGAGCCAGTTTCAAGAACCGAACACTGGAAGGAATGTCTGAGATGGTTACTATGGAGTTGTGACTCAGGTCAAGAGAGCGCAGTTTAAGACCGAACACACCGCCCGATATAGAACTGATACTGTTGTGAGACAGATCTACGGTCTCGACACATTTGGGAAACACCGCGCCTTCGAGTGTAGTGATACCAAGATTGCAGAGCTTCAGGATGTCACCACTGAAAGATGGATCGATCGTGAGGCGGCCATCCTGAACGATTGCCATTCCGAACGGCACCAATGACGTGTGCAAACATACATACGCGATCGATCGCGCAGTTCGTTTTCAATATATATATATTGAACACTACTATGGCATAAACAATATACGATCATATCCTATACGCCACTCCAGCGATGGCTAAAGCTCTAAAGTGGAAGAGCCCTGAGGGGTATCTACTTGCTGCTGGTGGCGTGTTACTATTAGATGGTGATGGGGCGTGGGTTGTGTCTGAGCAGGGAAAGTACACTGACATCGGAGGGCGATACGACTTCAACGACGGGGACATATATGCCACTATCGCGAGGGAGTTCAGGGAAGAGCTATACAACACTGCAGAGATCTCATACTTCGATTTGAAGAACGTTCCGCTGTCATCCAAGCACTACATAGACAGTTTCGTTGGAAATCCTATCTATATGTGTATCGTTGTGAACGTATCAGACATTCCTCTAAGAGGAGTGCTTGATAATGAGTCGGTCAAACGCGCTAAAGATGAGATACTGCGATCTAATAGGTACGTACCACCGCATAGGTATACTACTGAATCTCTAAAACTCGTGCCGATGTCAGAACTGCGCGTTGCTAGCAACGTCTCTCCTCGGCTAAGGTCTATTCTGGAAGGTCTATAGAGATCGATACACTCCGCTCATAGAGATAGATGCGTGCATGACTAGCACGCATCTATCTCTATGAGCGGAGTGTGTTTTAAAGATCATACCGATGTTATCTGTGCCTGTGCATACACATTTCCGTACTCATCCCACATACTGTATGCATACACATGATACTCGTTAGCAGCGTTCTGAATACGTATGTTAAAGTGCATTCCTCCTTGATAGTCTGGGTGCCAGTCTCTAGTTACGATGACTGTATAGTTTGGTACGTTCATGATACCCACGGTGGATAGTAAGTACACTATGTACTCTCTATTAGACTCGAATACAGATGACGCGAATGCGATCATTACATATAGCGAGTGCTATATATATCTAAAAACAGTCAACGACTGTCATAATGGACGACCTGTCGAAGTTATCGAAAGGAGAGTTGATAGAGCGACTAAAAGCCACAAATAAGAGCACGTGTGCGTACAGATCGACACGCTCTAATACGAGTTGTACGTCTCTATCTACGACTGCACATGGCTACTGCGACATACATGCAGACACACTACAAGCAGCAAGTGCGAGGGAACGGTACGAGAAAGCTTCGCGCGAGGAAAGGTCTCCTACCCCACCGAACAGTCCAGATCGCGACATCGAAGACGACGACGAGGATGAACCAGAGATCTCTGTGCAGCACAACCGTTATGGTAATTTCGAGCACGCGGAAACGCACATCGTGTTTAATATTAACAACCACAAAGCGATAGGTGTCCAGATGCAGAATGGTGATATAGCTCCACTTAGACCGAAAGACATCTCGGAGTGCATAAGTCGTAGATGGAAGTATCAGGTACCATCGAACGCAGGTGCAAGAACAAAGCCGTTCGGTAAAAAGTGGTAATATTATACCAACTGTTAATAATGTCTGATACGGACTTTTGGGTGGACGATATAACGGCTCTTTTTGACAAACTAACTCCGTTCCCAACACCAAAGATGACCCTGAACCAAAAGCTCAACGCGCTTACAATCATGGCCGTCATAGCTACCGGGATTCTTGTATACATCAAGTTTCCACTGTGGCATGTGTTCTTCGTCACGTCGCTACTCGTGATAGTCATAGTGAAGTACACTACAGACTGCAAGAGAATGGCTGTAGTTGAGACGTACACTGTACCGGATACAACGATAGAGAGTGCCGACATACTCCCCACGATACCGTCTGCTGATGATGGGGAGTGGCAAGTTCACCCACCTACATATGCAAACTACGAACTACTTGAAGATTCGCAAAAACCGATGGGGGAGTACAATCTAATGGGAGAGTACATGACGCGTACCAATCTGCTTCCCGCGGACGAAGCGCATGTGGCCAATATGTCGCTCGCGGATTCAAAGGTCTACATGCACAACCAGCGCACTACAGACCAACTCGCGTATAGAAACGATATGGTGCGAATCTTTAAGAATCGCATTAATAGAGAGTATGGTCATGGGTGCTCTGACGCTCTGAGCCCTCAAGTGAGTTATCTGCTGTAGATCGTAAGATCATAACATCGCAATTAAGATGTTATGACACTATAATGGCGTGGCACATTGGAGATGATGTGATAACGTACAACCTCAAACTACACAACGATGCGTCTAAAGTAGCAGCGTTCGATGTGGACGGGACTCTTATCGTGGGAGATCCGTTCGCTAGAGAGTGGAAACCGAGACATAATGCGAATGACGCTATCGAAAGACTTCTATCCGGTGGGTATGAAATAGTCATCTTCTCCAATGCTGGAGGAGTTGAGAGTGGTAAGATTACCGCGAAGTATGTTATAGACAAGATGACAGAAGTGATACACCACTACAAACTAGAGAAACGCTGCTCCGCACTTTTTGCCACTACCAAGTCGATGTTTAGAAAGCCACTCACTGGTATGTGGAGACTGGGATGCGAACATGTCGGCAAGACCGACTCGTTCTTTGTAGGTGATGCGGGAGGTCGTAGAAGAGACTTCAGTTGTGCAGATAGAGATTTTGCATACAACGTTGGTATACGGTATTTCACTCCAGAGGAGTTCTTCGATAACGCTGCGATATCTGTCGTAGAGTGTAAACATATAGATCCCGAGGACTACTATCCAGCCACGAGTGAGGAAGCCGCTGACATATGCGCATTCCACTCCAGAACACACGAGGCTACGTCGAAAGAGATAGTGCTAATGGTTGGCTTTCAAGCAAGCGGAAAAAGCACATTCGTTCGTCGAGCGTTTCCAAACTACACGGTTGTGAGCAGAGATAGGGATAAGAGCACACTCTCAAAAGACATGACTAAGACGAAAAAGAGCATCGCTAACGGGGTGAATGTAGTGGTGGATAACACTAATCTCGATCTGAAGACGAGAGAGACATACTACGAACTGGGACTAAAACTGGGAGTGAACGTAAGAGTGTTCTATATGGACGTACCATTCGATCTGTGTATGAAGTTTCTACGATACTTTAGAATGGAGACTAATACCGGTCCGTACATTCCAGACGTAGCTATGTACACTGCGAGAAAGAGATTCGTTATACCATCGATAGATGAGGGGTGCTCATCTATAGAGATCGTAGGATTCCTACCTCCTGTGAATATGCGCGAGTTCGATATGCACTTTCCGTACGGAAAGTTTTAGAGGTTTGGAGGGAGCATACGTTTTCGATCGTGCTCTGCGTCCTCGAGCTTCGCTCCTTTCGTTATGATCGTAGCACCCCGTTTGCGGTACCACTTAGCTCTGAGCTCCCAGTGTTTTTCGAACGTCGGAAACGCGTCTACCAGATCGACGACGACGTTCTGATCGTTGCGAACACGTCCTTCATTCTGCCGAACATCTTTTGAGTCAGTGGTCAGTATGAGCATCGTGAGCCTCATATCGTTAAACCCTTCTCCCGCTTTTTGCCTCGTAGTTAGTAGGATTCGAAAGTCGCTAGATAGATCCGCCTTCTTCATACTCTCTATGAAGAACTCGACGTGTTCGTGGTAAGTATCGGTTAGTATCTGTGCGACACCATGCAACTCTTCTTTACGTTTTGAGATGATGGCTATACACTCGTTTGGGTATGAGTGTGCTATATCTGCGATCAGACGCTGTCGTTGCGGGTTCGTTGCCAGCGAGCCGATGACGTTCGTCCAGTCCAGCATTCCTTTATAGTTCTGCCGTATATCTGGAACGAACCCAGTTAAGTACTTCACTACTGTGAAAACCTTCACCTCTTCTCTGACTATGTAGTCTGATCTTTTACCAAAGAACGGTACGAACAGTTTGTCTAATCCATCCGCTCGGTCTGGTGTAGCACTGAGGCCAATCAGATACTTCGGATGAAAGCACATTAGCGCTTTAGAGAACTCTGTAGCCATGATGTTATGACACTCGTCCACGATTAGTGTCCCTACAGAGTTGAATATGTTAGGATTGTGAGCATGAGCATTAATGGCTTTCACAATGCCACAGATGTATATGTCGGCCGACGCGTCCAACTCAAGATTCTTCGATCCTTTCACTAACGTTTGCACAGATAGCGACGTGAACCGTTCTATTTCGTCCTTCCACTGTGCGCAGAGTTCTTTCTGTTTACACAGTACGAGCGTCTTCAGTCCCAGATCGCATGCGATCTTAATTGCTGTTATGCTCTTTCCGAATCCTGTGAACAGCGACAGAAGACACGAGTGATTCCGTCGTAGCATGTCTAATGCTGCTCTTGCCACAACGTCCTGATCTCTATGACGTGAATCCGAACTCTCTGTGAACAGTGACGCTGTAAACTCTCCATCAATCGGTCTGAATGTTCGTGTTGGCAGATCGTCGAGCCCTATGTGCATGAACATTCTTATAGGGAGTGTGATCTCTCCAGTATCGCGGTGTACGTCAAACGTGAATGTGGTCGGAGGTTTTGGAACATACTGCGTCGGTTTTGCATGCGCCTGGCACAGTTTCTTTATCACTTCTTTATCTTTCGCGGACAGTCTCGATAGTGGATAAGAGAACGACATACTACGTACTACTGTACTACGTACTACTGTACTGTACAGTGTATAGTAATCAGAATTTGCATCTACCAGATGTGTAGCCAGTGGCCTTTTTCAGAGTGAACTTTGTCAGATCGTTCTTGAGGTCGCATCGTTTGGTTGTGGTGTTATACGTCCACGCCGTGTTCTTTCCAGTCTTGCAGAGTTCCATACACGCTGTAGCATCCGCGATATTAGGAACGTGAGACACATCACAGGTGTTAACACCATTCACCACACACCCCGCGTTGGATGCATACACATACCCCACCATCATTCTGTACGAGTTCCTATACACAACGATCGCGAACACTGTGATAACAGCGATGGCGCACAGTCCTATCACGATCGGTACTACCGGAGACGACTTCCGTTGCATTATCTATACTAAAGATATTTCGTCGCGAAATATCTTTTCATGATTATTTATACAGTCTTTCCTCTGTTCCAACGGTACACATCCATGATGTAGGTACCACCCATACCACCGACACACGCCGTTGCGGCTCCATACTTTTTGAAGCCATCAGCGTTTTCGTTTCCGACCCAACACTCTCCTCCGAACTGGATGATGAACGTGTAAGCGTTGGCCGCCTTGGCCGCGGCAGCACACTCGTCGACTGTCTTAAACACACCCAGCTTGGTCGGGAAAACGCGGTTAGGAGCGGCCTTGCTATTCCAGCACCCCAGATGTGTGTACTTAGTGTAGTCAGGCAGTGTCTTATTACGCTGTACGATCGCAAACACAACGAGGAACACGACGACCGCGGCTACGACTACTGCCACGATCGGTATCATGCGCGACGACTTCCGTTGCATTATACTACGATGTGATATATTTTCCGTTATATTTAACTCATGATCGTTTCCTCGTTAGCGATATTAAACTCTCTGCCACGCGTTAGCATCTCGTACTTCATTTTACCGAATTCGCTAAAGTACGCGTTGTCGTTGTAGCCATCTGATGCGTTGTAGTCGGACACCGTACGAGCCCATGGCGACGGCTGGTTGGGGTTGATGTAGATGTCTCCCCGGTACTTATCCGACGCGGCGTATAGTCTACCTTGTAGTATCACTCTTGGGGCTGGACGGTGGATATACGTCTTGGGATCTGTCACGTCCTTGTCGTATATAGTAGCACTCGCTCCCATCTTTGGTAGTAGGTCTGCAGTGTTAACGACACCAGTGTTGCTCGTGTCGACAGGCAGATCCGACGACCCTACGAGTTCGTAGTCTCTGCTAACTACGTTCGGATCTTTGAGCCTCAGATCTACACCATTTGGAGCGGGTATAACAGGAGAGTATGCCCATCCAAACTTCTCTTTTCGGCTCATGAGCAGTGCGATGATTGTGATTATAACAGCGGCACCCACCACTATCGCGGCTATAGTGTTTGACTTCTTCGACATTATATTTAGCTCGGTATAGATTTATTTAAAAAAACGGAGGATGAATGATACACTCTTAAAAAGATGAGCATCGTAGATTAACATGGGGACGATTCAGATACACGAGTTCGATATAACAAAGATGCCGCGCAGTTGTACATGGTTTGTGATCGGACCACCCGGTACTGGCAAGTCGCGCTTCATAGCCGACATGGCATACTACACCAAACACATATATCCTGTGGCTAGAGTGTTCTCCGAGACGGAAGACAGTAACACGTTCTTTGGTGGCGGAGGAAGTGGTGGTATCTTTCCACCACTATTCGTGTCCGAAGACTACTCCGAAGAAGCAGAGCGAAATCACGTACTGAGACAGAAGCTCTGTAAGCAGGATAGTGATTGCGAGAACGGATCGGCGCTTAACATACTAGACGACTGCAGTAAAGATCCGAAGATATACAGATCTATCCTCGTGCAGAATCTGTTTAAGAACGGTAGTCGACACTGGGATCAGCTATGCATGGTTGGATTGCAGTATGCTATAGATGTGATGCCAGTGATACGAAAGTGCGTGTCGTATGTTGCTCTTCTCCGAGAGGCTGAGGTGAACGAACGTGAGAAGCTGTATAAGAACTTCGGTGGCTTGGCAGGCTCGTTTAAGAACTTCTGCGACCTTATGGATCAACTCACAGATGACCACACTGCTCTGATCATAAACAAGCGATCGCAGAGCAACGATCCAGCAGAGTGCTTCTTCTACTACAAAGCCGAGATTCACGAAGACGATAATGGCAAGCCGAACTGGAAGTTCGGCTGTAATGAGTACTGGGAGTGGTCGAAGAAGCGATACAACAAGGGATATCAGGGGCGTGTCATCGCGTGATATCCCTTGACGTATCAGGGACGTGTCATCTCCCTAATGCGATATGGATGCAAAAAATAACGAATTAATACTAAGAGTTATTTATAATGTCTGGTTCCGATTTCTACGTAGACGTGAAGAAAAACCTACTAAATGTGAAGGTAGATCCGACTAACGCTGACAGGGTGTTCTCAGATACGAGAGTTTTCATGACTGATAAGTCGGCATGCCCGATACCCACCACGTACGATATCTATGGGCGTATGGCCGCCCCAATAACTCTAGACCGTCGTGGAGGCAAGGGTTGTAACTCACTGGATCCTGTATGGAACGTGCAACAGGTGATCGCTAACGAGAACGCCATGCGTCCAGTCGTGCAGATGAACTATGTTCCTGGTAGATACGACACTATGGGAATGGGTCGTAATAGCAATGGCTCGTTGGGCGGGTTTAATGGCGAAGGATCGTGGCTTATGACGTCACCTAGCCAGATGCCATCCGCGAGTTGTGGGTGTGCATCACCGAGCCAACCAATGAGAAACGTCTCGAAGACAAATGCGCAAGCGATGTCGCGTGTGGTGTATCAGGGGTAAATAATAACTGATCATATAAGACACACATATCGTGTGTCTTATAGAGTAGTACTGTTCGTATGGCGGGTACAAAACACACTTGGGCTCATGGGCATAGCAAGGGGGACGTGTTTTGTGTGCTGCTCATGTTTGGATGCATGATTCTATCGGTCGTACTGTGTCTAATCTTTTTGTAGTGCAACAACCGATGGTCACTGCATATACTATTTTGATCTATACATACAATATATTATATGTATATATATTGCGTTCCTGCGAACACAGAAGTGATGGATCGCGCACGCAAGATCGAGAGTATGTTGGCCGCCAACAAGCCGGTTGAGTCGTTCACGAGTGTGCTGTCGCTGTCCAAACTTCTTACCGTGAAAGACGCGCCATCCAATGTGCACGAGCTCATGCTGCAGTACGGAGCGCAGTATGGACGACTGGACGTCATGAAACTCGCGACGGACAACGACGCAGAGGCGTACGAGAAAGCGATCGGTATCGCCGCGACGTGCGGACACCCATCCATCATCGACTACTTTGCGGAGGTCTGTCAAGACTACATTCGTGCAGACATGTGGGATGATCTTCGCATCAAGGCTCACGACGGTCTAGTCACACTCATCGATGGAGAGCCGGGTGAGTTGAAGATGGCTGGAGCGTCTGCTGAGAAGAGCGATTACGAAGAGATTATCTCGATGGCGTATCTGCGAATCGCGCAGATAAACGAACGCGACGCTATCGAGACGGATGACGTGGACTACTAAACACCTTACGGTGTACACACCCTTTAACCCTATCGTTAAAGGGTGTGTACACCGTAAGGTGTTTAATAAAATCGGTGACTACATATTATTTGATCGTGATCTATAGCGATCGCTGATATATACAGCGCCACTACACAGTGCACGAATCGCGAAGAGATGACTACCTTTACGGAGAGGCTGTTTGCGATGCTCGAGTCGGAAGAGTTCACGGACGATGTTCGTGATGAACTGATGCGGCGGCTGAACCCACCGCAGAAGATGAAGGCGGTCGTAGTTTCCAACTACTCCGTTCGCGACGACGGGAGTGAGAAGTCGTTCCTCGTGGTGTACAACGACACATTGGCCGCGCTTCGTACCAAACTTGAAGAGCGCGGAAAGTATGGGTCGTCGTACTCTGTTGGCGACGAGAAGGTCAGCGGGTGGATCTTTGGCTCACGCGCGCGCACTCGCATGATGGATCTGTTCGAGCGCAATGAAGTAGAGGTTTTCGACGAATAAACAGCACCACACTATACGCACACAAATCCCATACGCACACTGCGTATGGGAATACACCCATTATAACTCCGTTCCGCTATAGCGACGTGTGTTTTTGGGCAACCCCGTGTGAGGGTTGCCCTGTTTGTGTTTTGTTGTGTTTATGTTGTGTTTATGTTTATGTTTGTTGTTTCGCTACACCGTCGCCTACTTCGCCTTGCGCTTCACCACCTTCTTCACCACGGCCTTGCGCTTCACCACCACCACCGGCTCCTCAGCCTCAGCCTCAACCTCAGCCTCAACCTCAGCCTCAGCAGCGTTCGCCTTGATCGCTTCCACGAACTCAGCAAGCTTCGCCGCGGAAATGTGAGCCAGGTGCAGCTCATCGTCGATTTCGTACTTGGCGCGCATCTTCGCGCCATCGCCATGGTAGCGGTGTGTGCTGATGTTGTAGAGCACAACAGCCTTCGTCTCCCCACTGCGCTTGATCGCTTGCGCGCTGCGTAGCGCGTACTCCACCGCAAGCTCGGCGTCATCCATGGACGCCATGGACTTACTCGTCTTGCCACTGGTGGCGAACCCGGCAGCCGCCATGCGCTTGTTGTAGTCCGCGCGCAAGCGCTTCGCCTCATCCTCGTACGGCTTCTTCTCATCATCGCCCAACTC